TGTCCATTGACTTCCAGCGGAGTATCAAACGCTAGCACATGGGAACCTCTAGCGTTAGTCTCTGCCGCCAGAAGATAGGGCTCCAATTCCTTCTTCAACTGCTCTTGCTGAGCCTTCTTCTGCTCAATTTCTTTCTTGAGCAATAAATAGGCTGCGGTTTTAGTTTTAATAGAGATATTAGACACCATATTTAATTGCCTTTACTGTGAAATCGTATGTGCCTGTGCGAATCTTGGACTCCACATACTTGGCTAGTCTGTTCACGTCATCAAAATCAATAGTGGCGTTCTGTAGTGGATTAGAGAACACTACTTGAAAATGATGGTCTGGACGAACTCTGAAAGTTACTGGACCAGTAATATTAGCCAGATTTATATAGTTGATAGATCTCCAAACTTCAGTGCCTACTGCACAAAACTGCACATTACTATTAAATAATCGTGTAGTTATATCTGGGGTTTTGTCCACAACCTTTATACTTACATTTTGACCATCAGAAAGCATTTTGGAAGCTCGTTCCATAGCTTTAGTCTTAGTCATGAATCTTTCTGTAAAATTTTCTCCGGAACCGCTGGCTAATACCTCAAACTGATCTACCGGTGTCACTCTAAACTGTGTACCAGAAGAGAACACCGTAGTTGTCCAGAAAAGGGGCATGTCTTGCCAGTCTTCATAGGGCTCCTCATTAAATGCGACAAAAGTATTTCTACGGGAGCGAAACTGTATTCCTTCAAAGGCGTTTGTCATTTATTCTCCAAATAGTTTTCCAAAAACTTCGTCAAGCTCTTGGCATCATTAGTTACTTTACCATGCACGTCTGACATTCCAGTCAGTACTGCGTTGGCTACTCTGGCTTTGTATTTGAGTCTTGTGAGTTGGTATTCTTCGATGGACCCGCTGACAATGAGATTGTCGATGTAGACTTTCCGGAATTTAGACGAAGCTCGCACGTGTCGTCCATTTCTTTGTTTGAACGCTCCCGAAGAGTTCGGTAAGTCATAGTTAAGAAGGTGGCTAGCGCACCACAAATCCACTCCATATCCTCCTGCGTCTGAGGATAGGAAAAGTCTAGTGTCAGGGTCGTTTGTAAATCGAAATATTGCTTCTCCTCGTTGTTTTCCATTTAAGTCTCCAGTAAATAGGACAGGATTATAGGTAGATAGGCGGTCTCTCAACAATGGGAGAACGCCTTTAAATCGAGCAAAGACAATTACCTTATGTTCGGGATCAGCCGCCATGTATTCTTCTACCAGCTCCACACAGGCACTCAGTTTGGCCCCGTGAGTGCCGCTAGGAGACAGTCTGCCAGCTTCTAAGAGCTGAGAGGCATACCGACTACCCATAGGATTTTCTGGGTCGTTGTAGGCCCGTGCAGAGGCTTCTAAGAGGGATGGATCATCTAGTAAGAGCTGACAGGCGAGAAGACGGGAGGTAATCTTACCCAGTCCTGTGCTGTCAATATTGGAATCTCGCTCACCTGAATAGTAGCTAGCAAGTTCTCTACTCGCTTGCGGATCTGCGGATCTAAGTTCTCCATAAAGTTCTCGGGCAATTTGTTTATAGATTTTTGCGGTAACATCATCCATCTCCACATAGCAATTGTATTCTTCAACGGTTGGCATGAATTCTGCCACATCAGGATCAGTTCTTCTCTTTGATATACAGGCATCCATTAACCTGTTATTTAATTCGGGCATATTCTTATAACCTGTAATGATGTTATAAGAATTACGAGTAATATAATTACTTTCGAACTCTCTCCAATTACCTAATACCGAATCATCTATCCATTGCATAATAGAAAATAGTTCTTCCGCCTTACCATTCTCTACTGGTTCAGCAGTTAAACCTATGCGATACCTAGATTTTATTTTCTTAATGGCTTTAGTTTGTTGAGTACCGAAGTTCTTTATGTTCGTTACTTCGTCCACAAGAACAAGATCTGGATTCAGCTTTTGTATGAACGGCATATCCGAGACTGCTTGACGTAAACCCATAATCATATAATCGGGAGGCGCTGACAAAATTTCTTCGTAGATACTCAATCGTTTCTTCGGTAAGGTAGAGCCGTCTACTATCCTCACAGAGGAATCCGTAAATTCCTGAATTTTCTGTTCCCACTGCTTTGTCAGGCTGCTGCTCATAATCAGAAGTGCACATTTAATCTTCCCTGCCTCTCTTAATTCTTCTATAGCCGCAATAGATACGATTGTTTTCCCTGTACCTAAGTCCAACGCAAGCAAAGCCCTCTCACGTTGTGTGATGAGGGCTTTTGCCTGTTCTTGGTATCGCCTTAATTCTCCGGTAAAAGTCATGGTCGAAACGATATCATATTTCTTGCTGTTTGAATAGCTGTGTGGATATCTTCATCTGTTACTCCCTCAGTACCAAGATCCTTGGCCCAAGGAATGTGTGAATAGTTTATAAATTTAATTCTTCTACCACTACGAAGATATCTATTACGCAAATCCCACATCTTTTTTAATCCGGCTTCATCATTATCTAGAGCAAATATTACCTCTTCTGCTCTATCAAATAGCATATCCAATTGAGCATCAGATACATTTACACCGAAAGAAGAAAGTCCACCATACACGCCAGCAGCATAAAGCCGCAGACAATCAAGCGGACTTTCCAAGAGGATTGCGGTCTTACTCTGGAAAGATTCAATTCCAAATAGCGTTTCTGATTTTCTAACTCTTGTGGGTTTATTACAGAACCAACCTTTCCCTTTTTCCTGGAGTCCCCATAGTTGCCCAGTTTCTGGACTACGTATGGGGAGAATCCAGTTATCTTCTTTAGAATCCCATAGGACGCCGTAATGTTCTACCGCTCCCGAAGAAACTCCTCGTGCCAGTCGTGCGGAGTCTGGCGGATCAGTGAAGAACGCCAGTCGAGCTTCATTCCAGGGTTGTATCCCCGAGTCTCCTTGGAGATGTGAAGCCCTCCTCGCGGAATCAGCCAGAATTCGTCGTAATCGTTGGACTCCACCACGACTACGGACCCACTGCTCTGCGTCATGCCGATCATATCCTTTGACCTCCTGGACTAGGTAAACGAATGAACCACGAAAACCACAACTAAAGCAACTATGTTGCCCTGTTTCTAGATTGACAGACCATTTGTCCGGACGTACATTCTTGCGCCCAACGCGAGAGTAATGTCCCGGACAAATGGCCCAAGCTTCATAAGAAGTAGTTCGGATGATATCGATTTCCAAATCCTCTAAACAGCTTAATACATCCGAAGGAATCGGAGTACCAGACCATCCTTTAGAAATTGTTATCGAATTCTTCCTCATCCGCTAACTCCCTGTCGATAGCATCGTCCATATCGAAATCTTCCAGCTCTACAAACTGGCCAGTATCGTAGTCAAACAGTAGCACGATCTCACAAGGAGCGCAAGAACGGGAAAGAAGAATCTTAACCTTTCGCATGCGATTATCTTCAGTACGCTCAATGCCGATTACAGTATTGGAATACTGAATAAATGCACGGCTACCCATGATGGAATCGTTGTTAAGAACTTCGCCCTTAGTACGTGCTGGTGTGGACTGCGTTACAGCCAGCACACAGATACTACGTCGCATGGCCAAGAACTTCAACCCTGACACGATATTGGCAAGGGCCATGGCACTGCCACGATCCGCACCATTTTCGTCCTCCATCATATATACACCATCAACAATGACGATATCGGGTTTGATGACATCGATCTTTGCACCAATGGCTGTGACAGTCATACAGTCTTCAGAGATAGTCATAGGAGGCAAATTCTCAGTTATGTGAACTGCCTCTTGTAGTTTCCGCCAATTGTCATCATCAATATTTCCACTGTTAAGAAGGTTGTCATTGAAGCCCGCGCGATAGGCATCAAGCCTACGCTCTTGTTCCTCTACAGTCTGTTCGTACGTGAGATACAGTACACGCTTTCCTGATTCCTGTACAGACATGGCGATACGCATAGCCAGCGTGGATTTACTAGCCTTGGCCAGACCTGTCAAAGTAACAAGCTGACCGGGTTGAAGGCCCTGTGTGGCTCTGTCGATCGTTGGAAAACCGGTGGGGACACCGACTAGGGTACCTGGGTTGTTCTTCCGTTCTAGGTACCGTGCAAGCCTCTCATCACCGTTCTTTGAGACATCCACGTCGCGGCTATTAGGAATTGCTGTATGTACCTTGGAGACAGTGATACCGAGAAAGTTTACCGCAGCATCAATGTCCCCTTCCTCAAATGCATCGTTGAATTTATCAAGATTCTCTGATAGAACTCCCGCAATATACTGGCGTTCCAATCTTCTCTTGATATCTATCCAGGATTCCGGAACTTCTACAAGAGAGATCCTAGGACAGTCAGACAGGAATACTCTGAGAGTAGGTACTGATCCAATGTCTGCATAGTATTTACGAATATACTCAAAAGCATTTCTATAATCTGGATCATTGAGAAAGTAAGGAGGAACGTCTGCGACCTCTGTCAGATTTCCATCCTGAATAATCTTAGAAACAAACAATTTCTCAACATTGAATGTGGTCGCCAAAATGCCTCCTAAGCCAGTAAGTTAATGAGATTGAACTGATCTGATGCACAGTATCTCCCCTTGCTGCCCCACAGTAGCACATGCTTTGGATCAGGATCCAGCACGGCAAGGATGGCAGGATCATAGGTAAGATCTGCTAATAGCAATTCTGTGTCGTAATAGTGTACGTCTCCGAATAAGAGACTACGGCTATTTAATTTGTCCCGAATAGCAGAAACAAAACCGGGATCTATAAAGGTAATAACATCCACCCTAAAGTGTTGTCTCCAATATAAATCCCGTAATCCCTGTGAAGTTTTGATATTCAATTGATAATAGTCTATTGCCTGCTCCCATTTCTTCCTTTTCCGCGCCAACAATTCTGCGGTTCGGTCTTTGGCATTAGGCAATAGACCTATTAAATTTTCGAATACCACATATACACGTGGAAGAGTTTCTGAACTTAACTCTCCTTTAAGCAAAAGGATCTACTCCGTCAGGTGATTGAGCAAGACGTTCAGCAAAACCAGCGACTTCCTGCTCTATAAGATCGTCGTCCAAAAGCTCAAAGGGGAGTCCATCAAACGCGGAACGAACATCCTCTTCCAGCTCAGGAGTCCAATCACCTTCAAAAGGATCGGGCATTGGTGCCGTACTCATTTTAATCTCCTAAATATATAAAATCTCTTCGTAGGTACCATTACAGCAACCGTCACATCCGTGTACCCCCATGCCATGTGCGCCCTGTCTTGCGTAGAAGGCTACACTATCAGGATCTCCGTGTCCAATACGGTGAGAGCATATTCTCTCTATCAGACCGTACTTATACGGATCGGAACGAATAATAATAGACGCATCTTTTAGTGGATGATCTGAAGGATTGTGAATAGTACAATTCTCTCCTATACACGCCTCTTTCTTATGTATATTCCATACTACATTGGCATCATCCGTGAATTTGTCATAAGACCATCGCTTGTTCTGTCTTAGTTTAGTCATCTTTTGCCATCTCTGCTGCCACTATAGCTTTAGTCAAGTCACTATCCTTGAACAAACAACTATCGCGTAAAGCATAGGAAATAGTACTTAGTTCTGCTGGAGTAAGTGTAATTACAATTTCCTTTGGAGGAATAGGTACTATATTATGCCATTCATATTTCATATTTCAATTCCTCTACAGTCAAAGTCAATAGTAAGTACACACGCATAAGAATTACAGAAGTATCCTTGATAGTCAATATCAATTCTCTTAGTCAGTCTATTACATATAAAACAGGGTGCAGGAAACTTCTCTAAGGGATGAGGCGGAATCATTCCGCTGGGATCCATCCAGGTATATCCATATTCATCAACGAAAGGATATACCTGATCATCTATAGTCAATTAAATCACTGTAGTCTCTACGTATACATAGTCTTTGGCCTTCATATTAATTACTCTATGGGCCTTCCCAGTATTCTTGGCACACAGTTTGGCCTCTTTAGCGGCGGTCTTCTTAGTGGTCCAATCTACATCTTTCCAAATACCCTCATCGAATATCTGGAGCATATAAATATCGTCTTCGTTATGTGCCATTAGAAATTTCCCTCCGCAACTTGAAGCACCGGAATTTCCAGCTTACGCATACGACGCACTACACGGTTACGATCATCAAGCATCATATCCACACGGTACTGGTTACGAATATGTTCGTCAAACAGATCCTGCTTGATATCTGCATCATTGTCCTGAAGTCTGTCAGCCGGACGCATGTACAAGGCATCAAACAGAATATCCCTGTCCTTCAACCAACTCACAGTATCTGCACGCACACTATCAATGTCTGGACGTCCAGACAGAAGGATGATTACATAATCCTTCTCGCTATACATGCGAACAAGCTTCGCAATGTGCTGGTGCACCCCATCGAGTGCAACACGGCTGTAGTCATAAGGACTACGGCTGTCATGTCGTGCCAGAGTACCATCAATATCTACTAGGAGGGCCTTAGGTGTGCCCGGGATAGCCGCATAAGGAGCAGATAGAGTAACATCGTTCATCCACGCTTCGGTCAACTTCCATTTCGAATTCTTCATACGATTAGCCATCTTCTTAATAACTTCGGAGCCTACATAGGGTAGGCCCTTCTCCATACGCAGAACATCTCGGGTAAGACAAGCCTGTAAAAGCACGTGGCTGAAATCCTTAACACGAAAATTGACTTCACCATCAAAGAGACGCTTAATACGCTTAGGCATCTTCTGTTCAATATGCGTATTGTCCACAATTACATCATGGCCACCAGCAACGGCCGAAAGAATAGCCGTATCCTGAACCTTAAGAGCAGTTTCCTCCAGCTCCTTACTCCAGCCAAGACCAGTACCGCTACTGAAACCGAAGCCTAACATGTCACGAATATCATCCATGTTTACTCGAACGAAATTGGCGGAAGGATCTATTGTCTGCTCTCCGTCCTTCCAGTGTCCGACCATACGCTTAGCCCACGTACTTTTACCGCTTGCTGGAAGTCCTCTGGTCAACCAGATTTCCGTCATTGCTTTCCTCTCAATTAGATTTTCTAAAACTCTTTACAATATTCTCAATTGAATTCCTATTAGGAGATTCAGGAAGAACAGTAATTGCATTATTCCACTTGATTTCAAATTCTTCTAGAACTGAACGACCATATCTAGGATCAGCAGCTACCTTCTCTCCAAACTCATGGTACATAGCAGGATCGACTACCTTGATAGGCAACTCCCCTTCTGTATACAGAGTGTACCCCTGATTGAGGAGCCTGAGCAAGTGTCTGGCATGCTTCTTCGTGCGCTTCTTCAGGTCAGATCCGAAGTCTCCTCGGTCCTCTAGCCTAGTCAGTTGAGACTTAGCATAGCCTAGGTACGCATCCTTGACAAGTTGGGCAGACAGGAAGTTCTTTGCCATCATACGCAAAAGAATTCCTTCTGGAGTATGAAGCGTAATAAGCTCTTCCGGAATCCATAAGAGTTCTGTGATTGTAGGGTTGCACTTCAATGCAAGACGACAGAACTTACCCAGCTCATGTAAAGTTCTATCTGGATTAGTTGTAACTATAGAAAAATCCTTTTCGGTCCACAACTTAAGTCCATAGAAATCTTCTGTAGGCTGGATATAAATTCCTAGTTTGTCAATGTCGGATTCTGGAGTGGCAAGCCCGTAAGCGGTAGATCCTACAATACCCTCAAGAATTATCTGGTTCATCTGCACTCCATTCAAAGAAATTCTTTATATAAATTACTGCGTAGACTATACAAACAATAATAAAACTGTACTGTGCTGTGAAGAAAGCATAGACAATCCACAGCAATTGATAGAGTGTGCCTAATGCCCAACCCCACCGGTTCTTCTTTCCTGATATGTATACTCCGACAATACCTATTGCTGCAAGTATCCAACTCAGTATTTCCATATTCCTCCTTTGTAAGATAAATTCAAAAGGGCCTACAGATTACTGTAAACCCCATTGAGTTGACCTTATTCGGCTGCCGCAGAATTGTATCCGCTCTCATAGCCGTCTTCGTAACCAGAATCATAACCATCAGATCGGCCATTCTCATAATCATATTCATGATCTTGCTCTGCTGAATCGTAACCTGCCTCATGAGAAACATCCAGCGCCGTTTCAATTAGGTCTGCCAAAGCCTCATCAAGACTGTCATAAGTGGAAGGCCAAACAATTGAGTACTCCTTCACCAATGCCCGAATATCCGCAACTACGTTCCATCGATCCACCATTAGAACTCCTTATCCGCATTGTATTTGATTTCAAACTCGTCAAGTAGATCACTTACTGTACTAGCAGAACTCTCAAAATCCTCATAGAGTTCAGCCATGTCCGCCCAAGCTTCCTTAAGCTCATCGGGAACATCATAGTCTTCAACATCTCGCATACCGTAGTCTAGTACTCCGGCAATGCCGCCTTCCCATTCGATCTTTCCTAAAAGATCATAAATATTATAAGATTCTTGCATACTATTTCCTAGTCTTTCTGGTATCTGGACCCAATAGCGGGTAAGTTTCAAAAGCATCGTGACGAAAACTCTCAAAAGAATCTCCGTATACTCCACGCATCATATCAGGATCAATATTGGTGGTAACAATAGTAGGTCGAGCCGCTTCATACCTTACACGAAGAAGCTCGTGTAGGGAACTTTCCGTAAAACCAGAGGCAGTACGATGCTCTTGTCCAATATCATCTAGAACCAAGGCATGGGACAACTCTGCAAGTTTCAACATACGCCTGGCAATTCCAGTACGCTCTGTCTCTTCCTTTGTAAAAGTATCAGTAAGTGCCCGTTTCCAATCAGAGAAACGAATGTAATAAATACGATATGAAGGACTAAGATATTGAATTTCTGTAAGGACATTGGCAGCCAATGTCGACTTACGTGTACCATTTCGGCCAAAGAACATCATGCCCTTACCGATGTTATCTCGGTTATTAGGAAAAGAACCTACACTTGCTCGTTTAGCAGAAACGTAATGATCGGTGAAATTATCTACAAATACTTGAGCGGCTTGACTAGCCATTACTCCCGTACGATGCGACTTGCCTTCACTGGTTACGACAGGTTCATAATTAGCTAGTCGCATCCCTCTGAGCTTAATGGGAATATTGGCCTGGTCCCATCTTCCTACATAGAAATCATCAGGCATAAGCGTACTACTCACCATACTTTTTCTCCCACTCCTCTTCCATAAGATCCCACTTATCTTTGGATGGAACTTCTTTCAAGGAAGTAGCTATCCTTTCAGCATTGTACAAGAAGTCCTGCCAACCAGGGTTCTTTCCTCGGAAGTTCTCCTCCGCTATGTAACAGTTGATCATTGTCCTGACTGTATCAGAGTCTGTATGCATCTTCCACTTGGCTAGAGCGCCTGCCAGAGCCCTTAGATTGACCATGCCGAACCCACTATACCAAGCGGCTGCGAATAACTTGTCCTGAAAATACTTGGCTAAATGATTTGAGTTATAAGACGCCTTTATGGGAACCTCCGGCTCTTCTGGAGATCCCCATAAGTCGTCCCATATATTTTGGGCTGTCATTTACTTATCCAACATGACGAATACGAAGTTCGATATCAGTAGGAAGTTCTCCATCATGCAATTGATAGATTCCCTTGCAAATGAAATCCCAAGTGTAAGAAACATTGGGTTCCCCAAAAGTTTCCTGGCAATCCTGTTCAGCACAGAACTTAGCGTAACCAAAATCATTGTATAGAAAATTACCTACCCAAGTAGGGTAATTGACATGAATAATTTCGTATACCCAGTTATTGGTCATGCATTTCCCAAATCATAAACTAGCTTCCGCATGCGCGCCAGAGTATCAGAGATAGTATTGCGGAGATTATCGTTCTCTGCTTCAACACTTTCTAGATACTCGTTATTAGTATCTCCGTTAGCCGCTTCATAAAGTTTACGGTACTCGTCGTCTGCTAGAAAATAACCGGACTCGCCGTCAATGGCCATAGGCGTATAAACTACGTTCACTTGTTGTTCTCCTTTTCAATAAGAATTTCAATGTAATGCTTAGCCTTTTCCAAGTCCTCTACGCCATTCTTCTTCCTCCAACGCAAGAGATACTTTACCGCAGATCCTTCGTAGAAATTAAGGCCAAAAATATCAATCACATCAAAGGGTTGCATACTTGCCCCCAGACAGTGATCTCCGCCTACCTGTTTAGGCTTCTTAAAGTCTTCCATTATTTATCCTTGGGAAATAGGAGTTTACGCATATCTTCATTATGCGTACGTTGAAGCCGTTTGCGCTGCTTAGGAGTCACCTTGAATCCCCACCCAGGGAGTTTCTTAGTGGCCCCCTTTTGCTTACGATAAACTTCGGCTTTTCTATAAGACTTAAAAGGATGCATTAGTTTTCCAAATATTGACGACAACGAGAGCATCCAAAATAAGTATGGTCTGCTCCACAATCACATTCTTCGTTGCCTTTTTGAAATAAAAGTGTAGGAACTCTATGTCCAAACAGTTTACAAAACCAATAGGGCCAATCCATTATTGCCCCAGGATTCGAGTAAATGCCTTAGTAATCAAATTAATTCCCTCAGCCAAATCTGTAAGATCCTTCTTACTTACCAGGATCTTATCCGAATCACCCCAGATGTTGTCTTCTGCCTGCTTCTTCGTAGGAGTAATCTCTGCAAATTCACTGAAACCTTCAAGAGGAGTATCCTTAGTGATCTTCTGGTCATGGATAGGATTCCCTGGAAGAGGCTCACGGAAAGGATTAGGACCAATCTTCGTGAACTCAGTATCTGCAACCTCTACGACAGTGCCTACAGGAAGGTCTTGAAGGGGCTTCTCAGACTCCTTCAGAGTAGTAGGAGTACTAGGAGTCGTAGTCTTCTTAGCAGCTCGCTTACGAGGCGCTGAAGCCTTCTTTGTAGCAGGCTTTGTATCCTGGTCAAGAGAGGCAACAGCATCTTTCTGCGCTTCCTCCAAAAGGAACTTCTCTCGGGCCGCTCCTTCTACCATAATAGATTCCTCAGACTGATAACCATCAAAGGAATCAATCATTCCCTCAGAAAGATTGAATACCGGAAGGAGATTAATCTTCTTTGCCTCAGTAATGAATTCCATATCTTCATCCATATCAGAAGCAAAGATAGAAATAACGGCTACTTCATTTCCATTCTGCCAAGCATCTGTAAGAAGTTCCAGAGAAACGTCAATGGATTCTTTAAAGGTCGTGACCTGCTTAGTGTTAGTAGCTTTGGAGATAATCTTGTTACCGCGCTTTGGCATAACCACAGCATGGAAAGGGTCTCCCTCAGGGTCTCCCCACTGAAAGAAATATTCTCCCCATTCAATGAAGTTCTCCATTCCCTTACCCATAAGCTCAGTAAAGGGAATAATTACCTGTACATTCCTTTCATCCTTCCCCCTAAGAATCCACTCGGTGAGGTTATCTTGAATATTCTGTACCGTGCTGTTGCCGGAACCAGTTACGAGAATCGTAAGGTCCGTGCTAAAATCCCGAGTCAAACTTTCCTCCTAAGTATGTGTCGTGCTTGATGAAAGAACAGTACCAACCTCCTCAGTACCTGTCAAGGAGGTGGAGGCATGTTAGTTCGCTTCTTGGTTCGCGGAGTTTGTGTATGAGAAGTTCCGCTACCCAGAGACTGTAGCAGCATCACAGCTCCAGCAACAGACAGGACAACACTGACTGGAGAAGGTATGATCATTGCCAGACAAACTATAAAAGGTATTAACAGAAAATGAATACACCAGTCAGGTAGACGAGATAAATATACTTTTATAAATTCCCATATCCATAAAGTAATGAGTGTTGTATAAAGAAAATGCATAGGTCTCCTTGGTTGCTGAGAACAGAATCCTACCACACTTGACAGTCTGTGGTACCTTCTGTATACTTTCTTTTATAATACTTATATAAATAAAAGAAGAGATATATAGATTATCTATATATCTCTTCTTTATGTTTTTTTTATTATGTTATAGGTTGAGCAAACTTAAGATTATAGTACTCTCCTACAGGAAGAACAGAGGCAAGCATATTATTAAGATTTAAGAACTTATCTGTGTAATTCTTATAGTAATAAGATCTACATGCATTAGCTGTTCCATTAGCTTCCCATTTGTAATCCGCTGAAGCAAATCCACCATCAAAGTAACCATTATATGTATCAGTTTCTTCTACCATAAGGGAGTCTACCCAATAAGAAAATGGTGCATGAGAAATATCTGAGAATAAAGTATAGACATAGAAATTATAATCTTGTAATCCTGTTGGTGGAACAGTGTATGTTGTCTGTACTCTGGTCCAATTGCCCTCAGTATTTTCAGGATATAGAACATTAGTAGAGGCCACATCAGTATCTGGTGGACCTAAACCATTAGCATCTGTAACATTCATATAAATGTTAGGACAATTAGCACTTCTTTTTATCCACATACTAATGGTGTAAGTATGTCCTATTTTAAGTCCTTGGACTATAGGATATCTACCAGAACCGGTACTGCTAAGATTTGGTCGAGTAGATGCCCCTAACTTTGCAGTTCCCGGCCCTGTAAAACTTCCGCTGGGTACTGCTATGTCCACTCGCATAGAGCCTAAGGAGTTATAGCCTGTTGTACCATCCCAGGCAATACTTCCGGCATTGGGTGTACCTGAAGTACCCACATTTATTTCCACCCATTGGAAAGTGTTTACATTAAAACCGCTGTTAACAGCGTAGTTAACCCTATCAGCCTTTATGTTTATATTAGAAGTCTTGGGATGTGTGTAATTAGTTCCTATTTCCGTTATAAATAAGGAGGCTCCTGTAATAGAGTGATTACTCATATATACAGTTTCTAATGTTGCACTACTAGGAACTATTACTACAGGTACTACTGCTGCCCACGCTGCTGTAGTAGGAATAATTTTGTCATACACAACACCTGCCTGCCATACCCCTCCACCTGGATGGGTATTTTTATTTGTAATAGTGGAATGTTGATAAGTACTTTCAGACAAAATATTGAAATTTGCATCATAGAATACAAAGCCAGCATACCAACTAGTATTTGCTCGGGTAGTAGACAAGGACACCGAACCAAATAGATTTTCCACACGTAGTGAGGCATTCTGTCTGACAGAAACTAGGGCGGCGGGACTGGGAAAGGCAAAATAAACCAGATCTCCGGCGGCGGTAGTCAAAGGCGTATTATTATTTACTATTTTTCCAGAATACTGACCAGTTAACGCTTTATCTGTACTGCGCGTAACGGAAGCTGTTCCTATGCCAGGGGTATAGCAGCAACTATCAGAGTAAATAAAAGCATTGGTTGATAAACGATTATTCAATCCATCAGTTTGTTCTACCTGAACACTTGTAAGAAGATTAGCCGCATTGTCTACGACATCCTGCACATTGTTATCTATTACGGCATAAGCAGCTGGTTGGAAATAAGAGCCATCTCTATAAGTTGTGGGTGTTGCTATAGGGAATGGAGAATTCTGCCATGCGGATTGTGTCAAGGGGGAAGAACCATTGAATACTGTTACTGATAATTGATTCCAATAATTAAAGATAATAGGGTCTACCGTTTTTGCTACAGAAGTCCAGGAAAAATCGGTTAGCCCGCCTTCAGGAAGACTAGATATTATATTGAATTGGGCTCGGGATCCCGCTACAGCATTAGCGGTGGCAGAAAGAGCATTCAGATTACTTAAAGTGGCTAAGCCATTAGCAGAAGCTGTGGCTCTTCCTGTGCTGGCTAACGCTAAAGTATTTCCTGGAAGATTGATGCTAGATATCAGAGCAATATTTCCAGGAGAATCTAAACCAGTAAATCCAGAGAATATAGTGACGACTACAGAAGAAGCGTCCCATAAATATGTGGCGCTACCTAACTCTGTCCAAGTATATCCATTAGGTGATGTATCAAAATGAAATACTAGACGATCATCATTTCTAATACGCCAATAGGCATGTGCTACTGGATCATAGGTAGGGAGTGCCGGGCTAGCTAATGTGATATTCAAGTCGTTGGATACATAAGCCTTGAATTGATTGTCTGGACCTATAGACATTTCCACATAATTATGAGCATCATGTTTTATTACTAACGCCGTCTGTACAGAACCAGCGCCGACTGGTGCAGGAACTATCTTGGCAAAGAAATAACTGTACTCAATATTGTATAGCGCAGCGCCAACATAACTTGGAGTAGAAGTAGCTTCTACATAAGCCAATCCTGTTATTGGATCTATTCCAAAATTGCCACTATTAGTATTCCATTGAGGATTCAGTAGTGCGGGACTACCACCATATCCTCCGTCACCAAAACCAAAGGCACCAAATCCGTCAGGAAGAAATATGTCCGTCAGAGTATTAGTATTCGGGTTCGCCATTTATAGATCTCCTGTTGCTGAATACTTTTGAATAAGACCAATTTGTCCGGAGATAGCGCCGTTTCCAGTAGAACTTCCTAGCACAGTCAACTTACCATCACCTGTTCTAGCGTACTGAGACACGGTAATAGTATCTCCTACATCTACTACTATTCTCTGTTCTCCTTCAAGACGTGTCCAAGAAGATTGAATTGCATCTACTCCAGCGGTTACCTTTCGTAAACTTTGTCTTGTTACATAGTAGAAATTAGTAGCATTTGTGTATGCAAAAATTATCCCATGAGTTTTGTGTGTGATATCTATGTAGGGGGTAACAAAAGTTACTGCCAGACGTCCGCCTGTTCCTGCCCCGGGATTTATTAGACTATAAATATACGTGGTAGTTCCTGCAAGTGTTTGATTTACAGAAGCCATACCGTAACTAGTACGCCACATATTTGCTGTGGCAGGAGTTGAATCCCAAGACCCATCCAATATTATTACATTAGATTCCGCATTGGCCAAACTTGGCTCAGTAGTAGTATTTAAATCCGCATAATCTAATACGAATCTAGCTGCTATTCCTTGGTATCCCTGGATATATCCAGGATCTACGGCTTCATAATTTCTAATAAGAACGCCGCGCTTATCGTAGAAATTCAGGTAAGAACGTGCTCTGGCAACAGTTGCTACGTTAGTAAGTCTTGCCCATTCCCCTGATACTACTACGGTATTTTGTGCAGGATATAAAGCTGCCCAATAAGTGTTTGAGTAGTAATAACCGGTAGGTTGCTGATTATTGTGATTAAAGGTAGCTCTATAAACAATACCAAGATATTGAACAGTATCTCCGACGGAATACTGCTTTGTAGAATTCCAGTAAGGTAACTGAGGAATGGCTACGCTGTCACGAATATTATTCGGTCTATCCAGCGTTATGTAGTAAAAAGGCTGCCAAAAAGTTTGATTGGTGCCTGGCGCTATGGCTCCATAAGGGGTTCCTGGGCCTGAAGGTTTGGCTGCTCTATAGTAATATCCGTCAGTATTCAATACATAATTATTTATTACGTAGTTAGTTCCTGAAGAATAATTAGGCGTACTGAATTGTGTAGTTGAGAATAATTCAAATGAACCTGAACTAAAATTGCTTGTCTGTGTAGCAGATATAGCATTCCAGTTATTTATAGTGCTATCTGTGGGATGAGGAAGTCCTGTAAGTATTCCGCTATAGGTTACTCCAGTAGGGGGATTGCCCACAGTATTCCAAGTAGAATACTTACCGGTGCGGGGATTAAGATTTACTGTGGTGTCTAGAATTTGTACCTGAACTTGCCACCAAGTGTTGCTGGAGTTAGTTCCTGTAGGTGCTTTCGTCTGGCCCACAGCTTGTACAAGATTTTTATAATTGAATCCATTATATTGAATTACATTATTAGGAAAGTAAGTAGTATTTACATTCCATTTATCATAAGAAGGATGAACAAAAGCTGATTGATCAGAACTGTTCATCATGTTAGGACCATAGTTAATCTCTGAATCCCAACCAGTTACTTCTGCAATAAGATTATGGATACCTTGAGTCTGCCCCTTCATACGGTAATTTACCGCAGCATTCTTTACACGTTGTCTTCTTTGTTGAGGAGTAGATAAGTAATCAGTATTTATTCCTAATTGCTGCCCAAGCAGATCCAACTGCGTGGCAGATACTACATCAGGATTATTATTTTGTAGAAGACTATCATACTGAGCCTTTACTATATCTAAACCGAAGCCAAATAGAGATAGATAATTCTGTAGCGCGGTGTTATCTATCACAGTATTACTGAAGGTATCTGATGTATTTATTTTGTAAGGCTGAGGTGCACGATTGTATAGCATGTCTCCATAGCCTTGGTTTCCCAAAGCAAGAGTGGCTGTATATCCCGCTGGCAGCCATGTAGGCAGATAGTTAGTGGGGGTCCAGTAGGCAGATCCCGCAGCAGGCGTTTGCCCTGTGTTGGATTGTATGGCACTCCAGTACAGATTGTTATACAATATCTGAGAATTTAGAGGATAGGTTACTGCAATATCCCATGTTGGAGCTTCTACAGTTATAAACATAGTGTAGTAATAAATAGTTCCAGGAGTTAATTGAGGATCATCGTAGGAACGAATTATTGTTGCTGGAGTTATTTCTTGTATAAGAGTTCCATCAGCCGCTGTGGCAGGAAAGCCGTAAACACTTCGTACAAGATGTAGTGATTTCCAAGTAGTTACATTAGGAGAAGCCCATGTAAGAGTTATTTCCCTATACCCAGTTTGAGAAGCGATAAAGGGGGCCACACTATAATCTGCTGGCTGTGAATATCCGTAGAAATCTATTCCATAGATATCAATACCATAACCCTTACTCATTCATTCTCCTTGTTGTAGAATTACAAATTATTTACGGTGGGCGCATCGCGCTCATAGGTTGCAGAGAAGAAAGCACTGGCAGAAAGTGTTGGTGTATAACAATCTTGACGAATCAGAGCAGTCATAGCAGTTCCCTTTGTCCAAGGTAATGTTATGGAGGCTGATTGATGTGCTATCTTCTGCCAACCTATTGGATAGAAACCGGCGGCGGCAGTTAGATAGTGTACGCCATTCTGAGATACGCCTATTTTTAGTTCGCCGTTTCTGTTAAATATTGGTTGCTGATTATCATGAGGAAGATTATCAGCCGCCCATCTGACGTATACATCAAATCTATATACACCAGAACGAGGGCATACTAACGATGTCCCACCATTCCACATACCGTGTGTATCCCATGTCTTATTGGTCCAAGATATGGAGAAATCATCTAGGGCATAGTCCACATGAAAATTGTGTGCGGATACATTAGCAAAAGGTTTTGATACTCCTGATCTTACCGCAGAAATTCGTGATCCTACGGTTGGCCATTTATTAACCACACCATCTATAGTATCGTTCTGGGGATTAACTCCTAAAATACTTTGTAATGCACGAATCTCGTCGTAAGATACATTGACATCAGCAGCTTCTACCAGCTCTGTGTAATCTTCTCTATACGCGAAAGTTTTAATAGCAGACGGATATACAGCTACCATTATTACTCCTTATGAAGTTGCCGTTACAGTGATAATTATGTTTCCAGAAGTAGGCAATTCGTATGAGCGCATAAGAATATCAGCGGCGCCAGTTTGGGTCGCATCACTTCTCACGAACAAAGGAATATTAACATACTGCACACCTGGAATAGTATAAAGCGCTGAATATACTGAGCTTAAGGAAACTCTTCCTCCAAGCGTAACATTACTTGGGGCGAATAGATTCTGAATAGCTTGAGTTGCTAGAGTTTGTATAGAAGAAGGACTGTAACGAGAACTACAGCCTATTAGTACAGGACTTGCTGTAGCGCCCACGTTAATAGGAACCAAGGTAGCCGCAGTACAGGTTACGGATGTTCCGGCTAATGCCAGCGGCTGTAAAAATGCAGTTACTGAATCTAGTATTGCCTGGGTGGGTATAGTATTTCCTGTACCAGTTATATATACCGTCACACTTGTATAAGTATTTGCAACGGCTCTTGCTTGGGACACCACAGGTAATGACATAGCTAGATTTCCATAGTCAGCTAATGTGACTGCTCTTTGTTGTGTAGTGAATGCTCTAGGAGCATTTACACGAATCTGATCTATGGTCTCTGCTGGAGTTCCCCCTGTACTGGCGGAAGATCCTGCTATAGTTACGCCCAAGATTGGAGAAGCTATATCAGTAATGGAGTTGGCAGAAAGATTTCCTATAGTTCCGCCACCTACTCGATAGTTGGCATAGATATTCAAACCTGAAGCAGGAATAGCTCCGTTAACATTATCACCAAAATGAATACTAACTACTCCATTAGCATCTACAGTTTCTGACCAAGAAGGACTGGAAGAGGTAGCTTGCTGAAGTGTGTCCACCTTATTCCAAGCAAGAATAGGATCTGTTCCACTGGTACCAGGATAGGCAGGGTTCTGTACATAGACTGTTATAGAGCCACTTACTACAGGATTATTAGCCAAAGTAAATGCTTGTAATTCAGAACCATCAGAAGCTCCCAGGAGCTCTGTGGTGATGGAATAAGGCGCGGAAGTAGAATTCCCTACAGTAAAGATTGCAGAGCCTTGAGTGGCCCCCTGAACGATGGGAACAACCACCGTACCGCCATTGGAAGGAACCGTAGCAGAGGTAGTAGTCTCAAAGATTATGGGGCCATTTATACTAGAAATATAATCAGTGGTTACCTGCGTGGCCAAAGGAATAGCTACAGCACTACCAGGATTAGCTGTTTGAAAAGTAACAGTTCCTGTGGCTGCCAAAGGTTGTCCCGGAGTGTAACCAAGCAGTGTTGCCAACTCAAGTACAGAGGCTAGTTGAGTAGCAGTACCTATGTACGCTTCTCCTACAATACGATCTCCGTAGTAAGAAAGTACATCTAGTTCTCTTGCTACAGATTCTAGAAGCATGATCTCAAGGCTTCCAGGATTTTGATTTGTCCATTCTGGGAAAGCGGTAGTAGCAAACGTCAGCATCGATCCTAGAAAACCAGCATAATCTTTACTAGTGTAATCAATGGAAGGCACGCCTGCATTAACTGTTGCCATTAGTTGTCACCTCTGTCACTGTTCCTCCTACATGAATTGTTACAACATCTGCTACAGCGCGGACAGTAGAGGCTTGTAGTACTGGAGCATAGTTAACAGCAACTCTAGCAAGTCCGTCGTTAGAGCCGCTGCTCTCTGGAGTAACCGAAAGTATTTGTATACCAGGTTCATATGTATTTAGCTGTTGAGTTACTAGCCCACTAAGTTCTGTAGCAATGAAATTATTATTGGGATCAAAAAGTAAGCGCGACAAAGGCAGACCCATATTAGCTCTCATAGCTCTTTGTCCTATTTCCGTAGAGACAATAGCATCTACTCTTTGTTGGACTTGAATATTAGGATCTGTTTCTACTGACACCGCTCCGTTTTGAAGGACAGTGAAAGGAATTGTTATTTGCATACTCATATATTTATTATCTCACTATCCCTTAAGATATATTGTGCAGAGGTATTGTGCAGTTAATATAAAAAACATCTCCAATAGCAAAAGCAACGCTGCTGGTTACATTAATAGTTCCAATAGCTGTGAGATCTACAAGTGCTTGAGCTTTCCAAGTATTGGTAGAACTTGTATGTTCTCCCCCAGTAACTCTACTATCAAATGCGGGCAGATAATCTGATGCAAGATTTACTCCAGTAATCTGATGAGTTCCTGCACCGAAAGCACTTGTGGTAGATACAGAACCGCTGAGAACTAAATTGTCATTAGTATCTAATCGATACTGAAGATTTTGAAAGCCGCCACCTGCTTGTGTCCAACCAGTATTTGGAGTTATATTGTGCCACACATGATAGACCCCAGAAGTATTTACTTTAATGACATTACCAGATAAATGAATATCTGCCGGAGTTGTAAAGTTATTATCAACTATTGTTAGGTGAGGATTCGTGGTTCCTGTTTCAGTACCAGCAGGACCGCTGGCTAGATACAATACTACCGCATCGTTATTAATTCCTGATGTTAATGATTTTGTTTGTATAGTGGCGCCATCAGATAGTAAATAAATATAGTTTGTGTTATTCAGATAAAAGGGCTTAGTTACATCTCCGCCACTGAAAGCTATCCAGACAATAGATCCCACAGTAGGCACAGGCATATTGCTATTAAATGGCTCCGCCTGTCTTATCTCCGCCAAGCCTGCTATTTGAGGACACTGAACTCTTATCTTGCCTGAATTTGAAGTATCTGTATTAGAAGTAACTATAGATCTATACAGCGCATCAAAGTTAAGTTGCATATACAGTAGCTCCTATATTAGAAGAACGCCAACGTCCCCCTATAAGGACTGCTGGAACATTTTGAATTATGGGATCAGTCTCTGAGAAGGTAGTTGTATTCGCTGTATAGATTTGATCCCTTACTAATTCAGTACAAGTGGAGTAAGTAACATCTACATTACTTCCAGTAGGTGCTGCCTTAGTTAGGAGGTGTGTGGAACTTTGCACCAACCAAAGTCCTGCATCATTTACTGGAATAGTTGTTCCTACTAAATTAACCAAGGTATTAGGTTTTATTCTGGCGTCTCCTCTTAATTCAGCGTTAGCGGTGTTCCAATAAAGATTTCTAAAATAATCTCCTGTTACTTTTTGTGTGGCCTCATAATAGGATTCTGCTGGGGCCTGATTATAGTATTGAGTTATTGTAGGCGCTAATGGCGTAGAAGAATTTTGGGATGAAGTTATTGTTGGTTGAATAGTAGATTGCACCAAAGACTTGGTTGTGGGATTGAGACCTACAACATTCCTGTTGGCAACAATACCTCCGTCGGGAGTAATAGTTCCTACCACTGGATTGAAACTAATTATCGTGTCCCATAGTCCTGGCTGATTATAAGACCAGAACTGCGGGACATTTCTTGTATTACTTCTATCAAGAATTTGTTTAGGGTTAATAAAGTATAAGTCAGTATTATCTACGTAGAACCTATAACCAATTTCATCTGCTAGTTGAGCTATAAATTTAAAATCACTGACATTTTGTAGTCTATAAGTTATAGCAGAGATATAGTTATGAATGATTCCTCTGAAGCCATTCTTTGTTGCAATATTTCCAGCAATAGTAGAAGAACTTGTATTCTTCCAAGCTACATTATTAGTGGACTGCATAACTTGAGAAGTGCCTGTAATGGTATATTGCACAGTTGTAGTAACCACATTATTGTAACCAGGATCTTTACCGGTTCTCATTAATTTATAAGAAGCTACATAGCCTAGAAAAGCAGAAACAAAATGAGGACGCTGACCATAATTTATCTGTATAGGAGTTTGTTCCTTTAAATATTGCCACGTATTACTAGCACCTGGAGTAGTTGTACCTATATTACTTCCCACATAAACAACGTCTAGTAATGCCAGCGGATGAGAATTGGTCTCCTGAATAATCTGTACACAAGGTGTAAATTGAGGTAAAGGTGTACTGCCATTAATTACTATTTCAAAATAGGGTAACGATGGAGAAGGATTAAGCATTAGGCACCCTTATCTGAGTACCGTTAGTTAGTGTACTCCAGAATAATATTTCAGGGTTAGCGTCTGCTATCCTCCACCACTGTGTTTCATCTCCATAGGCTGAATAAGCTAAGTAGTCTATACGATCCTCGTTCTGCCACGTATAGGTACTAATACTATACGTAGTAGGCTGTGTGGGAGGAGAGACAATTATAGTAGATCGCGTATCACCTGAACGATCTGTTATAGGTGTTACCGTGTTATCCGCATATCTACTGAATGCGCTTATTGTCATCGCTACTCCTAACTAGTAGAACTTCCTGCCATTTGAGATAGTACTGTAAATCCTACATCAATTCCGCAACGAGAAGGAACCATGGCGGAAGTGAAATGTGTGTATGTAATATTTATACTACTGACGTATCCGAAATAAGATAATGCTCCTTTAGAATTCGCACCAAAGTAAAGTTTTGTGGGTGCGAAGGTCATAGGTCCCTGAATAGTATTAGTTACTTTAGTGGGATTAATAGCGGGCGGTGCGGCTTGAGGTGCTGTGTTAGTTTGTACTTGTGGAATATTTATTCCTAGCAAATTATAAAATGCTTCTACATCACTTCGCACACCATAGATTCCTGGTTGAGTTTGTCTGTAGTACTGATCCCACAATTCGAATGTTCTGTCAAATAACAGAGAGAATGACACTGTGGTATTAAGGCTAGTAGCATACGATCCTGGATCATCTGGGTTTCTAGCATAAGAAGGAAGTACTCCGTTGTTAAGGTCTATCGATCTACTCTCATTTATAGTAGACGGATTATAAAGAAAGTTCACCTTATACTGAATATTTCCCTTAGAACCTGGTACAACACCGGCACCGCCTACTAGTAAACCTCTGTGCAAATTGCCTTGACGTGTACTGAAATCTTGCTTAAAAGTAGGATTAATAGCTGCATTAGCTCCGCCAATATTTAGAATATTGGGGTGGAACAAGGGATTCTCGAATACAGTAACACCAGGCTTACCGCTAATGGTGGGATAAATAGTGCCCGAGATAGGTTCAATAGGAAAAGTCATTACTGTCCCACCTTCAGATTATTAATACGAAGCTGTTCATTTACTGCATCAACAATCATCTTACCTGTTGTCTGTGCATCTTGTACTGAGCCTGTGTAGTTATTAGGAAGATTAACATTGATATCTCCTATTTGAATAGGAGTACTACTTGAGTTATTTGTAAGGTTGGGATTGAAAGTATTGTTCAATAAAGTCTGACGAATAGTTTCAGCCTGTTGTGCAGGAATAATCATTTCGCCTTGGTGAACAGTGGCACTTTGATCTTTATCAATACTCCAGGCACCTTGAGCGTACCAATTGTTTCTCTGATGGAATGACCAGGCTGAGTTGGGATCACCGTAACGATCCTTGATATATCCCATCATCCAACGAAGCTGAGTCTCGCCGCTAGTCTTCCAATCTGATCCTGCGCTGGCGTACTTACCCGCTGGAAGAGCTTGTGCTAAACCGTAAGCTCCCGAACTAGGATTAGTAGCTTTAGGGTTCCATCCAGCCTCAGACATTTCCAGAGCATTGAATGATCCCCATTGACCTGACCAACCATAGGTTCCTAGGAGTTTCTTGGCGTATGCCTGTAGAGAAGAAGTTCTATTACTTCCTGTACCAGATACTCCGGCAGTGGAGCTTTGACTGCCTGAAGTACTTGTAGTAGTTCCCGAGGATGCTGATAAAGGCATCGCTCCCGCCGCCACATTTCCTCCACTGAGAGATCCCATAAGAGCTTCTAGTTCAGAAGTTCCACCGTAAGTTCCCCCGATATCTCCGCCAACCAATGATTGCTGATCATTAAGGGTATTGCTCTGTCCTACACCGCCATTAGTAAGAGAAGACATATCGCCTATTGCGCCAAGAATTCTTCGAGCGTTGGTGAACTCTCCCGGCTTAAAGGAACGAATACGAACATTCAATCCTGTACGAGGAGCTTCAATGATCTTACCTCCGCCGATAGCCATTACCACATGGTGTGCGGGATTGCCGTTGAACAGAAGATCTCCTGGTTGCACAGCATCAGTAGATACTGCCTTTCCTTGCTTCTGCTGATCAGAGGCTACGCGAGGAATCTTTACTCCTGCTTTTCCATAAGCCCATTGAGTAAGACCAGAACAATCCCAACCATTAGGGCCTGTACCTCCCCATACATAAGGATCACCTAATTGTTGTTCTGCAAAACCAATTACTTGAGCAGCATTTGCTCCACTATTAGTTCCTGTAGCTTTGGTAGATCCTCCACCGCCTCCGCCTGTAGCAGAATCACTTGCTCCACCAAAGATACTTGTTAGTTTATTAAGTCCCTTTTTTCCCCACTTAGCAGCATTAGCAATTTGTCCTAGGGGAGTTACTAGCATTGCAGGATTTGTTAATGACTGTCCCGCAGCTTTTTTATATATGTCGCTTTTAGACATTCCCGCTGTTATCTTATCGTCAGCATGCATACCTAAATAGGCTGCGCCTCCTGCCGCTGCTACACCTGCCCCGGCTAAACCTGCCGTAGCAGCAGTTCCTAATCCAGCGGTGGCACCTGCACCAGTAACACTCCAAACGCCTCCAGCGCCTTGAGTAGCAGACAATAAACCGCCTGTACCCGCAGCAGATGCAGAAGCCCCACCGGCTCCGCCAAACAGGCCGCCTAGACCACTCAGGAGGCTTCCTCCGCCTCCCATAAGGCGCATGGCACCCATGACACCTCCAGCTACTCCAAAGGCGCTCCCGAAGCCACCTAGAGCGTTTGAGATAGGCGCTGACCAACCTGCCCCAGTACCAATAGCTTTATCCAGACCGGTATCTTTCAAGAAACTGGTAAGGGCATTACTAAACTTATTCACAACTTGAGTAGCGTTATCGAACGCGGGAGCAAGACTATCAAGAATATCATTCTGTCTTGTAAGCTTGGTGGAATTAAGATTACGTTGATTCTCAAACATGGAACTTCCCATGCCTGTAGTTTTAGCTAATTGATTTATGGCACTTTTATTTCCACCAGAAGCTTGCTGCATAAGGGTGCTGTATTGAGTGGCAGACATGCCTTTGTTCTCAGCAGCCACCTGCCCCTGTAAGTAGTTCTGGTACTCCTGAGTAGTTTGCTGATTCCATCCAAGTGCTTGACCGAAATACTGAAGGTTTACAGCAAGAGATCCACCTTGAGATATAGCAGCATTGAATTGCTTATTCGTAATCTGTTGGTTGCCAAAAGTTCTCTGCATAATAGACTGAGCAATATTGCTCATAGAATTCTTTTGTCCACCAGCCAGGATAGGGCTGGCCAAGCCTAAAGCAGGTGCAACCATCACAGAGCGAGCAGCATACGTTTGCTGAGCTGCTGTTGCTGCTCCGCCTGCACCCAAGGTAGGACTAGCGTAACCAAAAGAATTGGCTTGGCTCATACCAGATACAAAAGCCGGGTTAGCTTTTCCATTGAACTGAGAATTTCCAAAAGTATATTGGTTTATATAAGCACCCTGAGCAGCGTCTGTTGCATTAAGAGCTACGTAGTTATTATTGAATGCTAGATCTCGGGCTTTCTCTGCTGCTCCACGATATCCGCCACTGAATCCTCCAGCAATAGCTGACTGAGTTCCGTAGAAATCCATCTGCATATTGGTAGACATATTCTTATTAGCATACTGAGTAAGCCCAGATACTACTGCGGCGCCTGCGGCTAGACCAGAAGAAAGTCTAGAACCGCTACCTGTACTTCCAAAGGATCCTCCACCACCATTAGGACTTCTTCCTCCAAGAGTTCCTGTTCCTCCCGGACCGTTGGTGAATATACTTCCACCGCCATTAGAAGAATAAGAAGATCTGTTAGATCCTGAATTCCATTGGGTTCCCATATTACTTCCGCCAGATCCGGAAGTTCTATTATAAGAACCTGTCATATTATTGAATCCGGTAGATAGTTTACTTATACTGGAATCCAGTCTATTTACTTGGGACGACAAAGAATCAACCGCCTGTTGTAGACCGTTGGTCCCAATCAGGCGGCTGGCTCCGATGTTATTTTCCTCAGCCACTTGAGATCTCCTAAGCTAGTTTGTTACTTTCATTATATTACCTATACGGCATTCCTCCGAAAGTAACTCCTTGCCCTACGGATCTCACGGTGACTTGAGTAGAGTTATTAAGTTGATGCATTTTTTCATATTCCTGCTGTAACTTATGCACATATCTGCTAACCCAATGTCTACGTTCTCTATAGGTAAGCTTTCGTGATTCAGATACAGACCAAGCAAATGCTTCTACTAACTGTTCGTAATCTTTATAAAGGGCTTGATAATTAGAGTTCCCGAAACAGAATGCCCACATTCAGTGGGACAGGAACCTCGCCCTCACAAGTAGCGCATTGTGCGACTACTTGATCGTATCTAGGTCCTGGTTGATTATCATAGATGTAATCTTGTAATGTTTTACGATCTGATACACCTAACTTCTTTACGTCTCCCAGACCCTTGGAAAGAATCTCTGTACCATCCGCGTTTATAAAGGAGATAACACAGGCGGCAAGACTTAGACTATTCATTTCTGGTATAGATAATTGCTTCTTAAATATTTCAGTCTGAGTAGCTCCAATAGGGAATTGAACTCGGGCCTTACGTCCCTTTCGTAGTTCCACGATAAAGTCACGAATTTCAGGATCTTCTGCATTCTTTACAGGAATATCCTTAAGATTCATAGTAAGATCATTAGACTCTCCGCATACAGGACAATCAACATTAAAGATCTCAAATTCATCTCCAAATGTGGCTCTGCGAATTCCCAGCATAAGCATATCCAAATCACCTTGGATCATGGATTCTAGCAAAGCAGAAGTAGCAGGCTTATCTCCAATAGATAAAGTCCCACACTGTAATAACGTACTTACATACTTTGCAGGATTGCTAGAAGTTCGTGCCTTGGCTAGAAGTTCTTCATGCTCTCCTGTCAATTCCTGAATTTCTGCTTCTTGAATTACCACGCCATCTATCAGTAGGCCCGCAGGTAGCTTTACAAAAGTATCAGGCAGATCATCAATGACAGGGGCAGGATTGAGAGAATTAAGAACCTTCTTTGTTAATTCATTCAAATTGTCAGGGGCAGCCGCATTGACTACCTGCCCTTTATCGTCATCAAAACTCAGTGAATAATCAGGCTGCTGGTATTCCATAAAATCTCCAGATATTGATACGGATAATTATTGATTAAAAGCTTACACCATTTAGTCCTATAGAGCTAGCGAGCTTCATGTCAAAGCCTTCATGAGCTAGAGATAGCTGCTGCATAAGAACCGCATTGGCTCCAGCATCTAAATCGGAGAACGCGATACTTGTTGGCCATGCGTTATAAATACGATAGATGGCTTTGACAGGTACCTGCGGTGTCGTTACTGGATGATCAAGAACCATTACATCAATAGTTGCACGGAAATCCTGGCCAGGAGAACCTGTACCAGTTCCCTGCATAACGGTGAAGAGTTCCTTCATCCATTGCCACATAGGGCCCGAACCTACAGCAACACCCTGACTTAACGTGATAGGTGCAAAATCTGACTGGCCAGGCATTTTCTGGGTAGTTGTGTTCATTCCACCCTCACGGTATGGAATCACCTCAGTTGTGATGTTAAGACCTGAAACGGTCATGAATCCCATTGTGGCAAAACCACGAATATGAGGATGCATGATATTTACATTAAACTTGAAATTTCTTAGAGGGTCCGTAGCAAGGTGAGCAATAGAAGGAGTCGCCTTAGCAATCGGAGCGGCAATTGAAGTAGCCATTTAGTTAATCTCCTTAGGCTGTAGTTGTAGTAGAAGCAGCCATCTGGTTGATATCGATTACTACGAACTCAGCAGGGCTATTAAGAGCTAGACCAACCTGTACGTGAACCTCTCCAGCGGCAATGGAAGTTGGTGTGTTATTACCAGAGTCACACTCTACAAAGTAAGCTTGCTCGGCTGTATCTCCTTGCAGAACCCCTTGCTGCCAAATTCCCTGTAGGTACTGACTTACTACTGCACTAAGTGTAGCCCACAATGTTGGATTGTTATTCTCGAATACTGCAAACTGAGTAAGCCCTGTAAGGGTGAATTGAACATTCATCAGCGTACGTTCAATAGAGACATAACGACTAGGCAAGTTAGTAAGAAGTGTTCTGGCACCCATTACGCAGAATCCATAAGAAGAAACATTACGGATAACATTCACACCATTAGAGTTAAGAGTATCCAGATTACTATTCTGGAAAGCTAACTCTGTTCCCGCTACTCGTTGTAGAGGAATAGTTACCCCGGCAGGAGACTTCTGTACACCGTACAAACCGTCTGTCTGAGAGTACAGACCTAGTACAGCTCCTCCTGGCGGAAGAACTCTTGTGGCTCCCGGAGTAGCAGAGATAGGATCTGGTACTTGTACCCAAGGACCATATAGAGATACCGCAGCGGAAGGCGTAATCTGTGAGTTGCCTAATACCATAGCTAAGTATTCATTTACTGTAGCTGCTTCATTTGGAGTAACACCATCGGCTCCTATAAGAGCTCTTGGAACATCTACGACTGTAAAGATATTTGGCTGTGCCTCAGTCCAGGCAAGAATAGGATTAAGAATTGTAGTATCAGTAACGGCAGGTAGATTTAGATCTAGATTTCCCTGAATTGTAGAAAGTGTCTGTGTAGCAGTAAGAAGACTTGGTGTAGCTGAACCATCAGAACCGCTAGCAAGAGCAATGGGACTTTGTGTCTTTGGAGTAATAGCAGTATTCCATGTAGTGTATGCGCCCAAATCCACAGCTTGAATATACTTTGAACCCAGCAAGGTGGAGTTAAGCATAGACACTGCGTAACGTTGATCTGTACGATTCATTGTTATATCTAAGAATCGTTCAACGATATTAGAATCGGCAGTTCCGCCGTAACGAACTGTTAGATTAAATCTACCATTACCCGTTACGCTATCTGTGATATCTATATAAACACTGTTACCCCAGACACCTACAGACACACAACTAATTTTTAAGATAGGTACCGCTGTACCAGTTGTGTTGTATAAAGGAATGCTAGTCATTGGTGTAAAACTACCATCATCCGTAAAGGTAACAGTAGATTGGCCAGACACAGCACTTAGTAATAGGGGAGTAGCTAGTACACCGCCAGTTGTCAAGTTACGACGATAGATTTTATAACCCGTAGCAGCGGTAACGGCAGTCCAACCAACGGTTACATGGTTAGAGCTTGTCAGTACTTGGTTGGCGACCGCTGTTGCTGGTACTCCACCGTTTGTTTCCCCGCTGGCATTTACCGCAGTTACTGTGTACTCATATGTGTAGGAAGGAGTTACAGTACCCGCAGGAGTAGCTGAAACGCCTGTGGGAGGAAGAATACCTCCAGTACCTACTTCACGGTCATTGAGCGTCTGTGTGGCTGTCACAGCATCTGATGCGGCTGCTCTTACTACATAACACTGATTACCGTTGTTATTGAAATACTGCCAAACAGCAAAAGGTAAATAGTTTGCGGCTGTGCCGAAACCACCATAGATGTTTAAGAAGTCATTCCAACTTTTAATAAGGGTTGGCTGTGTTGGTCCCTGAGTATGGACACCTACAAAAGCAGCCGTTGACTGTCCAGGATTTACTGTTCCTGTAGACAGCGGAGTCAAGGATGTATTTACATATACACCAGGACGCTGATAAGTCATTAATATCTCCTAGCTAATTGATAATTATGGATAGCTATATTACAGGTGGAAGAACAGTAATAGTATCCACAACTTTCGTAACCTTTGAATAGGCATCAATCTCGACAGGCAATAGTTCCGTAGAAACTCTTACCGTATAAATTGTGTGGAAAATTCTCTTCCCGTCCGTATCATGCGTACTTTGTCTTTCTGGCCCAGACATAAGATCTAGTCTACGTACTGTGCCATCTTCTGGAATAGCTAGATACCCATGACGCACACTAAGAAAGTCTGGACCAGATAGTATGGCAGAAAGGAAAGTAGAGTGTTTATTGTTTCTTGCTAATATTTCTATTTGATAATCAATATTATACGGTATAGGTGTGAAAGCCCAATAAGGACTTTGCGTTACATCTTCTGTACTATCACTTATCCATTGATCAAAATTTTCAGGAGTATAAGGAAGTTGAAACCAGCCTGAATGAGCTCTATCCTCGGCAAACGATAATCCAGTATTAGCAACAATGATAGAAGGATAGGTCAGATTAGTAAGTTCTACATCAGCGTCCAACCATATGACTTGCACAGGTGATCCCATATCTGGAGCATTTACATCTTGTACAACCAAATTAGAAAACTTATTCTTCATGGCTCTGTCTTCATTAAAGATAAACATGCACAACCCCTACATTAATATGTATTATTTAAGCCCGAACCAGAAGTCAACAGCACCGGTACCGCTTGTAGATGCCAAAGTTATTGTAGAAGGCAGTGCGGTCAAAGTGGTACCGAAGGTAGAAGTCATCAATGGAGAAGCTGTAGTAAGTCCGTAGTTCTTAGTATTAGCACCTGTGGCTGCTCTCGCTGGCCCGAAGGCTGTAGTGGTTGCATTTCCTACAAGTATTCCTACAAGAACAACTTGGCCAGGACTTAGTACAAAAGAAGCAGTAAGCGGGATAGTGAAAGAACCGGTGCTTGTCCCAACTGTGCTAGAAAAATCAGCAGACTGTGCTAGTAATGTTTGTCCGTCAGCACTATAAATTCCTATAAAACTAGTAGCTAATCCGGCTGCGGCAGTAACTACGTTGAATGCTACATTAGATATAGTTCCACCAGTTTGCGATGTTATACGTTGTAAAGTTATCTGTCCCTTACTTAAAGTGCTGCTACCTCCAGCTTGTGAAGTAGCAAAAGGCCATTCAAGTAATCCGTGCATGGAAGGAATATCTTGCACATAAGGAGTAGTAACAGGGTGCTCATTGACTCCGTTGTGTGCGGCAAGGCGTACAGATGTGGTTCCTGCCAACAAGATTTGCGAAGTTACAGCGCCTAGACTTCTGTTACCAAATACGAAATTAAAATCTTCATTGACTGTCTTCTCAAATATACCGTATTTAGGAGCATTCGTAACACCGCTTACGTTTAGATCATTGTCTGTAACAGTATTATATGTAGAATATGTTGTTCCAGATTCATCTAAATAAATTTGATTAGAAGTATTAGTAGTAGTTTGAGAAGAATCTCTTACAGTATTTCCGGAGATATGATTATAACTTCCACCAACTATGTGAATACCGTGAGTACCTGATAGTAAAATCTCATTAGATTTTACAGAATTGCTGGCACCAGGAGTATTATCTTGCTGCCCCGATTGTGGTAATCCATTAATAAGAATTCCCTCTAAAGTATTATTACGTACTTTGCAACTAGTAATAATAGTATTTTTGGAACCATTCTGTAATACTATTCCTGCACCAGAATTGCTATAGGATTCACAACCTATTAATTGTACTGAGTTAGAGGCAGTAACTAAATTAAAGCCATGACGTCCATTAGAGTAACTTACACACCCTATGATCTGAGAATCATAACAAGCATCTAAAGTGAAACCATCATGGGCACCATCAGTACCATTATTATGTGATATACATCCAAGCATATATAGGCGTGTTGTTCTTTCATGTGGATCAAAACCATAACCAGTACAGTTCATAATCTCTACACGAATTACGGCTATGTCTGTATCAGTCGCAGTACTATTGGGCGTTACTCCACAGAAAAAACCTACAATAACAGGTGTGCCTGTTTGGTTGGCTGCGTTTCCATCGATAGTAAAATCTTTAAATGTAATTTTAGAATTGGCTACAGCAGAAGGTGTTCTGGCAATTCCAGTAACTCCGGTAGACCCTGCCGCCAGTTTGATAGTAGTTACTCCCATGCCCATGCCTGCCAATACTGAATTATTGACTGACATGTTTACACAACCACTAGAGGCGGATCCGGGTGCGGGCACTACGTAGGTACCTGCTTGTAGTTGTACTATTCCTCCCCCAGAAGGAAGAGTAGCTATGGCATTATTAATGTTTGTTTGATCTGTGGCGGCTACTCCTGTAGGAGCTGGTACTTGAACTACTGCGGAAGAAGGAAAAGGAGTAGTAGTCCAGGCGGCAGTAGTAGGGCCTGTTGCGGTAAGAATATTGTTAGTAACAGGTGTATTAGTTACTGTTACACCATTGATAACAGAAGCACCAGCGGTTATTTCATTTTCTAACGAAGTTAGCGCACTGTTTAAAGGAACATCCCAATTAGGTGTTCCTTTAACAATGGGAGTAAAAGTCATATTGTTTTCCTATCCTTATAGTACTTCGTACCAATTAGTATTTATACCGCCTTGTGGTGCCACTTTTATTTTCTGATATTGACTAGTCAATGCTGCTGTACCTGTGCCCAAACCTATAGTACCTATAATAGTTTGTCCGCCCTGGGCTATTACATTTACATGGTTGGCACTGGAATCTGTCTTTACTATTGTATAAGTGTTAGGTGTCCATTGCGCACTAGTTAAATTAATATTTATTGCTCCAGCGGTGGCATCTGCGTAAATAGTCTCATCAATAACCGATACATTATAATTAGCAGTTACAGTTTTAGAAGGATAAGCTCTTTGTCCATCAATAATCTTTAGACCAGTAGGCGCTGTAACCGTAACATTGGAAGGTGTATATAATCCCACAAGTCTTACTGTACCTAATGCGGCAGCTAAAGCTGTTCCGGAATTTCTATCTGTAAAAGTAATATTACTATGTTCAGTATCCAATTGATCGATATTTAGGAACGGACCTATACCAGATACCCCAGCACCAAAGATATTCACTTCGTTGACACAGCCTTCTGCGGATAGTTGATTTACCCACATAGCATGGGAAGCTCCTACTGATCCAAAGTATGTACTTATAGGACATAAAGCGGACCAAGAGTAAAGAATTCTCATACTATCAATTACAGCATGTTCTGTCATAAAGAAAGCAAATACAAAACCACCATGACAAGTGACATTTCTTACGGTGCACAAATCATTATTTCCATTGGCAGGCATCAACCATCCAATAGATAGTCCGGCGGCAAAGAGATTAGGATTGACATAATCTCCGTCAGGAACTACTCCTGCTGTTCCGTAAGCGAAATCAAATAAACAACAATTAGAAACTCCTGACATATCTCCAGCGGAATAACTTAGGCCCCCCATACTATGAGGAACAAGAATAGATATATCCTTGAACGTCACACCCATATTGCTGAACAGAAGTGAAGAAGTTCCATAACCACTAGGTTGAGCTGGACCGCCAATTACACAGGCATTTCCGTGGGCAGTTATATCACTATTCTGAACGGTAGAGTTTGCATACAAGCCAAAGGATACTAAAGTACTTCCGCTTAGTTGCGGAGTTTTCTGTAGCCAGTGCTGTAGAACAGAGCCATTACCTACTCCTAGAAATATCAGATTGGATTTGTTAGCTGTAGTAACTACAGGAGCTAGATATAGTTGAGAGTTTCCAGAATGTGTAGTGTCTAGTGATCCAGCAATACCGTAGAAATATCCGGAACCTGTAGGAAAGAATACTGTGGCTGTTCCATGAGCAGCGGCATATACCGTTGCAGCATTAATAGCTGTCTGAATAGCAACAGTATCATTTGTTGCCCACAACACTAGAGCATTCGTTACTGTTGTTACAGCATTTGTATTAATTACTACATGGTTAGAATTTACAAAAGTAATAATCTGGGCCACTAGAGAGGTTACTGTAGAGTTAGCAGCGCCTTTAATTAATATATACTTACCCACATCCCCAGAAACAAATTTTCCCGAGGTAGATGTAAGATCTGCTTGTCCAGAAGTAATAGCTCCATCAATAATGAATTGTCCATCTCCCTTAGCGCCATATTTAGTAACATCAAATATGTCAGCACGAAGAGGCATGTACTTAGTAATAGCATCAGCTATAGCATTTGCTTGAGCTGTTGTAGCAGCACCAGCAGCATCAAATGCTGAGCTGGCTTGAGTAGCAGCGGTACCTAATCCAAGGTTAGTTCTAGCGGTTGCCGCATTTGTTAAATCAGCTAAATTACTTGCCTTGACCAGATAAGCGGCATTAGCACGTGTAACCTCAGAAGCTATCTGTGCGTCCGTGTAAGAGCCTGCATTTGTTTGTGCGGTGGTTGCTGCCCCCGCTGCGTCAAAGGCGCTAGAAGAGGCCGTAGCGGCTGTTCCTAGGCCAAGATTGGTTCGAGCTGTAGGAGCACTTTGCAGATCAGATAAATTATTAGCTGCGAGTAAGGCGCCAACAGCTCCGCCTCCTGGGGCCCAATGCGCTGTAACAGAGCTGGTAGCTTTTATTACGTCATCAACATTTGGAGTACCAGATACTGTTACTCCATTAATTTGAGAGGAGGCAACGTTAATAGCACTTTGAAGATATATCAAAGCGTTGTTATTGGCTATATCCCAATCCGCTTGTCCGCGAACAGGTAGTACTAGTGCCATAAGATACCTTTTCTAAGATGTAATGGGGCCGCCACCATAACCTCCTTCACCATAAAAACCTTCTCCATATACCAAGATAATTGGTGGAGCATATACAGTACTGCGGAGAGAAGGTGATACTTGCTGTAGTGCTTTACTCATAGCACCAGCGGGAGAAGCGTGAGAGTAGTTCAAAGGATACATACCTTGACCACTGACGTAAGGATCGTAGACTGCGTCGTTAAGACTGAATCTCTGAGAGAACTGCTTGTCATTGGGAGATACATATTGAGCAAATTGAAGATCATTGACCATTTCATCAGGCTTTACCTGAGTAGCATCAATTGATACAATTATATCTTTTTGTTGAATCTGTCCTAGAATCTGAACACTTGTTACACGAAATACTTTAGTATCATATATAAATCTGTCTTTTAAGTAATTCTGCGTATTCAAATCCATGCGATCTAGGCCAGTACGTTTTAGTTGATCAAAAGACAATGTTATATGTGCACGATCATTGTAGTAAAAACCGTCTTCTGTATTATCGTTATCTCCTTCAATATGGATAACGTGAAGAGCGGGAATCAAATTAGGGCCAAAGTAAACTCGTCCCATAGGGGAGTCCGCTTCTCCATATACAGGATCTACGCTGGATTGATCATAGGCGAATCTGAAATAATAAACATTATCTCCAGTCCATCGCTGCCAATCACGAAGACCCTTATAGATTTCGGATGTTTCAAAGTCTACGGAAAAGCGTCCACCTTTCCAACCTATTCTTCCCATAGGGATACATCCTTGTCTATAAGGGTCTTCATCAATTTATAGTCCCCACATTCCACCAAAGACAGGAGATTGCAGGTTGGATTCGTCTTCATCACGATTATCAATTGGAGGCAACTGGCGACGTGGTAATTCGTAGTCGTCGTATTCTCTGTCCTCAAAGATCGGAACAAGACGGTTGGTAGTCTTAGATACTCTTCTTATCTTGGACATTTCAATAGCATTAAGTCCAATATTCATCATAGCGCATAACTGATTGTATCTATCGGTCATACCATCAATCTGCTCACGCAACTGATGGTAACGCTGACTACGAGGAACAGAAGTTCCGTCTGCGCTGGAAATATCAATATCAGTACTTGCATCTGTTGCTAGAGACCATAGCGCATCAATTGTTGCTCTCAAAGCAACTAAGGTACCTTCTACGTCAGGAAGATTTGATAGATCCATAGGTACTGTTACATACTTTATGAAGCCATTAGAATCTTTGAATCTAGTTTTTACTGTTCTTCCATGTGCATGTTGAAGAACGGCATCGTTAACAAATGATCCTAATTCTTCATCAGAGAACATACCGCTGGCTTGGCCAGATACTACCAAGGTATCTCCTTGTGGGAGAGGTGAAGGAATTCCTGTAAGAAATATACGTCCTTCTTGGTAGTTCATGGTATAGTCAGTATTTTTTACAAGAAGAACAGGGGATTGATTTCTAATCCACGTCACTGTTTCATTCCATATATTGAACTCAGTTAAGTCATAGGTAGAAAGCATTCCTGTACCAAGAAAGGTGTCGGAGAAAGGTGCGCCAGTATCCCCTAACTCTATTCGGACTCTGTTAATAATATCCTGCACGGTAAATGCCATAGAGACCTACTGTTGTGTGAGAGTGATATTGGCAATCGGAATAGTAATGGATTGAGTTTGAACAGCAAGAACAGGTGTGTCCCATTCCCATACTGAAATAACTTCTCCTGTAGTACCTGATGCTGTAGTAACTAAAGCGCCATATGTAGTAGGAGTACCTGAACCATTAGATGCTGTAAAAGGACCAAAGGTTACTAAGTTATTATTTTGAATCTGACTTGTTCCATTAACTGGAGAAGTTGCCGCTGTCCAAGTAACTGCTTGGCGGGAGTAACCAACCGCAGCTAATTCTGTTAATTCAGATACTTGAGGATCTGTGGGGTTTGCAGAAGTAGTACCAGGATCTACCGTCAGCAAAGCCACATAACCTGTTGTGGGAGGTATCCATCCGCCCAAAGATGTACCAGTTATCCAATTAAGGATGGCACGATCCGTAGTATCCGTTAGATTGCCTGACATGTATTATTCCTTTTCTTAGCGGTATCCGCCCTCCCAAAGGAGGCCCTTACTTGATAGGTGTCGTGCTAATTCTACAGAGACAGTATACTTTCGTCCTTCTTCAAAAGTGTAATGCTTTCCGGCACCGAAAGTAACTTGCTCTAATGTTGTATTAGGAACAATAACACGAGTAGGCGTATCTAGCTGAATTTCCTGATCAACGTCCAGTTCATCTGTTTGTACAGAAGTAATAGGTCCGTTTGAATAATCGATGGGAATTTCATTGATCTCAGCTTCAACTTCAGCCATCAAGGAAATTTCTTGTGCGCGCTTCTTAAGCTCTGCGGCATTTTCCTTCTGTAGACGCTCAGTCTCAATGCCGGTAAGATCTCCGGCTCTTTTACGTGGTGGCATTCTATTCTCCAATTTTGTAGCTCATGTATTAGTGTGAAGCCCCTCCCCAGCAAGGGGCACTGAGAAGGGGCGTGTCCTAAACGGACATAAAGTAAATATTAGTTAGTAGAGGCGATAACTACAGAAATATCAGTAATCAGGCCAAGTCCCCAGATAGCGTACCACGCAAGTGCGTGCTCTCTTCCGAAGTCAAGAATTCCGCCGTCACGTAATTCAACGGGTAGAGAAATAGCATGACCGAATGCATTGTCTCCGATAAAGATAGAGTCATAACGGTTAGCGTTTCCATTACCAGTTGTTACACCACCAGTTGTTGTATCTGTTGTCCAACCGGCGCCAGCGCCACCGACAACATTACGAACTTGAGTAGTCTCGATGAAGACTACGTCATTTAGGCGCCCGATTTCACCTAGCATAAAGTTACCGGGGGCTGCATACTTAGTCATCTCAATGAACTGAGGATCGTTACGTAGCCAACGGCTCTGGTGAGGGTGGACAAAACAGACATATGTCTCCCCTAGGCGGGGTACGTTCTTTGTTGCCAGTGTTTCTACTGCGTCGTAGATTGTCTGAGAAGTTAGGTTGAAGTCTCCAGTCATGGAAACATTACCTGTACCAGGAGTACCGGTGTTGTAGTAAACCTGGTTGTTCAATGCACCAGTGTCCTTCTCATACCCGAAGAGCTGAGAAGAAGCCTGTAGAAGAGTATTACGAGCAGATACGTCTAGATAGGTAGCCATGTTACGTCCTAGAAGACGTGAGGCAGAAGCCATAACATCATCAAAGGAAGCGTTTAGCAGAAGCTCAGAAACAGCAACAGCGAATCCCTGCTCAGCTACAGTAATGCTGAACTGACTAGCTGTCAGTGGAGCAGTCTGCATACGGATACCTTCAACAAGCTGGCTAGCTTGTCCTAGGTTGTTGTAACGCATAAAGTTAATTGTAAGACCTGGAGTAACACCAAGCTCTGTCTTCTTTACAGCAAATTGCTCGAATCTTAGAATCGGCATTGCTTGGAATAGAATTTCTTTTGACCATACGGTCTGGATAGCTGGAGAAAGAGCTGAGCTACCACCAGGGTAAGATGTTGGAGCACCAGAGATATTCGGTGTGCCCGTAATGGCTGATCCTGCCATGTTTAGTCCTTATCGTTTGTATGGGCAAGGGCACTAGCCGATAAGCCCAGATAGTTTCTTTTAAAGCATTTACTTAACCGAGAATGCCACGGCTTCTTTGAGCGTCACTATTAGCAATTCCATACTCCTGACGCCACTTAGTGTATTCAGCCATGGACATCTTATTAATATCCTCAGCTGTGTACTGCTTCTGCCCCATGGTTCCATCTAGTGGACCAAGAGCTGTATAGCCTGTGGGAGAAACTCCACGAGCCTGCTGTGTTTGTTGCGTACGAGCTTGAGCGACTTCTTCTGCGATTGACTGAGTAGCAACCTTTGCTTGTGCTATAGCGTTGTCAATTTGTTCCTTAGTCTCACCTGTAATGAAATTATGGAATTGAGGTGCGATCTCAGTACTGCTTGCTTGTAATTGAGAATTTCTATAATCTACAAGTTCGTTTAGTTGTCTTTCCTTTGCAAGTACTGCACGTTCAGATTCTCTTTCTTGCTGCAACTGGGCAAAACGTGATTCCCAGGTATTATTAGTCTCCTCCAGCTTAGCTTCCAGAAGAGCCTTTGCAGACATCTCTTCATCTTTCTTAGCTTGGATTAAAGCTTGCTTCTCGGCTTCTTTACGATCGACTTCGGCTTGTTCCGCAGTACGTTGATCCGCAAGCGTCTGTAAGGTTTTCTGAGCTTCTGCCCATTGTTCCTTTAATGAAGTCAGCTCGGGATACAGCTTATCCTTCTCTTCCTTACGAGCCTTTGCAATGTCGTCTGCGGTAAATATTCGTTCACCTGTAGCGCCATGCTGAAAAGCTGCTGGGGAAGGATTCGGACTCTGCGCACCGTTTCCTGCCGGATTTGGAGACTCAATTGATGTCACCAAATTTGGCTGTACTGGAGTTGCCATTGTTATATCTCCTAAATTTTAGCTATTTGTTTTCCGAATATGTCCCATGTGAATTTACTTAAATGTGTACTTAGTTGTCGTCTGTAGGTAGCTGTCGAGAACCTAGCTTTGTTCCGTACGCTGTGACCACTGCCTCACGTAAGGCATTCATAGAACCTGCACCATCAAGCTTATCCAAGTCGATTTTATTAATCGTTCCTGGTCCTCCAGAAGGAGGCTTAGGATTGCCTTCGGCATCCTTACCTGGATCTACTACTTCTGAAGTACCGTCTGGTTGTGGAACCATTCCGGTAAGTTCAGCAGTTACAGAATCAATTTGTGTTCTTAGCATACGTAGTGCACCATCACGAATAGCATCTTCGTGCAGTTCATCATAGATTTCTTGTAGCTTATCGTCTGGGAATTGTTCTCCCAGATCCTTCAAAGCTCCTCTACGACTTTCCATATCCATATTCATCATTGCAGCAATCTCATTCAACTTGACTAAACGATCCACTGGAAGTGGAGATGGCCAATCGATATCACTGAAATAAAGAAGTGGATCTGCTGGATCTACTGCCAAAGGTTGACCTTCTTTAATAATACCTTCAGTAGTAGGATCATATAAAGCTGCTTCGGGTTCAAAAATAAATAAAGTTCTTAATGCTAATTCATTTATTTTTGCTAGTCCCTTACCATATTGTATCTTCTTTAGCTCGAACTTTTGAATTAAAGGATAAAACTGAATAGCAAGAGCCACACCAGAGGTATTTGAAATGGGCTGTGACTGGCCCAAAGCAGACTCAGGTACTCCGGTCATTTCATGCATGGAACGCTTAAGAGTATTAAGAACTTCCAAGGGCCACTGTAGATCTACGCCATTTTCAAGGTTATGAATATCTACATCCTTGTTACCAATACTCCAAACGCGGTTGGTTCCTTTCTCAAGCTGAGAAGGTTTCGCACCGATAACAACGGTAATAGGAGCTGCATGATAATTAACGATGTCTGCGATATCAGTAGCAGTTTCATTGTACTGACGATTAAGGGTAATCAAATCCTGCACATCGGACATTCCCCAAGGGGATCCGGAAGCGGGATGATTAGCAATATGCACAATAGGAATAACGCCTAGAGCATTTGGGCGCTCATCAATTAGTTCATCATTAACAAATTCTCTGATGGTATCAGAACGAATAAGTTCAGTATATGTATATACAGATCTAGTACCTTCCGTATTTGTTCCCCAGAAACGGTACTTTAATTTAAACTCAAGAAGTCTGTCTCTATCGTGTGGGTGCCACGTAGGGAAACAATAAGCAGAATTAAGAGGAAGGATACGAACTCTTCCGGGATGAATATTTCCTGCTTCATCTTCCCAAGCGGGTTCATAAGCTACTTTAACGAAAGCATCTCCAGAGACACCTCCTTGCTGACCCAATTCCCAAGTAACAGCTTTCATATTATTATCCTGTTGCCAAATTCTCTTTAGTAAGGCAGGAATAATATGATCGTACTCTTTAATGGTATCAAAGGAAATTCCTCTGGAGAAGCAAAAGTTATTAATATAATCAGCAAAGGCTTTTATGTAATTAAAGGTAAGTTGAGGATCACCAAATTCTCTACGAGTTCCCCAATGATGCCCTAAGTACCAGGCCCAGTATTCTGCGTATCTATTTAAACGTGGTCCATGCATTTCAAACTCTTCGTCAGAAAGCTCAACTAGACCTAGCGGGCTTATAGCAATCGCTAGGTCTGAAGCAGAAGCTCTCATTGAAGGAGAGTAGAAAGTCATTGACATTAATTTACATCCTATAAGTTCGCCGAATTAGTATTTATACTATAAAGATTAGCATAAATTTAAATACCCAGTACTGTAGCATAGACAGTTCGTCCCGCTGGTAGTAGTGCAAAAGGTAGAGCACTTAATACTGCTCCTGCTCCTTGAAAACCTGCACCAGAAAGAGTGGTAGTACTCACCACATTTACAGAGGCAAAACCCATGTCTGCTGAAGTTAATCCAGAAGATACAATAACTACAGTAAAACTAAATATAGTAGTAAATGCTGCTGAAGTAAGATTAAAAGAAAATACTCCTGCACTATCTGTAGTTGTTGTTCCAGTAAAGATTTTTGAAGCTGATTGAATAGTACCACTATTATATACTTTAGTAGTCTGTCCAAATGTCGCTACATCAGTACTAGCTGTTCCATTAATTACGTTAGTTAATTTATGTGTATTTAAATTTAAATCGCCTGTAGGAACAGTTAGTTGATTAAGTGCAGGTAAATTAGAGGGGCTTACAGGTGCAACTAAACTTATGGTAGAGCCTGAGGCCGTTAATCCCGTACCCGCCGAACTAAAACCTCCACCGCCAAAACTTCCTCTAGCCATTATTGTTGCACCTCAATTGTAAAAGGTACGATGGCAGAAGATATTAGACGTACTTCAGTAGTTGATACTATTCCGGTGGCAGGTTCTGAAGGTACTTGACCATTCCTTATGGCATCAACCCAACTATTAGCGGCAACAAAATGACAATCATCTCCCGCTATAGTAGGATCAATTTTATCTGTACGGAACCATATATCTGTAGTACCTCTATTTATAATTTCTACAGTAGAATTCCAACTGTTAAAAATGACTGGTAGTACCGTATTCGCTACAGTACTTCCACTTTGAGTATGAATAGCCATATTAATTCTTTCTTATCAAGAGGCGTAAACAGTAAATGGAATTGCTGTATCTGATATTAATAATACACTTGTTCCACTAACAGATCGAGTAATAGGTTCTTGAGATAAAATGCCATTAGGAAATGTGACAGCTTGCCCCGGTAACACAGGATAATTGTCGTCTGCCAAAATTACGGGCTCATTACCATCAGTACGTAACCATATAGTACCTGTAGTGCCTCTATGTATCACTGTGATATTCGCAAGATACTGTGGAAAATTAACTGTATATTCCGTATTTATTGTTAGAGTATCTGATTTTGCTCTACTTGCAGCCATAGTATTTCCTAACGCATATTAACGACCGCAGTAGTCTGGTCTACTGGATACTGTTCTCGGATATCGGAACGGGAAGGAATGTGTCCTCCACTAAAACCTAACTTGTTCAGAAAATCATTACGCTGCTGAACATCAGCATTTTCTTGTCCGGGAACATTTGCGAATAAATATCCACCACTATTCCCGGACAATTCTTTAAAAGAAGCAGTTCGTCTATCATGAAAGACTGTCACTGCTCACTCCTTAACCAATAACAGGCTGTACACCAGCACTAGAAACTAGGCTGATAGTTACTCCGGCTACGCTGGCTGTACCAATACCCTTTACAGGTGTAGCAGCAGCAGTGAAAGCGCCTGGTGCAGAAGGATCTGTAGCAAGTGGAGTAGTAGCAGTTATCTCAGGTCGCTCAGTTCTATTACGCAAGTAAGTAGTTCCGATAGGACAAGCAACTGCGTCTGCACCAGCCACAGTTGGTGTGCTTCCATCAGTTGTTACATAGACTGAGTTAGCTGCTCCGGCAGGAACAGTTACAGCTACATAAGGAGCCCAGCCTGTGAAAGTAGTTGTAGTAGAGCTAGTACCTACTGTTACGGTTGCGGTAAATACGGCCATAGTTCACGTCCAAAATTATTAGAAGAAATTACTTAGTAGCTGGCTTTACAGCCTGAGTAACTGCATCTGTCACTTCAGAACGAAGGGTGTCAGAAATAGTCTCAACCTGAGTAGCAGCAGCATGGATATCAGCAGCAACGGCTTCCTTGACTAGATCCTCAACGGGAGCCAAGTGTACGTGCTGGAAAATAGATTCTAACTTGACTACTAAGGTATGAAGATCTCCTTCTACCTTATCTTTTAGGTCAGCTAGCTTTGTCTCTAGTTCTGTAAATACGCTCATTATTAATCCTTTATTAGTGTCTAGCTACTGAAGCATTGCTCCAGAAAACTACTTCTTCCAAATGAGTTATAGCTAAAGACTTTTCTCTACTATCTGGCAACGTGCTGTCAAGCCAAGTAGCAAAATCTTTTGCATATAAACGAATAGAGCCATATATGGCTCCTTGTTCAGAGGATGCCGGATGAAACGTAAAACGATTAGTTATATCAGTGGAGTCCATATAGTATTCCTTTAGTTTAATTAGTCGGTAACAATGGCCCCGTGAAGACGCTCATAACGTCCACCAGAACGATTTACTTGCTCAAAGCGACGAGAAGCATTAGTATCTACATTAACTCCGTGCATGAATTCTCCGGTCATACCAGCAGAATCAATCCATGCAGCAGAGCCTACATGTGCACGCTCACGCATTGTCTCAGCAGCAGGCTTCTCGAATACATTCATGTTGTGGTTAGGGCGGCCGGGAGCGGTACGGTAGCCCTGCATAACACCTAATTCAAAATCATTAGGAACGTCTGTATCAGTGGCTAGACCTTCTTCAAAACGCAAAGGTCCACGACGCTCAGGGTTTGATGCCGTCTTACCTTCGTAGTTAACTGCGCCACGGTCTCTTTCAGGGAATCTTGGAGCAGGCGCAAGCTGTACGGCGCGTCCTGCCTCCTGGTACATTTCAGCCATATTATATCCTTAATAGTTAATCATTATATTTATATGATATCAGTTAACTTCTTCTTCTATCATAAAATGGATTGTTCGAAATAGATACTTCTTCCTGAATACTCTCAGGAATCACGCTTAAGGCAATAGACAAAGAATCACAGTAGTCATCATGTGCATTAGCTTCCTTGGGAGCCTCTGCCAACATATAAGGTCCCTCAAACTTTACCTGGAGATCAGACATCTGCTGGACAAAGTTTCTATAGGTACGAAGATTTCTCGTTTTAGCGTGGGCAGGCCAGCTAATCTTTCCACGATCTATGACTTCTCTCAGATATTTCCATCTGTCTGATTGCGCAGGTCTTTGGGAAGAAACATCAACAATGGTTATATGAGGTAATAGTACCTCTAATCGAGAAATGAATAGATCTCCCATTCCTCCAGAGTCTACTCCTATAGCCCATACATTATATTTGGAAACAAACTCTACAATTCTATGGTACTGAGCTTCCCAACCTTGTCCTTGAAGATCCAACCAGTTTAAGATACGTGTATGGTAATAACCGAATTCATCTCGTCTTTCCCAGTCAACGAACATGGCAGTAACAATAGTACTGTCGATCTTTCGTGCAGGATCAATACCTATGATTATGGGAGTAGTGTAATAGCTCTTTACTGTTTCCATAGACTTATCGCCAAGCTCATCCAGACGCTCAGAAGTTGTGAACATTCCTTGTTCCAGAAGCCAGATAAGGCGATAGGATAGTTTAAACTCATCGGAATCAAATCCCATGCGCAGCATGTCTCCCGCTACGGCTTTCTCATAACGCTGATTCCATCTGGATACTTCACGATAATCGGCTTCAAAATGATTAATCCTAGCTCCACGCTTTGTGCCATTTCTTTTATTATGTGTTATCTCTCTGTGGAATACTCCCTTTTCATAGGTAGGAGTTCCTGTCATAACAAAAGAACCATTAGTTGAAGCAAGCATAGGACGTATAGATTTGTCTACTACTTTTTGATCTGCAACCTGCGCCTCATCCAACAAAGCAATATGATAAGTCTTTCCTTCAATATTAGCTCTAGGGTGAGCAGTTTGACGACGTACTAAAGATCCGCACTTCTCCAGCTTAATTTCAGATCCACGACCTTTTACTTTTTCATCTATAGCGGGATCCAAAAGAATGGCTTGCGCTCGTTCCGAAGTAAGCATAGATACAATACGCGAGAACAAGGTCTTGGCCATGTCATCTACAGGAGCAAAAGCACCAACCCACACACCTTCTTTAAAATCATCTAACCACTCATTGAAGGGTTCTACTTTAGCTAGCCGGGGCAGCATTATCATAAGGGTAGCCACAGTGGCTGCTACTGTTTCAGTTTTTCCTGACTGACGAGAGAACAAAGCCGTTACTGTCGCCCCATCATTGATGATAACTGATTCTATTAAACGAGCTGCGAAAGGTCTTTGATAGCCATAAAGTGGATGACCGGAAAGTTCGTCAGCAAATATTAACAGTCTCTCTACCAAGGCATCCACAAAAGCCTTAGAATGTGGATCCAAATCGATACGAGTTTTATTTATCGCATCTAGTTCTTCAGCAGTTAATTCATCTAATTCTATTTCGGTTGTCATATTATTCTCCCAATTCGTAACTCATAATCTCTATTGTACCTAAGTTGACAGGCAGGGAGATTCGTACTACGCTGATAGAAAGAAACCTACCGAGAGGAAGTACCATGCAAGACAACAACGTATTCGATCAAGCATCCTCATCTTCCAATAATGTTCAGCACTTTGTGCGTCCTGCTATAGCAGGACTTGTAGGGGGCTATATTGGTCATAGACTGGATCAAACACGCTTTGGCATCTGGGTTAACACCAATAGAACTATTACTATTATTTGTCGTTGGCTTAAGATTGCCCTTGTTCTTGCTGGTGTAATCGGGCTGCTTCTATATACTTATATCTTTCTTACTGTCCCTGAAGTTGGATAAATCGTTCTTCTAATACTTGTAGGGCGGCCAAAAGTGATACTGCACCTGTACGAGTATCTTCTATATATGCGAGAGCCTGATCCGGATTTCTATGGGTTGGGCTCTTTCGTATTTCCGCTATATTTTTTCCTATACCGGTATGAATATTATCCATCCATCGTACAAGTTCAGAATCGCTGGTATTGCGAAGTCTCTTAAGAAGTCGTCCACGTATTTTCTCATCTGGACGATAGTTTTTTCTAAAAAATGCCATCACAAATCCAATACGTCTACTAGTAGTTTTTGTTCTTCTGCGGAAAATTGTCGTTTAATCATATTTCTACGTATGTGTTGTTTTTCAGTCTCTGAAAACTCTATGTCGCTCATCTGACGACCTTCTAGAGCATCCAACAGGGTTTGCTCCTCAGTACGGTTGGTGGAACGCCACAGACCTACTACAAGCCCTTGACGAGCCCAGGGCAAGCGTAGGATCAAGGAGTTAGACCATCGAAAAGGCTCATCCATCTCATGCGAAGGATATCTATGTACTAAGGGAGATTTCTTTTGTAACTGTATTCTGTGTACGAATAATGGTCCTAGATCGTGTTTCGAATAGTGCATTATATTCCTTATGCTAGTCCTCTATTATATGGATAATTATTTAAAACTGTGTTTATATACCTTCCAGGGGAAGCTGCTCTTTGAAACTTCCACCACACTGAGGGAGGTACATTATAGTATGTATAATACTCTCCGTCTCTAAATTTAATTCTTAGAGCCTGACTTCTTTCATCATAGCCTGCTGCCAAAGTTCTAGGGCGGCCGGGATTTATAGTAGGCGTAGGTTGATAAGGAAGAAGTAATTCGTCATCTCCATTGATGGCCATTTCTATTTCTTGAGCCACATGAAGATCTGTTAATTTGGCCGCTCTAGCCTGGACTTCGTTAAGATCTAATACAGAACGTCTAGGATTGGAAGCTGTTTGTGGGGTGTTGGAGCCCAGAAAGGTTCTATCCCATGCCGATCCTGCTCTGTTTTGGGCGCTGCGCATTGGCGCTATAGGAGGAATCCTATTAGTTACTTTTCTTCTTGGCATAATATCTCCTAAATAAAAATAGCCTGCACCGTAATAATACAGTGCAGGCTATGTGTTTTACTCAGAGACTTCTGTTGGATCCATAATAAGACCAGGCTGATTTCGATATTTGTCTGGATCTATATTGGCTTTCTTCTGAATTTCTGGATCAGGGAGCTGATCTTCAGTAAATACATTAGAAGGAGTTCCCTCATCATGTACCCAACCATGAGCAGATTGGGCTGTCCAACCTATATTAGTTTGTGGCATAGTGATCCTTAATTGTTATTAACAGTCCAGCCTGCCGGAAACTCTGTTTCTTCTGAACCATCTACTTTATGTGGACAATAATATCCAGCAAAAACATGTTTTCCATCTACAAATTGACATACATCTACAAACAGATAAGGTTCATAACCAACAGGTTGTCCTGTGTTAGCGGTCCAGCTTTCTTCTTCCCACACAGAGCCTTCGTCTTGTACAGGGCTGTGGAAAACTATTCCATCACTCATTAATAAAACTCAAATCTGGTGGTCGATATTCTGGCGGCTTTATAACCTTGCCAAATTTATTATAGTGTACTTTACCATCTTGCCAGATTTTTCCCATATTAGATCTATGTACTGCATTGAATATATCTTGCAAAGGAATATTTAGTTCTTCGGCTGTACCGTAAATGACATAAAGAAGGTCTGCTAGTTCTTTAGCTAACTCAATCAAAGCTTCTTCATAAGTAGAAGAAGTTAATCCTATATCAGTTCTATCAAGAAAATCGAGTGCTTCTTGTACTTCTTGTTCTTCTTCTTGTATAAGATTTCCTCGGCGATTAATTTTACTAGCTAAACCGTCTTCTCTTTGCTCAGATGTAAAAGTATCATGAAATTCTTTCAAATTCTCCATGGGAGAATACTGCATGTTTAACTCCTAGTAAAGTTGACCATCTACCGAGAAACAACCATCCTGAACAGTGACAAGTCTGGGATACACACGAGAACCGTGAATCTCAAGAATTCCAAAGGCTTGCTGCCAATTAGCAGCTACTCCCTTTTTCTTTAGATAATCGGCCTTAGTAAGATCCATAAAGTGACCTACCTCAAGACCTGTCAGGGTATTACGAATCTTTCCGTTGTAACCTGTACTCTCTGATGTCATACCAGCTCTGTGAGTATGTCCACAGACAGTACTGGTACCAAACTTGTTCTTGGCCAAACCAAAGGCTGTACGACCCGCTGATGGACTCAAAGAACCTTCATCTCCGTGTGCCATGACCCAACCAGGCGCAAGTTCTACAACTTCGTCTCGTACAAACTCGACATCGAATTCATCGAATCCAGAAAGGTTCTCAATGGAAAGTACATCAAGGGACGCCAATCCAGGAGCGCACGATTCAATATAAAGCTCAAGTCGGTCATCATGATTCGACCGGACTATACGGAATCGTCCATCGAATACTTCTCTGATACTTTCCAAGATGCCTCTGGCAGAATTGAATCCGTCTTGTAGGTCTCCTGCATATTCGGTTTTCTTACCTCGTACCCACCGACTGATTTCAGTAGAATCAGTGAAATCTCCAACTTGCGCAAGCTCATCTGGCTGATAGTCTCCTAGGAAATCAATGAACTTATCTACCAAAGCAACATCATGCAATGGCGCTTGCACATCTGGCATGATAACAATAGTCTTTGCTTTAGTATTTTTTGAAATATTAGTTACATTGCAATATCCGGGTACTGTATGAACCTGGCCTTCTGTGGTGCTATATGTAGGACTATAGTTATATGACTCCTGGATATAGTCCATCGCCTCTCTAATATTTTTATCTGTAATTGCTTCTTGTTTATTGCGAAATGTACGAATTAATTTCTCAGATACAGCATATCCGCTGCCCGCAAGAATTTTACATACTGATGCGCGGCCCTTAGATTTATCTGCCAGCACCTCGGCGACATTATCATTTTCAGAAGCCAACATATATAGCTGATCGATGTTTGAAATATATTCTAAGTTTCCCCACATATTTGCCTCCTTATAAAAAATCTGTATAGTGCAGTACATCCTACACTATACAGAGATTCGTGTCTACTTCTTACTTACTATGAGATCAACAATTGCAATGGTTATTGGAATCATGACCATAGATATAAGCCATCTAAATTGAGACTGTCTAGATTTTAGATAATCACTATGTTCTTTCTTTCTTTCTGTAGTCTCTTTATTTAAAGATGCCTCATATCGATTACGCTCTTTCATCAAGTCTCTTCTTAAAGACTCAAAAGAATTTCTCAAATCCAATCTTAAAGCTGCTATATCACTCTCAGTATCTTCAATTTTTTCATTGACATTTTCGAATCTTATATCTGAAGAACGCTTGTCCGCATAATACTCAGTTAGTGTAAGCAGTCTGTCCAGGCGGCTAGAAAAATCTACGAACCGTGTATCCACGTTTCTCTGTAAACTGTCTAGCTCTCTTTGGACTGCTTCTGACCAATTTGGGGCATTCGGTTGTGTTGGCATTAGCAACTCGCTCGGGCTAGATATTCAAAAAGGAATAATAATACTAGACCGCGAGCTGTCAATTACTTCTTCAAATAAGTACCCCAAATGATCTATTAGTAGCAGTCTAGTGCCATTTCTCTATAAGGATAGCACTAGACTGCTCAGGCGTATAAACACTTACAGTAATGACTCAGCGGGTGGTCGAACCAATTGCCATACCTTGTCAGTTACGTTGTTATTATCCAACATTAAAAACATAAAGCCTTTATATCTTGAGTCTTTAACTCGCAAAGCAAAATCTTTTCGGGACCATTTTTGATAATTAGCCACGTCCAACCACATGGTATGTGTATTAAACTCCTCAAGAATAGTACTCCATTCAGCCCAATAATTTTTCTTGATCTTAGTATACGTTTCTTGGAGCCAATCATGCCATTCGTCTGGAATAATATTTACAAGATCTTCTAGAGTTTTACCTTCCTTCATGTTCTCCCAGATACGACGCTCTGTCAAGCCCGTAACGATCTTGTGCATCGCTATGTAATCATCCTGCTTGATCTTGACTCTGTGGTCCAACTCCGGGAAGTAGACCACGTAACCCTCTGCATTAGGTCTAGGAGGGGCCTTCAGCGCCTCACTGAGAGTCTTGTAAGGGAAGGTAGTAGTTCGGTCCCAGTGCCAATCTGGGAGGCTCTCAGGCCCGTACGTAGAGCCTTCGTCAATACTTCTGGCACCAAGTAATACCAGGGAATCTTTGTCTCCGTAATCCAATACGATACGGTTTTGTGGATAGATGATTTCAAACATATATGTAAGATCACTATTTAATCCCAGTAAAAACGAACTGTACTTTTGACGAAGAAGTATTGTGGCATGCGACGCCTGGTCTGATTGAAAGGAACCTCTTGTAGCTATTTCCCAAAAACCATCAGGACGACGAAATAGAATTCCCAGAGATCCGTCTAACTTGTCATATACCTTAACTGAATAGCCAGCAAGAATTACGTCTGCCTGATCTTGACCATAATTCATGAACTTGTCAAAAGGGCGCGCAAGTACTTCTTTGGTATCCCAATCAACTATAAGACCACGGCATTGTCGAGTTATGTCATTCCACTCGTTGGCGAATTGAGCCTTTTCAGTGTAGTTAAATATACGAACATTTGGAAAAATGGGATGAATACCAAATCTTACATAACCTTCCGTAAGCATAGTATCTAAATCCCGGATGTTAAGTAAATCATGTATAAGCATTAGTATTCTCCTTCCTCCCACATAACTACAATACGATCCGGAATGATATTCTTACCGGCCCAGTCTGACACTTCTCCTTCGTAAAGTCCTAGGAAACTATAAAGAGAAACATTTAGGCCCATAGAAGTGTGCCAAGTCTCAATAAGATCATCTACATATCCATAGAGATCGTACTTGTGATAATGCATGGTCGAATCTTTATATGCTTCTCTTTCATCTTTAGTCCATGGACGCACGATATTTCCTCCTCAGTGTGTGGTACGATCTACGTCAATAAAAAATCCTCTATGTGACACATAGAGGATTTGGTACTACTTACAAGACAAATGCTTACTTAAGAATTTATTATAGGCTTTATCATAAGCTGTTCTACTTTGTCCTACATTTTTAGTAGCAGTAGTCTTACAGCCCAAACATTCAAAATGAGCAATACCATTAATTAATTCATCAACTATACTAGCCATTTATTTCCTTAAGGTGGGTAAGGAGGGATTCGAACCCCCATGTCCGAAGAGACGGATTTACAGTCCGCTGAGCCAACCAATTGCTCAACTCACCCATTGGCGCAGGAGCCTTATCCTCCACCTTCCTCGTTATATAGAGGTGTGAGAGGCATCCATTGCATACCAGAGAGGAGGATTTTTATGGTTACTCTGGACCTTAAGGGTGAATGACGGGAGTCGAACCCGCTTTAACCTGGACCACAACCAGGCGCCTATCCGTTTGGCCTCAAACACCATAACCCTATTGATATAGGGCAGAAAGTAATTCTCTTTCAAGAGCTACTTTCGGTCTTGCTCCAACTACTGTTTTTACTAAATCACCATTAATAAATAGTGCAATTGTTGGAACAGATAATATTTCATACTTATTAGATGTCATATGATTTGTATCAATGTCCATTTTGACAAAAGTAATATCTGTATGCTCTTGTGATAAAGAGTCTAGCACAGGTGCTACTTGACGACAAGGACCGCACCAGGGTGCCCAAAAATCTACAATGACAGACTTATTGTTGTGTAATACTTCATGAAATGTAGCATCAGTTACCGAATACATTAACTTAACTCCTTGCCACATCTATGACACCAACGACTACCTTTTATATTCTTTGCTTTGCATCTTGAACATTTAATCATAGTTATCTCCTTAACGTCCAGGTACCGGGATTTGAACCCAGAATTACACTTTATCAGAGTGTTGTGATGACCAGATTTCACTATACCTGAAAGGACTGCTAGTGTCCAACTAGGATTATATCCGAATCTAACGGATAGCAGTCTTTGTACTCCAGGTCGGATTTGAACCGACGCATCTCCCGCTTATAAGACGGGCGCCTTCACCAGACTTGGCCACTGGAGCAAGTTAGGCCACACTATAACATAGTGATTCAATAGTCAATACTATCAGCCAGCGGAAGCTAGGGGGGTCGAACCCCTACGGCTATTACACCCAACAGTTTTCAAGACTGCGACCGGCGCCATCTATCGGTTGGAACTTCCAATGTCCATACTAAATTATACATAAAAGCGTATGTGTAGTCGAGCACTTCTTTTATGTATATTTAGCTACCTTACTAATCCGGACTACACGTCGTCTTTCAGGTTCCTGATATAGGACTGATACCAGAGCGGAGAAGACAGGATTCGAACCTGCGGAGCTTTTACACCCTTCTGATTAGCAATCAGATGCCTTAGACCAACTCAGCCACTTCTCCATATTTACTTATCAAGACGATCTGCGGGAACAGTTATAGTTCTTCCTATATCAGGGCCTTCTAAAATCGTTACCCAATGTCTTCCATACTTACGATCAGGTTTTACATATTCCGCTTTGTATTTTCCATATATCTTAGTTATTGTTCCTTGTTTCATGCTATCCTCCAAGAGCGCATTACCGGAATCGAACCGGAAATCATTGGTTTTGCAGACCAACTCCACACCATGCGGATTAGATCAATGCGCAAAGTGGATCTGCCCGGAATCGAACCGGGGTGCTGAAAGTTTCCGACGTGCGGCTTTAAGTTCAGACGAAACCTTACAGACCCATAAAACTATTTAGATATGATGAAATCTTCAATTTCAAGACAATTGGTAACTACTATTCCAGGCATATCCAGACTAATTCTGGAACGCCGCTCACCTGGACGAGCTAGCTTTACATCACACAGAATATTATTACGGATAGCAATAACTACTCCCAGACGATCCTTGTATGTTCCTTTTTGCATCTTTACGATGTCGCCTACTTTTGCCATAATTGCCTCCTGCTTGTTACGAGTACCCGCTGAGGGAATCGAACCCCCGCATGTAGTGTGTAAAACTACTGGTCTTCCATTAACCTAAGCGGGCATGGCCCCTAAGGGCTTTTAACTTACTTATTTCTACCCCAGCGACTCTTCTTTGCTGGCTTTTCGTCCGAAGTTTGTGCCTGAAGTTCTTCCTCAAAATATAGCTTGCCATTTACTACATATCGTGGTTGCCTACCGAAATCATCCGATCGAGAAGTAATTCTGCCGTCCTTACCATCGACCGTATCTACTTCTTGGCCTTTTCTAAACTTATATCCCACAATTGCCTCCCATTGTGTTTAACTATACTTACGTACTCCCGGAGGGATTCGAACCCCCATTTAACAGCTTAGAAGGCTGGTGACTTGTCCATTAGTCTACGGGAGCAAGATGACGCTTGTGCAATCCTCGCTGATTTGTTCTACGTCTATGACAGTTAGCACATACGATTTCACACTTGTCTATTTCTGCTTTTATAGCCTTCCAACTTCTAGTAGAACTTCCTACAGCTCTAGCAATTTCAAATCGCTTTTCGTAACCTGGAAGGTGATCGAACTCTAGCACTATGGGATCATATTCTCCACAATCCGTACATGACGAGTTGCGGAGAATCGACCACATAGCTTCAAAATTGCGTTGCCGATGTGCTGCTTGCGATGCGTATTGATCTTCTCTATTTTTATAAGGCATACACTAAGTATAGCACACTTTGTTCTATCCCACTACTTAATCTTATTATTAGGAACGATAACTGTAATACTCTTCTTAGGGTCCTCTGGATCTTCAATTAGAACGTGTGACCTAGTCTCTCCGACTTCAGTTACAACTCCCGTACGATTCTTAGGGATCGAAACATTTGAATTTGCCTTAGGCTTGCCCATTGCATCCTCCTATTGTGTTTATCAGTCCCACCAGCCACGACTATTGTACTTCGTGTCGGTGCTTATGTCAACGTCTTCAGGATCTTCATGACACGCTGCCCGAAGCTGTTGATTTATTCTAGATCGTATCGCCTGGTTTGTCAACTGCTTGAAAGCTTTATCGCTCTTCATATTAGGATAGTATCTCAGCCAATATTCACAATATTTGCCTTCAAGCATTTCTTCGTTGGTATGTCTACCTTGCCAACGAGCATACTGTCTAGCATGACGTGACTGTTCTGGTATATCAAGAGTACAAGGTATATTCTCGTACCATCTTCTGTAAAGTTTTCTTATATGTGTTACTGGATCTACGTCAGGTCGCCAAGGATATCTGTCATACTCTTCTTCACCGATCTCCTCCCGCTGCATAACAATATGCGCGTGAGTAGCGTAACGAGACATTTTTGGATCATTCTTTAATACCCAGTAAGGACGATCTTTTAATGTACGAGACAAAGTACCTCCCACAGTTAAATGCTTAATAACGGTAATATTCAGGTACCGTCAATCTGACCTGCTTGGTCTGGACGTGCAGGAACGCACTCTATGATCTCCGTGTTTTCCGAGGGACAACCCTCACATAGATGAACCCTATGTCCCTGTGCATCCAGAGGGATTCGAACCCCCAACCTCTTGATCCGTAATCAAGTGCTCTATCCGTTGAGCTATGGATGCATAATCTAGGCTATTTGAATATTAATGCTATTTGATCCAGATTTTTGAACCATCTTGCCTAGACGTTTTGTGTGTCTGAAGCTTACCAAAAAGTCTGCCAAACGTCCAGGGGTCACCAGGTAAGGTGGATACTTTGTTACGGGTGCTCCCGAATCGGCATAGTCTTGGGCAACTAACTGAGAGCATATCAAATGTTTTGAACTGATAACTCTATCAGATACTTTTGGATGACGAATACCAACTCTATAAAGCGCTATAGCAAAATAATCTAAGAAACTATAAGGTGTGCCAATTTGTTTTAGAGCCATGTCTATTATAGAACTTCTTTGAATATCAGTCAAAGGAATAAGACCTGTAGACCATAGAATGAATCTACCATCATACCCACTTATATCTGATAGAAGTGCTCCGCCTGGTTCAGCTTCTACTATCTTACCCTCACCAATATAGATGAAAGCATGTTCATAGTCATTGAAACCATCACCATTCAACCATTGACCAATACGGATCAGTTTACCTACACCGCCTTTAATGGCGACTAATCCAAAGTCTCCAGGCTGAGGAGTGATCATTAATTATCGTGTTCCCTCTCATGATTAGCTCTTGCTCCGATAGCATCAGCTCTAGATGTTAAGTTACTTACAGTAGTGAATTTACATTTTGGACGTGGACACACGTAATACCATAAACCTTTAACTGTATAAAGATCTCTCAATATATTCATGTGATTCCTGTCGGGCTCGAACCGACGCGCTTCGGATTAAAAGTCCGCTGCTCTACCAACTGAGCTAAGGAATCATTGTCCCGGTTTTTTAGAGAAACCGCGCTACTAAAACTCAGTGCTCCGTGTCCGACTTGAACGGACGACCTGTCGCTTAAGAGGCGAATGCTCTACCAACTGAGCTAACGGAGCATGCATGGGCAAAATACTAGTAGGTATAATTCGGCCGAATTAACTTTCTTTAATATTCTGTTATCCCATGTTATTAGCGTTCTGGGTCCGACCCAACCGGTTTAGGTAGCTAATACGGACTTCCGCGTGGACCTAGTCGGATTCGAACCGACACTCGTCTCCTTGCAAAAGAGGTGCATTCCCAATTATGCTATAGGCCCATCGTGGCGGTTTTTTACTAGAGGGCAGTCCGCCAACTGCTCTTAATACTGTATCAGATCGTATGAGTCAAAGTCAAGACAACGGTTTTGGTCGGCTACATGTTGGACACTTTGCTTCTCTCGGCTTCCACCATTCTCGACAAAAAATACAGAACCACCTACTCACTTCTTAGCCTCCCAAGGCCATACAGCATTCTGCCCAGCCTCAATCATAGGAATCTGTACAAATGCCTTATCAGTCAATCCGCCAAAGGTGTGACGCTTCTTTGAACCAGACTCACTGTGAGCCGCTTGATATCCTCCAAGATTCCAAGTGTACATCGGAATCTTAGCAGGAACAATGCTTCCTGGATCGACACCATAGCCGTTGTACTGCTCATCAGTGATGAGAATAACTCGGTCATGCTTCGGTGTCAAGTGTCGCTTAATAGCTCCAGTGGTGTCTGTTCCGCCAAGATTCTCAAACTTACTGAGCATCGGCAGAATAGAATTCCCCTTACGGAAAGATACTACCTTGGAAGAACTATCCTGACCATACCATGCTGAACCGTACTGCACAAGATCAGCCTTTTCTGCTTGCATAGCCAGAGCGGTACCGAAAATAGCAGCCGTGTCTGCACGATCGAGTCCTTGGACACCTCCACCAGTCTGGAACATGCTACCAGAGCGATCAACTAGAATCAAGCTATTCCCATTAAGGGAAGGGACATTGGCCAAAGAAGCCTGCAAAGCACTCTCTAGCGCGGCAGAGATCTGTAGATTATCCTTATTTGCCTGGTAAGCAGCAAGGAATCGGAAAGGGAACTGCTTACTCTTTGCAACCTGCTCGAAATCAGCAAGCTTACCAAGAACTTCCTTCAGCACCTTAGCACGGATACCAGCATTCTGGAAATTACGAAGATTACGAAGCAGCGCCATGTATCCCATAGAAGGAATAACGGCTTCCCAAGCCGCAGCATCCATAGGACCCTGAAGCCAGCCAGACAGAGCTTCCCACGTCATTCCTGCATTCTTGAATAGGCTCTGTACCTCTGTTCCGCCCTTACCTATAAGTGCCTTTCGACTACGAACAGGCATTTCCATAATAGCCTTACGAGTCTCTATCATGGGCAGATGATTCTCTCGGCCAACAAACTCTGTGTTATTGTATCGACTATTCATCGCGTACTTAAATAGTTGTTCCTGTATTTCATTATCAGGCTTAGGGTGAGTAAGCTGAATTACATCAGAAAAACGATAACCGTGAGAAACTGTATCGTACTTAAGAAGAGAATACTCATTATAGAGACGCTTTGCGCCGTCCGCAACACCCTTCTTTAACCAAGCCGGGAAATTCTTACCGTACTTAGCTTCATAGTATCCTAATACTTCACCGGGCTCATCAGCTCGTGCTTGAGCAGCACTAACTATATGACGGGGCCAGGAGGCATTCTCAGCCCCTACAAACGACTCAGCCGCGTGTAATGCCTTGGCACCCTCAACAGCCGCCACAACAGCAGCACTACGCATGAATGCCTCGTTACGAAGCCAGCTCACGAAGTAGCCAAACCAGGCACGATCTGCTACAGCGGCCTTTTGAGAAAGGATAACAAAGCGATCATCGCTGGCCTTAGCATTCTCATAGAACGTATCCTGACCAACAAAGTTGGATACTGCAAACAAATACAGTTCAGACTGGGTATCCCGCGCAAAAGCTACACGAGCATCATGATTAATAATCTTTCCTACAGTCTTTATAGGTGACTGAACGCCTGTGCTGTTAACCTTATTGAACTTACCCATTGTATCCTCCTATGTTGTGGTACGTTAAGTAGATAAAAATAAACCCCTCAAGTAAGGCTATGCCTAACCAAGGGGAAGATTAATAAGTTCCTAGAAATAATGATTTCTGGTGTGTGGGCGCCATGCCTTAAACGGATTCGAACCGTACCTTTTCATTAGCATTGAAGTAACCAGTAATCCACGCATCGGAACTAAAATGATCCACCCTAGAAAAATGTGCGGCCGGATTTTTTCTGCGAAGGGTTGAAGTAACCGGCGGCGTCGCATCGGGTAGAAATATTAAGTTATATGACCTAGAAATAATCGGCTGAGGTTTACTGGGCTATGCCCGTCAATTATCAATTAATTTGAAGTAACCCCGTGCCTACGCATTGGTCATAAAAATAAAGACAGCTAGAAAAAGTCGATAAAAGTTCTTTATATACCCCTGCTCTACCACTGAGCTATCTACCGAAGAGTCGATAGAGTAGGATTCGAACCTACGACCCGGAGTTCCCTGTGAAGTATCTCTTATCTGCGCATCGCTGTCAAGTTAGTTGATAGAAGGGATGTGAACGTTCGTATCAGTATTACAAGGGACGTTTTCGCCCGATTACAGCCGCTAGCAGGCTACCCCAACCTTCTATCAAGTTTAAGTGACTAGAAAAATTTGAATAAAGTATGTACGAGTTTTTATACTCGCCTATCTGTGTTTTACTACAGAGAATGGAATCGAACCACTAATTAACCGAAGTAACTCTATTCTTCGCATCGTCACAAATTTAAATTTTGGCCCTTCTCATTTGAGCTTCATCGAGAGGCTTGAAAAGGGGCTAAGGCTCCCTGAGCTGGATTCGAACCAACAACCGGTCGATTAACAGTCGACTGCTCTGCCATTGAGCTATCAAGGAATAAACCTTACCTACAAGGAGGAAGGTATTTTACTGATACTAACAGAGTTGTTAGTCTCTGTCAAGCAGGAATAGTAGGATTCGAACCCACATCAGCGGATTTGGAGGCCGCTAGTCTTCCATTGACGTATATTCCTAAAACCCCGAAGGGCTATTAATCACTTACTTTGAAATGCATTGATAACGCCTACCATACCATTGTGCATTGCTTGTGGCAAGGCAGGAAGTGCAGAAGCTACCAACAGAGTAAAAACAAAAGCTGTAACAAACTGAGCCCATCCCCATCCCTTACGCATAATCATAAAGAGTAGAAATGCTCCCATAAGACCAATAGGTCCCAAAAATCCTAGAATTTGAGTAACGTCAAACCCCATATCAGTTGCCTCCTTTTATGGATTTTGTAAAACGTACTCCTGGTCAGACTCGAACTGACAACCTTCGGTACCTAAAACCGACGCCTCTGCCAAAATTGGGCTACAGGAGCATAAACTAGAGAGCCTACAGTTCGTCGTAGCCTTCTGATAGATTATGAGTCTACCTTCTCATACGTCTCTAGTCAAGTAGTTCTAGACGGACTCGAACCGTCACTGTTTCGATTTTAAGTCGAATGCCTCTGCCATTGGGCTATAGAACCATAACGTTACTGATGACCACCAAGCAGGTCATATCTCTCTTATCCTAGGTTGAGTGTTTTTTAATTAGCCTGGGCTTACTTAAACTACAGTAACTAACGAGGTTTCCTCAGTACTATTGGAAAGAACCCGCGCTGTACTCCAGGTCGGATTTGAACCGACACTATCATAGTTTTTGAGACTATGTCCTCTACCGTTGGGATACTGGAGCATAAAGCTAAGATACTACAAAACTTTCCAGCAGTCCACTAACTCAACACTTTTTGTTTCAAGTAAGTGTCGTACGTCGTTGCTAGGATAGTCAGGATACATGTAGTAGTCTCCGTTTGTCAAGACTACCGCATAATGTTCTGGATAATTATCCATACCAATAGCTGCTCCAGAATTTAATGCTTCCTGAATTATAGGATCAGAGATTTTCATAATAACCTTTCTTTAAAGAGCCCCCAGAAGGACTTGCACCCTCCGCCTGCGCTTTACAAGAGCGCTGCTCTGCCTACATGAGCTATAGGGGCCTGGGTGGGACGTACAGCAAGGAGGATACCATACGTCCCACTAGGAGTAAAGCTTACGCTGTACCAGTAGCCTTGACAACAAAGTCTGTTCCAACATTCAAAGTGAAGTCTGTTGGTAGATTGAACACAGAGCTGTTGTTTAACTGAATTGTCCAAAGAACAGAAGTATTGGTAACTGGGTTACCCGCACTATCAGTTCCAGGAGGTACTGCTGCTGGGTAAATAGCACGAACTGTTGTTGGGAAAGAAGCGCCACCAGTTGTTGGAACTGGGAACACATAAGCATGTCCATCAGCAGCAACAGCGGCACGTACCTGGTCACCAACAGCAAGGTTGTTCACTGTAACAAGTGAATACGTAAAAGCCATTATTTGAACCTTTCTAGAAAGAATTACTTTAACAGTAATCGCTATAGCAATCTAATTGTATCTCAGAAAGGTTATTTAGTTTAAGTGGCTGGTAGGCTCATCCCTTATGCCTGCTTACATTCCTGCCACAGAATGCAGTATCTCCTACCTGGCGGCCCTTCCCTTGTTCGCGCCGCTCCTATGCTACCCAGAGGATCGAATGGGTGATCTCCCGGAACGCACTCCTACTCCGAAGAGTATCCCATTACGTGCTACGTACCCCCAGAGGGAATTGAACCCTCTCCTTGAGATTGAAAGCCTCAGATACTAACCAATATACGATGGGGGCATACCTACTGATACCTTTGCCAATTAGTGTGTACACACTAAGCATACCTATATCAGTAGTATCCGAGTCTAGTCCCACACATACTTCCTCGGTTTGTTAGCATCAAACAGGCAGCCTATCTCTATTTTGGCTAACGAGCCGCTTTTCTTTTATCTCAGAAAGCACGACACTCTGAAGACCTGTAAGGTGTGTTGCTAGTACCGCTACAGAGATTCGAACTCTGTCCACAAGCGTGAGAAGCTTGCATACTACCTATATACGATAGCGGCATTAATTATTACGTCTTTTTTCTAATACTTTAGTAATTGCTAATAATTTATCTTTATCAAGTGTAGAGCCATATACTGTCAGAGACTCTTTTATCCTCTGCTTTAATCTGATGATCTCTACTAATAGATCATCAGTGCTCCAAGAATCATACCTTGAATTCATGTTTGCTCCACACGTTAAAGATTATAAACCTCTTACTTCTAAGACCTTAACTATACGAAGTATTTCTGCGTTATAGCTCTTTACTGTATTAATATCTAGCGTCTCTTTCTTAAGGCGCTTAAGTCTTACTATTTCAGCTTTGAGTTGTTCATTAGTCATTGCAGCATATTTAGCACTTAGGTTAGCCATTATCTCTCCTTAACGCGGACCCAACCGGATTCGAACCGGCAACCTTCAGCGTGACAAGCTGGTGCTCTACCATTGAGCTATGAGTCCAGGCGCCATGCCCTATTTATATACCGTCGCATGGCGTACGGTTGCTCTACTGTATCACAGAACTTCAGGCCACACCAGCTCTGGCTCAATCTCTACGGCTTTTCCGTGCTTTACTATGACTCTGGAAATATCAGGGGATTCTTCTCCACGACGTTCCATTACTAAGTAACTGTCTGGGTAGAGTCTAGCAAGCTGTCCCAGATCTGTCAACCAGTCATACCACTTAGCTGAATCATATGAATGAACACTATTATTAGAATCCCAATAGGAAAAACCGGGCGAACTATCCCAGTCTGACTCAGTCAAATCATTTAATACTGTATAAGCGTCAATAATATCTGTCTCTAGTACTTCAAATGTAGAATAATAACCCATTAAATTAACTCTCCCAGCTTTCTGAGTTTAGTTAACTCTTGAGTAAAATCATAGTTAATATGAACTAAATCATTAATACCTGGAGTTTCTCCTACAAGAGTATTTATAATTTGTTTTAAACCTTCAACTTGAACTTTAAGTATTTCAATATCCTTATAAATGCTTGGATCCATAAACATATTTACCTCCTTTAGTATTTACTAAAGCTCCCCCGTCTGGGATCGAACCAAAACTACGAGATCCAAAGGCTCGTGTGCTGCCATTACACCAAGGGGGAAAGTATTGATATGCGTCATATGGTAATGGACATATGAACTTTGGCCTCCCTTTTATTTTTCAGGAGGTTTATCAATGAGCGTCACCTATTCCCAGTATCGACCATTCATTGCTGGGGGCTCCTCATTCTTACATACCAAGTGGTGTGCGCGCTCTGAGTCGATTTACACGCTCTAGAATCTTCGGACATACCCTATCACACGACTTGACTAGTATCCGTGCGCTTACTATTTGCCCTACTTACGCCCGCTCCCCAACCTGGATTCGAACCAAGTCTTACTGCTCCAGAGGCAGTAGTGCTACCGTTACACCATCGGGGAATAAAGGCGGTGTTTATCTGGTTTTTCACCAGGAGGCGTACCGCAGAACCTCATTACGAGCGATATAGGAGATTCGAACTCCCTCTTACAGTTTGGAAGACTGTCGTGCTGCCGTTAAACACTAATATCGCATTAGGAAGAGGTACCACCCTCAACTCACTGGCTCTCATCCATCCTACAGTGTAGGACCCAGGCCCGTCAATAGTTTACTTAATCTTCAAATGAAAACGGATCTTCAGGAATATCTGCCCAAGTATAAGGATAACCGATTAAAGTAGTTGTGATTCCATTACGGAAATCTACATTAATATCTACTATCCGATCATCCCCATCTTGTACTTCCGCAGAAACACCGTATCCCGTTTCTCCGCCTAAATCATCCTTTATCATATCTTCAAAGATAATTCTAGTTAGATAGGCAATATCTGTAGATCTAGATATTGCTCTAGCTGTTAGTAGAGAACTTTGCACAATCTGTGGAAGTTCTGTACCATCCCAGTGAGTATATAAATATACACCAGGCGAATCACCTTCGTGAATATAAACGTTTGCCCTATCTCCCATAATTCCTCCAAGTCGTTGAGGACTGAAGAGTACCACGCAAGATAGGGCATTGTCAAAATTAACATTGTTAAGTGGGGGCACAGGCGGGAGTCAAACCCACTACTTTTCAGCTTATGAGGCTGGTGAGACATCGTTTCTCTATCCGTGCAGTAGCGCAAGCTGGATTCGAACCAGCGACCTGCCGCGTATGAAGCGGATGCTCTTCCTCTGAGCTATTGCGCCATTTCTGGATTTTGTTGTGTTCCTCTATGAGTATCCAGAGACTCATAGTGCCGCCGGTAGGATTCGAACCTACGACCCTTCGGGCTTCAACCGAATGCTCTTCCGGACTGAGCTACAACGGCATAATGAGTTATTAAATGTTGAGCACTAATATTTATTTATATTTGAGAGTGTATACATTTGTGCTAACTCAAATTATTGCCATGCGTCCCATTACCATGGGTTCTTACATTTGCCATTATTTATCGTTAGCAAATACATGACTAGTCGGATGCCTGAGAATCGAACTCAGTTTATCCTGGTCCCAAACCAGGCGGATTGCCATCTTCCTCGCACCCGAGGTGGGAGTATACGGGAGAGGGGACCGTATACTCCCTGTTGAAAGGAGGCAAGTTCATTGTAACATCCGGCCATCCTAAAGTCAAGCTTCATCTTCTTTGGAAGATGAAAATACTTTCCAGTGTTTTTTGCACACATGTCTTAGAGTTCCATTAATGGTTACCCAAAAAGCTTTCTGTCCTTGACACGTAGTAAACCAACATTTACGTTCTGAGTAAGTACTCATTACTGTACCTCTACTGCACCAGCTTTGTCAATAACTATAGTAATAACGTCATTGTTAATAACTGCCAAAGTTACTTGATCAGTTTCTGATGTTTCGTCTAATACTAGTCTAACCGGTACCATGCTGTCAATGAGTTCTTTAGAAATCTGTAGGCTACCCCCAAGTTGCCAAACAGCTACTGCCAAGAACCTAGCAAGTTTTTCCTCAAGAGTCAACATGACTTAACCTCTTGACTGTTTCTTGAAGATGTGATACTGCTTCTTCCAGGTCCCTTACATACTCTTGTACACCTTCTGTGGCTGTTTTTACCAAAGCATCTACAAATCTTTTTTCATACTCTTCTTCTATTTTTATTTCTTTTATCAAATGATTATAAATAGAAGTGTAAAGAACTTCTTCCAGAGAATCCTTCATATTAAACTGCCTCTAGTATCTCTGGATTCTTAGAATTTTCTACTACTGCTTCTAATACTCTTCTTATATAAACAGTAATACCTATATTCATTTCCTCTGCTAATCTTTTCAGTTCGTCTAAAGTATCTTTTTCCAGACGAACACTTCTGGACAGCTTAGTCTTTTTAATGCCTTCCATATATTTCTCCTATAAATAGAATATATAGATACATAGAAGAAACATATATGTATGTTCTAGTATCTTTGTTATAAAAGAAAGTATACAGAAGGTACCACAGACTGTCAAGTGTCTATAATATGTTTCTTTGGAAGACTTTATATTTATGCTTTTTCTAGGTAATGCTTCGACATACCACATACTACCAAACTTCGTCTGGTTAATCAAGTGCAGGTCTCTGGTTGCCAAGGGGGTACAGATTCTGCTAGAGTTCTCTATAAGGGAGAACGGTGGGGGTTCAACAAAGAACAGAAAGTCAAATATATGAACTACAAGAGTGTAGAGGATATCAAAGAGATAGGTCCGTGTCTACTGACTGGTCATCCAAAGGAACATGAGCTTGGTCCTAAGTGCTGGCAAGCAATGAGACAGTTTCTCTATAGAAAAACTTTTAGCCAATATCTAGAGGCGGTAAAAAACAAGTAAGAGGTCATCATGGGACACAAAAATCAAAGTTCTTATTACTCCAAACCGCTGGTAAAGATACATGCTGACTATGAGGGTATCTGTGCCTTATGCGGTAAGTACGTGGAATTGATTGATGCGTCCCGTGACCATATCGTTCCTCGGGCTTCTGGTGGAGGTAATGAAAGATCCAATATCCAGTTAACACATAAGACGTGTAATAACCTTAAGAGCGATACGCTGTATCCTCTGGACTGGAAAAAGAAACTGGAAATAGGAATCAATATTCCAGAAGGTTATCGTTGCATGTACTGTAATTTGACTATTACCCAAGAACACAAAGATTATCAATATGTAGAAATGATTATCCACAAAAGAAATGTAGTAGCACTACATGCCTGGTGTAATGAGGAAAGGATTAAATATGGGTCTTTTTAAACCTGGAGCAGGAGATAGTAAAAAGAGAGCCAAAAATCTTCTGACAGCGCAAACACAAGAGTGGTCTTCTTTAGGTAAGACGGGTATTCCTCTATATGAATATTTAGGTCTCACCAAACAGGAATGTGCTCGCTGGTTAGCTCATGCAGAAGTACCAACGAGACTTATTAAGTAAAATATGTGGAATAGATTTCAATGGTATTGCCATAGATGCGGGACTGTCACATGGGTCTGGAATTCATGCAAGCACAGCTCCCGCATCTGGCGTTTTGGTCGGATTGATTGGATAAAGTAAATGCAAAGGATGATTGAGCGTGTCGAAACCGATACTACTCCTGGATGTTGACGGGCCACTGAACCCTTGGAGTGCTCCTAAAGGGCTTCCAGCGGGGTTTGTAGAGCACAGCAGCCGTCCTAGGGGTTGGGAGACAGGTAACCCTATGAAAATCCGTCTGAGAGCCACTGATGGCTTCCGCCTAATGGAGATAGGTTGTGAGTTGATATGGGCTACTGCTTGGGAGGAAGAAGCGAATGACTGGATCGGACCACATATAGGTTTACCGGTACTCCCACATATTCCTTGGGAAGACCGAGATCTCTGGGATACAGAGAGACTTCATTGGAAAACTCAGAAATTAGTAGCCTGGATGAATGAAAACCGTCCAGGAATTCCCTTTCTGTGGATTGATGATGAGGTAACCAGAAGAGACAGAGCCTGGGTTGAAGAGAATTGTGCTCCAGGAAGCGCAACTATGTTGGTCAGTCCTAAATTCGGCCTGGAAGACGGGCATTTCGAAATAATACGGGAATGGAAAGAGGAAATCAGTGGAAGATAAGGATTGGGGAGATCCAGAAGTACTTTCTGGCGGTAGGTATATCCGTTTTTATACGGTAACTAAACGATGGTATCTCTATGATAAAAAGGGAAATCTTATTACTTCTAATAAGAATAAGGAAAATCTTAAGAAATTCCGAGGGAGGTAATGAAATTAGTAGCTAAAACTGCCAGAATGCTTAAGTATCTTCTATGGAGTCTGGAAGTACCCCTTAATTACACAGATAATAGAAATATTTCTCCGGAAGACTTGGTATATATCTTGGCAGATCATGGAATATCGGTAACTACAGAGGTTATACAGGAATATAGAAAGAAGTATTGATGGTTTTCTTTAAAAAGGGACAACTATGGGGAGAATGTATCCCTATGGAGAACGGCAGTTATATGAAATTCAACCGCAGGAAAAGAAAATGGTATCTCTATGACAAAAGGCATACTTTTATTCTTTCCGATAAGAATGCCAACGAACTATATAAGAAGAATAAAGAACTATAAGGAGAAATACCATCAAAATATTTTATGATACTGAATTTCTGGAAAATGGAGAGACTATTCGTCTCATCAGTATAGGAATGGTCCGAGAAGACGGTAAGAAGTATTACGCTGTTGTAGATGACTATTCAGTAATATTCGATGCCAGCACCAATCCTTGGCTGTTAAAAAATGTTCTCAAGTATCTTCCTTATTCAATCAATGAAGAAGGTACTTTAGGTTACAACACAAAGCACCCAGATTACTCGGCTATAAAATCTAAAGAAACTATTGCCGAGGAAGTAAGAAAATTCATTATAGGTACTACTAATCCCGAATTGTGGGCTTACTATTCAGCCTATGACCATGTTGCACTCTGTCAGCTTTTCGGGCGAATGATTGATCTTCCTCATGGAATTCCCATGTATACCAATGACTTGAAGAGTCTGATGGTAAGTATGGGAAATCCTAGGGTCCCAGAGCAGTCTGAAGGGGCCCACAACGCTCTAGCAGATGCTCTATGGAACAAGGAGACCTACGCATACCTGCGAGGCCATAAGAAGGATCCTCAGCGCCTTCTGGGAGAATTTCAATTAGGCTCTATGGAACCTATTATTACGGAAAGCTATACTTCGGAGGGAGTCTATAGATGGTAAGGGAAAACTCCCGGGACAGTATGGGAATATGTCCAGCCTGTATGAGGAAAGACCATAAGAAATGTACTTCTAAGTTCGGCCCGGATAAAGTTAAATGTCTATGTAAGTTCTATAACCATAAAGAGCAGAGGAATAATCGATAATGCTAATCAACAGACCAATACTTCCGCCAGCAGATCTTCCCAGAAAGCCTGTACCCGCATCAGAACCAAAGAAAGGCTAACCTGTGAAGTATGAAAAAGTAAATGACTATGTTATAAAATTAGTAGATGAAAAATGGGTTGCTGAACGAAGAGGACTTAATATGTTCTCAGCGAATACCAGAGAAGAAGTAATAGCATGGGCAAAGCATAACTAATAAAAAGGAGAACTATTGTGCCTAAACCAAAAGAAGAATATGTATGTCCAAAATGCCGTGCCCAGAGCAGTGGAGGTAACTGCCCTAATTCTGAATGTCCCAACTACAAGAAAGCCAAGTAATAATTATGCCTTATACATGTAGATGTGGTGGTATATCCAGCGGAGACAGTTGTCCCAACCCTGAATGTCCATATAGTAAGTAAAGAAATCCCCTTTCTCTATAAACGAGATCGGGGATTTCTTTGTTATCTACGGTCAATAGCTACTATCCACCAACGCTTCTGATATTTCTCTACTGTCAAAGTAATACCTCTTCCTATAAAGCGCATCCTTTTAATATCTTTAGAGAATCTTTCCAGAGCAGCTAATGCTTGTTCTTTAGTATCATATGGCTCCAGGTAGTTCTTCTTTATCTTATCGACCATTATAGATCCCTATCGCAGATTACCATATAGGTACTCTATCAGTCCCAATTTGGCGCGTCAAGAGCTGTCTGGCCTGGTAGTACCCATTTACCGTTATTACATATAGAACAACTATAGTACCAACCCTCTTCATCAGAGAAAGCCGTTTCCAATACCCAATTATGATCTGTACAATCAGGACCACAATTCCTTGAATACTCATACTCAGAACAGTTTATACACATCTTTTATCCCTTAAGGTATTTAGCGGCAGCCACCAAAAGATCTGGATTATCCTTAAATCTACCTATACCTAAATTACAGTCATTACATAGCACTCCTCTAATAATCAAAGTTTTATGACAATGATCAATACATAACTTAGATATATCTGTTTCTCCACATATAGCACAAGGATTAATAGCTTTCATAGCATCCGCTTCGCTTCTTTTTAGCCCATGTTTATATGTCTGGTCATATACATATTTCTTTTTAGGTTTAGGTTCTTTCTTAGGTATTTGTGGAATTGCATACTCAGGTGTGCGAAAGCATAGATATTCTTTTCCTCTATTCTTTATATCTACTATTCCATTACAGGTAAGACAATACCCTTTTAAAGTCTTCTTACTATAGTTTCTTAGTTCATGATTCATACAGAGAGTATATCAAATAAGATACTTTATCGCAATACTCGATACTGTTAGTAATTTTTAGATACTGTACCCCGCATAAACATGAAATCATAATCGGAAAACTAGGCCCACTATATCCCCATATGTCCGTTTTAAAGGTACCCCCTCCCCATATAGGCTATTTCTACCCTGAATGTCCGTTTTGCCCCTCATATACTCTATGTGTACTATGCGCTGAGATGTCCTTTATACCTGATATAGAAGATATGTTCCTAACGTCACATATGATATGAGAAATGCACTTTATGCCTTCTTTTCCTATAGGAGAAGTATGCTCTATAAGGGTGTATTGACACCATACATGATATAAAGAACCAGAATGAGAGCATATTAGAGGATATATTAGGTATGAGAGGTGTGCGAGATATGAGTATATTAGTCTGGTATGGGTCTAATAGGCTATTGTGCGCTGAAATGCGATGTAATGGACTATAAAAGACTATTTTAGATAAGAATGGATAGATACGAGTGGAAATTGGGGGATATATGGGTATTTGTAGTGCCTAGTAATGGTATATCTTCTATATCCCGTATGTTACTCATGTGAGGCTATATTATGCCTTTTCCCTAAGTTACCTATGTTATCCCTATTGGTAATGGTATGTATTGACTAATCTCTTAGTTACCCATGTACTAGGATATATCCTGATTAACTATGATATGTACCTGTCTACTGTTGTCTAGTAACAGAGAGTATCTTTATATTGGACATAAGGTACAGAGAAAGACATAGAGTACCTAGGGTATGGTTTGTGGGTCTAAGGGATATGCATATGCATCTACAGTGAACCACACCAGGTCAGAGGATATACCAATAGTGGTCTAGACTCTGTGGTCTATTGGTCTAGTCCCTACAGTGAGTGAAAATCGTCTGTAAGGGCCTGGTAGGTGAGGGTTGGTATGAGGAGACCTAGAGAGTGCTGAGAGGTTCTTAGAAGGGTGTGTAGGGGTTTCTCTACTATACGTGGGAGTAGGTATTGACATATGAAAATTTCTATGGTTCGCCGCGAAATCCTTTAGGGAGCCTTTACCTGTAGGGGACCTTGACAGGGGGACTGTGTATGGGAGGATGTGGTTAGTAGGCAGTACCGATGAGAGGCAGGGATCATGATCCTGATTGAGATCAACAGGGAACAGCGTCAGTACGTGGTGGACATGTCCATCCTGCTTCCTTCACGGACGCTGTCAGGCTTGCGTGAGCGGCTGATGAACGGCGTGGAGTACCAGGGACAGTTCATGTGTGAGGTGACCGAGACTGAGCGCTCCTGGATCGTTGAGCGCGCAGCAGCCACCATGGACGCCATGGCACGTAGGAACATGAACGCATGGATGACCTACGACTACAGGAACCTTGAGAACATGGCTTACGCGCTGTTCGTAGGCTGCGCAGTCTGACCCTTACCTGTTTAGTCATCCTCGTGAGTTTGCGAGCGTGGCTATGGGGGTATGGTTACCCTGCAAGGCTTGACCCACAAAAGGAGTGATCGAAATGGCCGCAACGGTATACATGATCAAGCTCAACGGGATCACACAGGACAAGACCTACACGAACAAGGGACGCGCGGTTGAGGCGGCCGAACTCTTCGCCAAGAGCGCGGATGAGCTGTGCATGGGTGACACGGTAGAGATCGTCACCCAGAAGACGGGCAAGATCGTCTTCACCTACACAGCGGCGAGTGTCATCACGGAAGCGAACAAGATCACGGCGGACAAGGATGCACACACCATGCGTCTGAGTGAGTTTCAGGCCCTGGAAGACGCTTACATCCGTGAGGGTGTGGTGACGCTCTCTGAAGTCCTGACAGCCCAGTACGCGGCCGAGGAAGCCTTGAGTGTCTCCGTGGTCGGAGTCATTCAGAACGGGACGGGTATGGCGGGAATCACCCACTACCACACCCCTGGTTGCCGTGACATTCAGCGGGAAATGAAGCGTTACGGGCAGAGTGCGGGTGACGTGCTGTGCATGAATTTCGAATCGGTCGCCGAAATCCTCATTATGGAAATGGGTGATGTGTCGAGCGATTACGCCAGTGAGGGAACTCCCGAGTGGTATGAGGCCATTCTGGAAAACTCGAACAGCATGGTTCGTATCATGCCGTGCCTTTCGATCCCTGAGGGCAAGATGGGTGACAGGCTCCTGCGAGTGGTGAAGGGGGAAGTGTTCTCCCTTGAGCAGAATGCTCCTCTTGATCCCCAGAAGTGCGTTCGGTGCGGAGTCCACGGAGACATGAGCATGACCCCTGAGAACACGTCAGAGGGGCATGTGTGTGGTTTCTGCACCGCAATGGCCCGGTACGCCGAGGAAAACAGCGTGCAGTGGGTGACCCAGGAATACCTGTTGGAAATCGTTGTGGATGAGTCCACGGGTGCAGCGGTTGATCTCGGTTGGCACAAATTCACGGTGTCGGCAGCCAATGCTGCGAACGCAGAAGTAATCGCCAACATGTACGGGGTGCGCAACGGTTCCGGTATGCCGCGAGACGGTTGGGCGAGCATCATCCGTGTGATTGATGTGTGCGACGTCTGAGAGGCTGCGAGGTATGGGGTGGGCACTTGGTCCACCCCTCCTCTGCAAGGCTCTTACAACGCCACACAGAGCTTTCGATCATGCTAGATAGGCTTTGCTCAAGCTTTACTGTTCTAGGGTCTTGACACCGGCACCCTCCTAAGGAAGTGTCTGAGTGTCAGTAGTTCACAGGGAGGCACACATCATGATCACGGTAGCCGAGATGGTTCGGGTAACGCGTAAGGGCGGGCAGGTCACACACCTTGCCCTGAGTGCTGGTGTTTCCTCCCTGTGTGGTCGTGTCGCTCTCATGGGTGAGCGTGTGCCTGCCGACAGGCTGTGCAAGTCTTGTGCCCGCGTAGCCCGGGTGGAGGACACAGAGGGTACGTGGACGGAAGCGCAGAAGACGTTCATCAGCATGCGGCGTACCGGTGAGCAGTGGGCAATGCTGGAAGACGTGGTAAGGGACTATGAGAAGGGTGAAGAGAACAGCGCTTCTCGAATTGCCCTTTACCGTGCCGCATTGGCTACCCGCAATTACGCCACTACGGTTATCACGAATAACCCCGATTCTCAGCGTAGGAATACGGATGGGAATTCCATGGGATATGGAAAGGGAAAACTTGTGAATGAGATTGCCGAAAAGCAGGTTGATTTCCTGCGCGTAATCTACACCACAATTGATGAGGCATTCGGCATGGGAATGCTTGATGCTTTCAATGAGCAATTGGAAAAGGGAAAATACACCAAAAGCAGCGCTTCAAAGCTTATTGACAGTGTTCTCCCTTTGTTCAATGGCGCTAAGAAGGAAATCGACCGTAAGCGTCAGGAAGAGATCAAGGTCGCCAATCCTTCCCTGGAAGAGCTGAAGGAGGGAATGTACGGCAACGGGGAGAAGATCTGGAAAGTAAAGATCTCTCAGTCGAGTGGCAAGCCGTATGCCATGCTGTTGACCGAGCTTGCGGAACCTGTCGTAATGAAGACCGCAACCAAGACCCATGAATTCGTGTACGCGCCTGGTGAAGTCCGCAACATCACTCCGGACATGCTCTTGTCTCTGGCGAACGCCAAAGCCTTTGGACGGCGCACAGGGACATGCTGCTGCTGTGGGCGTACGCTTACCAAGGCGATCAGCATCGAGCAAGGTATCGGCCCGGTCTGTGCAGACAAGTTCTAGCCGTACCGCTTTAGGCATCCTGCGTGACTCTCTAAGAGCCTCGCAGAGTGTCTATGGCAGTAGGGACCATCTACAGCCCGAGAGACGCTTAGAAAGGCGTACAGCGAATGGAAACTCGTAAGCATGTTCTCGCACGTGCTGTTGTGAGTGCATGGAAGAACAATGAGCCCTTTGGATTGCTGCTGAATGCGCTTTACCAGGAATGCGGAATGTCCAAGGGCGTCGCGCACGCTGAAGTCAATTGGATTAAGGCCAATGAGGAAGGAAGTCCTGTAAATGCCCACTGAATACGAGCAAGCCGTTTATACGGTCGTAGCGGACGCGTGGCTGCATGAGGACATCATCACGGATAAGTGTGCACAGGTTATCGCTGCCTGGTGGCATTCTCCTGGTTCGCCGAATTCAACTGCTCTTAGCACCCTGGGCGTGGTCACGTGTGATGCTCAGCTTTCCGATTTCGCTACCGATAAAGAATACGCGGAAGCGAATGGAAATGCCCGTATGTGCTTGAATGCACTTTCACAGTATATTCAGCACATGCAAAATGTGGGTGAGGAAATTCATACGAATTACTGTGAATGTGAAAGTCAGAAGGAAACCAATTTCATGCTTTCTCGAAAGGATAAAAATGCATTTGCATAAATGGGGCGAATGGCATTGGCCCGCATATTCCATTTATCAATACCGCTATTGCAAAATGTGTCGTAAAGCCAAGAGAAAATATGTGGGAACTTGGCACACGAACCGCTGAGAGCCTTGCATGGCGTTATTCGCCAATCAGAGGAGAATACGAAATGTACGATGGTAAAGCATATAGCCTTTTGGTATATAAATGTGGTGTGCTGGTAATGGAAGTTATCGTAACTGACATAGCCGCAAAAACGGAAGCAAAACATAAAGGTGGTACATTGGAAGGCGGTATTCGTGGATCTTTTCGTACAAAGTTTTTCGTAAATTTCTATATGTTGGAAGGAAACAGAAAAAATTATTCAGAATTCTATTCGGCAAAACTCCTAAGAGCTGCTGTAGATAAAGGTAAAGCTAATGACGATAATCTCGAATACGTGTATAAAACGATTTTTATCTAAATACGCGAGTGAAATTCAATAAAATAATAACTTTCTAAGAGCCTTGCCTAAGCCGCTGTAAGCACCTTGCATGAGTCAGGTGAGGGATTGTGCCACCTGACTTGTGTTGGACGCTTAGAGGAGCGTACAGAGCCCTTTAAGGGCCAAGCGAGAGGAACGAGACATGTACGCATGGTTCTACAACTGTGAGGATGACGTTTATGAGTACGTGTTTGAGGCTTACGAGGTTTTCGTATCCCAAGAGTTCGGCTCATGGGCATATGATGCTTACGTAGCCGGGCGTTGGTTCGCGCATGAGTGTGGCTTTGCCCTGCTGGAAACGGCTATGAACGAGGGTTCTACGGCTGTATGGGACGACTATCACGATTCCGTCACCATTCAGGATTTCTGTGGAGTCTGAGAGGCTGTAAGGGGTACTACCAAGGGATTGACAATTACAGTCTCTTGGTAGTACACTCTTCTTTTATAAATACAAAAGAATATATGAATAGATATTCTAAATATAATCGTTTATGTTTCTTTATATAATATGTATATTCTTTTCATAGGAAAAACATATTGTATATTTATACATAAAAGAAAGGATATATCTTTGCCAGAAGTATCTTTATTTGATTGGCTGGTTGTCTTTGGTATTCCTTCTGGAATGTGTTTCTTATTCCTTGCTTGGATTATTATTTATGGAACAAAAGGAGAATAGAATTGTTCAAACGTAAAGATATTGATCCATTTCCCTCTGGTTATCCTTTAGTGGAGGAGCGAAGAGTTCAATTCTTTCTATTGGGAAATGTAAAAATGACTGTCCTAAACAAAATTCCTATTCAGTTATTGGAATGGAATATTCGTAATCATGATTCATATACTTTTCTTCCATATGATGGTGGAGGAGCAATAGTTCTTATTTGTTCTCAAGTAGTTTCTATTCTTACTGACTCAGAAATTCCAGTAAAGGAAGATGACAATGTCGCTGGCTAACAATAAGCGTTCCCAAGTAGTCGCTTGGTTGGGTTGCCAAGATGCATGGGATGAAATCGAGCATGCTCCTCATAGTCACACTGATAGATCAGAGCTTGTTCAGTGCGCCGGATACACAGAGGAAGGCACAGGCACTGCTTCAGAGGCTCTTGTCAAGTCTCCCACTGTGTGGATGACTGGATCAGGTCGGTACATGCTGACGGATCTCTCAGAGGGACATCTGGAGCGTCTGAGAGATGCGCTGGATCTTGTGTCTCTGGAAGACTCGGAAGGTGTGGAACTACAGCACGCGCTGTACGACATCTAGGAAGGATCATCCAATGCCCGTAAACGACTCTCAGAGCGCCCAGGAGCCGACGGAGGTACAGGAACCCCTCTACAGCCTTACAGGGCTCACAGAGGAGGATCTAGACCTACTGACGCAGGCTCTGTACGTGCTCAATGACAACGCCACTATAGGGCTACGTTATGTGCAAGTCATGAACATGATCAACAGGCTGTACGCGGCGCAAGACTGAGCATGAGACACCCTCTGTACTAGGCGAAAAGACCTGGTCAGAGGGTGTTTCTGTGTCTGGACTTGACACAGCGCCGGATCTGAGTAGTGTTCTACCTGTCAGCAGCACAGAGCAACGCCAGAGCGAGACAGCCCTAGGGCCTAAAACGACGCAACGGACGCTCATACGCTGGTGATAGTTCCGGCTAGTTCGTATCCTTGAACGCTTAGAGTATCAGCGGGGCGCAAACCCACCTGTGGAAAAGGCTCTGTTCTTGGCTTAGACGAGGGAACGCAAGTTCTGTACAGCAGTGAGAGAGTCCTCTAGTCTCGTGTGGTGGGTTAGGGGTAGGGCTCATGCCACTAGGCAAAAGCTATACAGAACTAGCCACAATTTGACTCCCCTGCCTTTTAGGGTGGGGAAAGACGATAGCCTGCGGGTGTGTAGTCCAACATGCCTACTGGGCAGGGGAGTTGACAGCAACACCGCAAGGCAGTACGGTTCTACCAGCAACACCGAATGAGCGGGACGGGAAGCGAAAGCAACTCGAAACGGAATCAGGATCCTTGATAACTCAATAGTGGACGCCAAGCTTATACTAGGCGGTGTTAAGGTCACTGGAATTAGGCAGGAGAAATCCTATGTACTTCCAGGAACTTTACGCAATTGATGGTGTGGAATTCGTAGAGGAACACGCGGATCCCATCAACCACGCATATGAGGTCCATTTCAAGAATGGCTACAGTCTTTCTATCATTCGAAACCGCAAAGGAAAGAGCGGTTTTGGAGGAACCTACGGGGCAAATCAAGGACTGTGGGAAATTCTGCTGCGAGACAGTGAAGTCAACACAGTCACTGTAAAAATCGGGGCCAATGAATTCGATAATGTAATTGGCTGGTTGACCGTGGCTGACATCGTAGAACATTCCCGTAAAATTTCAGAAATGTAATATAAAAATTCCAGTGGCCCTATCACTGCCTAGTAAATGGTCTCCATTCCTCACTGAATGAGCCGCGCACATAATGTGTGTTTGTGCAGTAAGTGAGTTGAGTGGTTGACCTTAAGTAGGCTCAATACAGAATGGAAATGCCATGTGGATTGAATTCGAAACCTTCGGCGCCGCTGAATACATCAATGATTCAGTAATGGTGTACGAAAAGGAAAACATTCGAGTTTATAAGCACGATATGTTTGGTTCGGTCATATTTTCCCTCATCAAATTCGAAGATGAGAAGTATTACATCTACGAAACCGATTTCTGGACACTGGAAAGTGCCAAGAACGAACTCTCCTAAATAAAGTATTGAGCCTGCCTATGGTCAACTAATCAAAAGGGAGCAGACCTAATGGATATTGTTGAGGAAATTGCGAACGCGATTGGCTGGCTCATCATATGGGCGGGCGTGGGGTCCTTTCTTGGACTTGCCATCGTTTTTGTGATTGGACTTTCCAATAAGAATCGCTGATTGAATTGCATCGTATTCACTCTGTGAATTCGGTGTTGTCCAATCAGGGCAATTCCGCAGAGAAAAGGGAAAAGCTATGACGATTGATTACCTGCCGGGCGACATCGATTATTCCGCTCGTGTGGCTAAGGGTGTTGCTCTGTTGGACGAGCGATTCCCTGACTGGTGGAAGCTGCTCAACCTTGACACTCTGAATGTGTCCGACGGTATGGCCTGTGTGACTGCTCAAGCTGCTCAGCACTTGGGTGTGGGAAGGGATTGGCTGGATGGTATGCGGCACTTCGGGCTCACCAATGACGCGAATACCGCAGACGACAACACATACATCGCCCACGGCTTCAATGCGGAAGATGTACCCTTTGACGATTTCGATGTTACAGAGGGTTGGGGAAGGTATTCCAACTCTGATGCATTGGACCGTCTGACCAACCTTTGGCGCCTAGTGGTTCTGGAGCGTCGAGCACTGAGTATTACCCTCTAATCGGATTGTGGGACGCTAGACAACCTCTCAAAGGCCATGCTAGCGTCTCCACTGTCCACCTAGTTGAGTGCGAGTAGAGAAAGAAGTTCACATGTTCAAAGTACAGGTGGCCTATACATATTGCTGGTCGGATGATTCCGAGCACGATACGCTTAATGATGCAGAAGACAGAGTGTCCGAACTGCTGGAAGAATATTCTCCAGACAGGGTTCAAATTCTCTCTCCTATGGTAGACAGGCTTTAATTCTGTTTGAGTCATGGCCGGAAATCCTTTCCTTGTGGGAAATGTGTTCCGGAAGTGGCTTTGACCGAATTAGAGGATTCGGCAAGATAAAGGAGACATCATGCGTAAGGCTCATTTCGTTGATGGCCGTACGGGTATCACGTGTGGGAAGCGCTCTGACGGCTCTGTAGCCGTTCTGATGGATGACAGGGACGAGATTGTGTGGCTCTCTGCCGACCGCGCTCAGTGGCCTACCATTCAGGACTAATCGCATTGCATCATTCCTGAGTAATTCGGGAGTGGTGTTGTCCGATTGGGCAAACAATGGAAGGAATACATTATGACCATTGCTCTTTCCGTAGAGAGTGTCGCTGAGGCTCTTAGGGAAGCGGTGGAGGAAAAGGGAGCAGATTACGTATACACCAATGAAGCGGGTGAGGTAGCTAATTTGGAAAACGCTGTAGAAATTCAGTGCCAGTACGTTCACACAGACAAGCCGGGCTGCATTGTGGGTAATGTTCTGCATCGACTTGGGGTTCCCTTGTATGTTCTCTCAGACTATGAGACTCGCCCTGCACGGAGCGTAGTAGAGAGTTTGTCCGGGCGAGGAATTCTTGAGTTTGAGCGTAAGGCATTGGATATGCTGCGCTACGCTCAGAGTTATCAGGATAATGGCAATAGTTGGGGAGACGCTGAAGTACGTGCCCTTTCTGTTCTTGCCTAACACAGAAAGCTAATTAATATGTCTGAGGAAATGGGAAGTTGCCGTTCTGAAGAAGGTATTACCGAAGGCTTGATTGATGGCATGATTGCCTTTGTGCGTATTCTCAAGGATAGGGATTTGAGTTCTGAGAGAATCCAAGGGGCATTGGAAGACTTCTTTACGGACCCTGACTTGCGAAAGATTCGGAACGCACTGCTAGTTGAAGACTAGACGTATTGCATCGCACATCTGCAAAGGTGTTCGGTGTTGTTCGCCTAGTTGAAAGGAAGCGAACTAATGGGAGAATTTACAGAAATGGCCCCTGAGGACAAGTGCTATATTGTTTTTCAAGGAATTCCAAAAACATTTTATACTCATACCGATATGGGCGGTTATAACGCACTTAATAGTGCTGAAGAAGAAGCGGCTCGCCTAGCAGAGGAGACTAAGGAAAAGCACACAATTTTGTGTGTTCCTAAGGAATCTCTAGCGTTTGGTCTTACTGCTGTTTTTCATGGCGTAGTTATCCACGCTATGGAAGATGTGGAAGAGCGTGAGGATTGATGGCCACTTACAACGGCTGGACCGAAATGCGGGAATACCGTGTTTGGCAAGCAGAAGATTTGTGGGCAAATACCACCGTTTCTCGGCACATCAACGGCTGGTATCAGGTGGACACAGACGGATATGACGTGCCTTACAAGACACGTAGCGAGTCTGATGCGTTCCTATGTGCTGCATCGCGTACGAGAACGTGTGAGGAGGAAGCTAAGACATCCTGCCCGTGTGGTGAGCCTGCGGAAGAGTGCGGCGAGGTGTACAATGCTCCACACGCAGTACGAACTCAAGTGATTGACTGCGAGGAAAACCGGGAACTAGATTTTTAGGAGTGTTAATGGCTACTTCTAGTTGGGGATTTGTTCATGAATACTCAGTAAATGATCGTGTGGGCCGAACCCGAGACTGGGGTTCTCGGGGAACTATTATTGAGTGCTTGCCCAACTGTGAAGTATATCGGGTGGTATTCGATCACACGTGGGAAAATAACGGAGTACTGGTAACAGGCACTGAGCTTTACCCGATCTAGACTGCTTTACTCGTCTCTCTGTGCTTGACACAGGGTGGCGGGTATGGTTGGCTAGAGGTAGCCAACAAGAGAGGAACAGAAAATGCAGGAAATTGAGCTCGCCCACACTATTGCCGCTAACCCGCATCTTGTCCGTATGCGCAATAAGCAGATCGCTATGCGTGCGCGTTTTATCAAGGATTACGGTCCGGATTTCTACATCAACAATTACACGGTGGCACAATTCAATAACCCCGAAATTCCTGCAACACGTTTTCCGGGCGTGCGGGGAATCAGTCGCTGGACTGTCGCTGAGGAAGCACAGTTCAAGGCTCTGACTGACCGTATGAGCGCTTACCGTAAGACGTTGCGGGAACTGTACACTGCTATCTGATCCAGTCCCACACAACGGCACACAGGAGGTTTCACAGATGCTTGCTGCCGATCGGCATTATGTTGTCACTGAGCGCACGGCTAAGAGTGAGCGCGTAGTATTCGGTTGGACACTTCCGCTTACCAAGAAAGCCTGTAATGGCTTTATCAAGGGATTTTCCTCTACTACGCAAATGCGTGTTATCAAGCGCACCACGGCACGAAAGCTTGAGCTGATCTAATGCCAAAATGGGCGCGATTCAATTCAACTCGTAACGCTCCATTACGTGACCGTATGGGATCCGCATTCGAAAACGGTTATGGTGATGAAGGGCCACTAGCCAAAGGACTGGTTTATGGTTGTTGTCTTCTTCCTGCCATAACTATTGTTCCCGCTTTCTTTGTGGGACTAGGTTTTCTACTCTGGTGGCTAGGTAGTCTTATTCTCTAGTAAGCTTTAATCATTCCCCTAAATCAGGGGAGTGGTTATGGTTTCCTAGAAAGGGAAATCTCATGAAGAAAGAAATAAACGAAAAAGAAAACAATGGCGGAGGATCTTTTATCACGCTAATGGTTGTCGTGCTGATAGTATTCTTTGTTATTGCTTCACACTGAAAGTCATTACTGAAAGAAAGAACCAGTGTTCGATCAGTATTCCATAAAGAGTATAATTTCTGATCTTGGCTAGTTGATTCTCTTGTGTCCTGTCGCTTGACAGGGTGTGGGGGTGTCCACTAAGTTGGACACAACAGCAAGACAGCAGGAAGGAACACGGCGAATGATCTACTACCGCGCTGGTAAGTGGGTGGGTTTCAACCGGGAGACGCGAGAGCGCATGGAAAAGCCCGAATACCCGCGCCTTTCGGAATTCAATGGTGACATTTCGCTTTACACCAAAGCGACTTATCGCTACGTTTCCAAAATGAAGGTTTGGGATGCGTTTGTCGAATCCCTTCCCCCCGCTTATGAGTACAAGCGTCCGAACTTGGTTCACGCTACAGAAAAAGGCGTTCCTGTTTCGCGCTTGCGGAGCGGCGGACGCCGTAAGTACAAGAACGGTGCGGGCGTCTCTGCTAACTCTCGTGTCCTGTCACACCACTACAGAGATGAAGGGGAGCGCGGTAAGACTCTCCGTAGGGAGATCAAGCGCAAGGAACGCGTGTTGTGGCTACGTGAGTGGGAGCGTGAGCAGCAGGAAGAGGCAGAGTACGGTTACGCCGTAGAAGACTACGACTGGACCGATTACGACGCTCTGACGGACCCTTACGACTTCTACGACGTAGAAGAGTATGAGTGTCCCGTGTGTATGGGACCATGTGAGTTGTAAAAGATCTTGAGCTAGTGGCTTGACAGGGTAGACACTGATCGCTAGTGTCTTCCTTGTGAGGTTCCTAGAGGGGAACCACGAACGAAAGGACAAGCACAATGGCTAGTCGTACCAAGGTTCAGAGTGTCGAGATTGACGGTACCGACCTGGTTGCCCTGTTTGTGACTGTGGTGGAATTCTCGCCTACTGAGGAGTCTCCTGTTACCGTCCAGGAACTGGACGACGAGACTGGGCAGAGCACTTTCGATGCCCTGAACATCCTCGCCGACGCTGAGCTTATCGGTTTCGAACGAGGTAACGTGTGGGTCGCCATTCCGGATGTCAGCGAGACCAATGCTCAGCAGACCGCTTATGACGCTCTGATGACCCACCCGCTTCCTCCGGCAGAGGCTCCCAAGCCGAAGCGTGCCACTAAGGCTAAGGCGCCTATTGTGCCTTCCCCTCAGCTTGACGAGACTTACACGCTCAACGAAAACAGTGAGATTGTGGAGACTGTTACCGTTCCACGAATGGTAGAGGCGAAGGAAGCGGGAAAGATCATGGATGAGATCGTAGAGAAGCTGCTTGACGCAGAGTTCCCCGAGACTTGGACGCCTACGTTTGAGGAGTCCAAGATCGCTGAGGACTTTGAGGCTCCCGAGACGCTTCCTGCTGTTCCGGCTGGAGTCTCTGAGAACACTTGGTTCATGGCTCACTGCGCGAACACTGAGAGTGCACGTGCCTGGTGGATGGCTAAGGCCGATGCTCAGATCAACGCGCACAAGCTGAACCAGCCTGAGGTAGCTCCGTTCTAGTAGTGTGTTTTAGGGATAGCTCCACTCGAAAGGGTGGGGCTTTCTCTATGGCTCACTAACAGGAGGAATGCAATGCGAATCAACTACGGCTCGGTTATTGTTGAAGGCTACACACCAGATCAGGCGGGTAGTACAATTCAACATATCATCGACGCATTGGAAAATGTAGTTTATGATTCAGACGCATGGAACACTGACAATAGGGATATGACTAGGGTCCGAATCACCATTGACCTTATGGATGACTGAATAAAAAAGAGCCCTGCCTTTTCCTTAACTGGAATTGGTGGGGCTCTTTTGCGTTGACGTATTGACAGGTTCATGTTGTCTGCCCGTCGGCAAGGAAAACAATATGTGGTACAAACAGGCTGTGTGTGCTCCTCTAACAAGATCAAATAGAGAGCAGGTCTCCTAGTCCAACCAAGGGACGTAAGGCTCTTAGAGACGCATACAGACGTGCTAGCGGCTCTGTTAGATGTCTAGGAACCTGCCTTGTGGGATGAGGAGCCGTGCCCGAACTCGGATACAGCGATGGCTCTGCGTTGGCGCTCTGCCATGTCTCGTGACTGCGCATGCCGACTGTAGGTCTTGCCCGTATTCTTGTTGGTCACTTTGAATCCGGCTCCTGATTTACGAATGGCGTAGGGCATCGTTACTTCCCTCCGAGACTTGTTGAGGGCTCTGTGTGTCCGTCTGATGCCCTATGAGCGGGCAGGCTAAGGTGTATGCCTCCCTTAGCATCATGGACGCTCAGAGCGACGCAGGAAGTAAGGGCAACTGAAGCAGTAATACAAGCAAAGGTCTTCTTAGTCCATAAAGGGTGATGGTTCATAACTCTCCTAAAAGGGAATACGAAAAAGCAGGCATACACCCAATTTTACGAGTGTATGCCTGCTGAGTGGTAATGCTGTGTGCTTAGAAGTCTACTTCACTATCCGCGTACTCCTCCTCATAAGAGATAGTGACAAGAGAGTCACCATCAATGGTGAAAGAGGTGAATGAAGAACTACCCACAAGGTAGCCATTGACATGATAATCACCCAATACAAACTCTGCCATTCCCGTGGTAATGAATGTACGACCCCGGAAATCAGTTACCTTGTCACCGGAACGAATGTCGGCGGGCGACTGAAAGTTATAGGTACGTAGCACAGTATTAAAGCCTTTCGAGTAATAAAGACTAACCGATTCAGCTAGCCAATACCACTCCCGAGTTTCCTCAGGAATGATATAAGCGATCTGAATTACTCCGTCGGAATCATATGCGAAAGCCGCATACGCTTAGCCGCACGATGGGCACCAGAACGACTGGCGTACTGCTGAAATTCACCAACAGTTTCAATACTGAGAAGTGTTCCGATAGAAAGAATAGGATCTTCCCACTCAGTTACTTCGGTCCAGTAGGCACGGCGAACAGTGTAATACCGTGCATGCTGTCCGTAAGAAGATCCGCGATCGTGCTCGCTGGTAACGAACAGAGTTCCATAGAAACCAAACGTAGGATAGACCATCTCAGACACGCGGCAACTGAAGAAGCGCAAAGTATCCTTGTCAAAGAAATGACTACCCGATTCTTTGGCCGCAGCGATGATCTGACCAAGCGAGTTGAGAGAATGATCACGCATTGTAACCTCCTGTGTGCTTCCTTCTCTAGGAAGCTAGCACCACCCTAGTACATTAACTAAGATGATACAAGCTCACCAGCATTACATGTTGAGTGCGAACCTCAGAAGAGAAGTACGGTCACCCTGCTTGATGCTACCAGGAGTATTGATTACCTCAATAGTCCACATGTCGCCAATACGCTTGGCCTTAGCGACACCGACGGCATTACCCGTCTGCATAAGTGAAGGCCAGATATCCGCAACAAGCTCAAGCTTAGGCTCGTCCATTCCCTGAGTATAGACCCTGAAAGAGACATTCGCAGCCTTTTCAAGACTACTGCCTGCCTTGAAAGCAGCAGCAACGAACAGAATGCCGTCAACATGACTGGGGATAGACGCGAACTCTACAGAAATGGTCTCGTCATCACCCTCACCATGCCCAGTCTGGTTGTCGCCAGAGTGAGTCACAGAGCCATTCTGACAAGGATCCAGGACATCCAGACCAGCATACCTCACAGGGTCTCCAGCACTCGTCAGGATGGCGATAGCGTCAAGGTCAGTGCCTCGCTTACGCTTGCCCCAACCCAAGACTCCGCCAGAAGTACCCGCAGTAGTGTCCCAAGAGGCACCAATAGCGAGCTTGCGTACACCCTCCATAGGAACAACGCCATCGGCCTTAGACAGAGTAATGCTCATGTAGGTATTTCCTTTCCTGTTAACTTCCCCGATTAGGAAGTCTGCACTACCCTGGAGTAATCCAGAGTAATACACACCCGCTACTCGTTAGGGAGTATTTCATCATCTGCCCAACCATCAAGCATATCTTTGCCCAAAGGTGTGGCTCTCAATTCCCTTTCGAGAATTCTGCTGCCATAAGGACACAGCTCATCCACATTGGGCGGCTCTGTACTAGCACTATACGCATCCACGTAATCAGTGTAACTAGACACTTCCCCAGGGCGCTCGATTATGACACAGCCATACCAATAAGCTTCTGAGGGATTGCTACTCCAATTGCTCTGCCAAGACATTTTGCATCCTTTCTAGTGGACCCTACCGCCTAGGGAGGTTAAGCCCTAGACGATAGCGACAACTAGGGAACGTAGGTGTATCGTACCTTCCAGCCGTTCCCGTTCTCTACGTCGAACGAGAAAGTCTCGGCTGGCTCGTTGTTCCGCCAACCCTCCACCCAAGCGGTAAATGCCACCTCGGCGAATTCATCACTGGCCAATAGGCGAAGGTCATCCTGTAGGGCCGCAGTCAAATCACCGCGATCATCGCCAGACAGGTAAGTGTCGGGAATCTTGTTACCCGCAGCGTCGATGTCGTCAATGAGAATCTTCAATATGTGCCTTTCTCGTGTTCAGGGTTCCTAGTGAACCGTACCACTCAGAGAATGTCAACCCTCTGAATGATACACAATACTAGGGACGGTATAGGAACTCTGTCCACTGACCTACAGGTCCGTCATACTGTCGCACATCAAACCCGTAGTCGTCACCCACCATGAAGGGACCAGCGAACCACTTGGCCAGTACCTCCGCCGAGTATTCCGGGCTGGAAGTATCCCACAGATCGTGTACCAAGCGCACAGAAGCTTCTGTGACATCTGAGACATCATGCTCTGTGGTGCCTACACAGACACGATCGGCATATTCTTTGATGATCAACTGAGGCATTTGTTCCTCTTTCGCTTATGCAGGACTAACCATGTGGCGAATGTATCCCGCTGTGACACCGTATTCCAACGACAAGACCTTAGGGTCTACTCCCGCAAGCCGCTTTTCCCGGATCTCGTCTCTCTGCTGACCCGTGAGTTTAGCCGGTTTTTGAAAGGGTGGGAGACCGGCGTCAGGCAAGGGACTCAGGTGTGTACGTGAGTACATCTATGCTGTTCCTCTCTCTGTGTGTGTCCGCCGTTGTGGCGACATGGAGAACACTAGGGCCTGCCGCAGTACGTGTCAAGCGGGCAGGTCAGAGAGCCTCTGGAGAGCTCCTCTAGACGCTCTCAGCGGCACGCGCTACTCTGTTGCCCAGAGACACAGACAGGGACTCACAGAGCCATACAGCGAGTCTTGTGAAAGGACTTGACAGAGCTGTAGGCAGAGGCTAGTGTCTATATCAACACAGCGGCCCGACTGTTTCACTCGGTGTCCACCAAAGATTCGTACCAGACCTGCCCTTTTACCCAAATCGGACATTTAGGGCTAATCACACAATCTACGCAATACTGCCATGTCCGATTTGACACCCTATAGGAGACATGTACCTTATGAGAGACATAGTACGAGATGCCGCAATCATCACAGTTGCGAAGATGGCAATGACGGATGATGCCTACATGTGTGTAAGTACCTTCGTAAGTACTTATGCGGGAGAAAAGGTTGAAAAGCAAGAGGAATTGATAGCGACAATGGCCTTGTTCAGTCTCATCACCAAGAAATACGGACAAGACTATTTGGGAAGAGTGACAAATAATTATTACTGGGAATGGTTTTAATAAAAGCACATGAAAAACCCCACCATTATCGAAAAGATTCTGGTGGGGTTTTTGCGTTAATTAAATTTTTAATTTCCGGTCAGTAAATCGTCCCAATTAATATTTTCTATCTGCTTTCTGGCAACGAACATAGCTTCCAGAAATAGATGGAGATAATCAAGCTCATCTCCTTCTATCTTAATATCCATAATGGTGTCGTCATCTTCAATTGTTATTCCAACATAATCAGCATTCGCTGAGATTGTTAATCCTGAATCGAATTCTGCCAAGAGAACTTCTCCGGAAAGAAGATCATCTACCATTTCATCAAACACCTGCATTACAGTACTCCATCTCCAAAACAGACAATACAATCGGCATCTTCATATTTATCCATACCTGTTCCAAAACAAGCATGACAACTTTTAAGTTCTTCTTCCGTATCGTCCGGCCACCACTTCTCCGGATAATTATCAAAGTCGGAAGCATCTACATATATTTCACTTAACACGAGTTGCTATTGTTCCCATCTATCTTCTATGATATCGGCGTCTGGAATATCTAATTGTTTCATAGCGTCTTCAGCAGGTACTGGCTTTGGTAGGGCTGTAAAAGAACGATCTGTCATATCACCAAATATTCTATCTACATAAGACATATTTCCTTGTTGCTTAGCAGTAACTGTAAGAGAAAAGCCTTCTTGTTCTATAGTATTCTTCTTCTCTATCAGTTTTCCTAAACGATCAATCTCTCCAGAAAGAAGTGGATCAATTTGGCCACCTTCTAGGTCTTCCGCCATTTTTCCTAACAGAACACGCTGTGTTTGCATAGAAACCAGGGTATTCATAAGGGATTGTACTTGTTCTTTTGTTTCTACTTGAATAGGAATATCGTAGGCACAAGTACTTCCAGACTCAAACATAGGACATTTTGCCGCAAGAAAACAAGTATCACAGATACGCATAGATTCACTACGAATCTTAATGCGAGGACGGGTTACATCTTCAGTTTTTCCGGTCTCTGCATTTTTTACTTTTACTGTATCTATATCGAAATCAATAAGGGGAATAACACGTTTTTGAGAAGCATCTCTAGGGGTAGCAGTTGGTACTCTGTTCGTGGCCCTTTCTACTACACCACCAACTTCCTCATCTTCTATATCTGTAAAGCCCTCATCATCGAAATTCATTGATGTAGTTACTCCTCTATTATTTTTCTTATTAATACTGCCAATTAATTGCTCCAATGACCAAATAGCTAGTCGTAAAAGTTCCTTAGGATCATCCTTCTGTATCTTTTCCCAGTCGAATCCGGCAGCCTGGATAACGTACCGCTCTTTTCTTCTGCCTTGTTCTTTCATGCTCTTGGGATATCTCTTTATCTGATTATGCGACCAAATAATAGTATCGCCATAACGTTGAGGTGTTGTCCACGATGTGGAAGAGATAGATGCCCAGCCGATAGCCTGCATGATATCAGGCTTGGTCATAGCTAGCCCATGAAGAGATACACCGGAGTTTGCCATTTTATTGAGTACAGGGACAAGGTCTCGTCCTTTGAGAGTTGTCTGTGTAATTCCCACGCGTCCGAATCTCTCGGCAAGTGAATGGAGATCAGCTGTGGTCTCATTTCCTGTATCCCCGTGCCATATTGGCACCAATTTATCGTAAAATTGACCTCTTGCGGAATCTCTATACTCTTCAATAAATCCTTTACCGAGTTGAAGAGCATCGAATTCTGTGTAAAAGTCAATGTATTCGATGTTGTCAGATACCCAGCTATAGTAATGCTCTGCGATTTCTCGTAATTCTTTATTTTCATATAGTTGTTCCTTAGAGTTATTCAGGGCCCCACAACCAGAATCCACAAGCACTCTGTGGCCTTCTGGCATATAGTTCTTCAGTAACCAGGGTTTTCTGAATTTAGTCCGTTTACGTAATGCCATATAACTTATAGAACTTCCAGGAACTTTCATTTCTTTAATGATATTTCTATATGTAGGAAGTTCTAAGCCTTGGTAATAGAGAATCATCGGCTCTTTTTCTTTGCTCGCTTTGCCTTCTTGGAGTTTTGCATATTAATTGCTTGTGCTTCTAGTTTTGATCCTTTAGCAGCAACACCGCCAGATTCTGCATTACGAGAACCTACAGTGAATTCTTGTGTACGACCTTCAATAGTATGGCGTGCTGATAATTTAGGAAGTATTTGTTTAGAAATACCTTTTGGTTCTTTATGTTGAGGATGTTCGTTAGATTCCATGAGAGAAACTTGCTCCTGTAGAACCCTGTCTGAAAGGAGGCGTTGGCGGAGTGGCAGTATCCTGCGCCGCACTGCTGAAACCGCCTGTAACAGGCCCTGGAGCGCTCTGAGAGGCAGCCTGAGGTGTTAGCTGACTAGAGAAGGTAGTGTGTGCAATAGGTTGTCCAGCCACGGGAACATGTGTAGGCGTAGCGGCAGGTTGCGGAGAACTGAAAGTAGGCGCTGCGGTACCCTGAGGAGTCCCATGAGGGGTGTGCGAAGAAAACTGACTGGAAAAGGTAGATGAGGCGTTTCCTACAGGCCCTCCAGGTCTGGATGTATGGGTCTGCGCTGTATGTGAAAAAGTAGGTGTAGCAGTTCCTTTAGGCTTATTCGCTTGGGCCGCATTATATGCTGCTCTTCCTTGGGAAACACCTTGTCGGGCACTTTGTGCATACTGATTACGCGCAGCATCAGTGGCTCTGGCTTTTGCTACAGCCCTTGCTTTGTTATTAGCTACACTTTTGTGTACGCCTTGCTCAAGTTTATGAAATACATCAGTATGGAATTGAGCACCTACAGTAGCTATTGCTGTTTGATTAGGAATACTTGCAGGCATAAGATCTCCTTAGAAATCGTTTAGTCGAGTATCTGTTACTCTGGCTTCTTGTTGACGGATCTTCTCATTTAACAGATCATTCCAAGGTGTTGCGCTTGAAGAATGTCCAGGACGGAACTCGGGATGGGTATATTGAGGATGAAGAAATAGAAAAGTAGGAATTCCTGCATTGAGTAACCTGGCTGCTGCCGTTGTATTTGACTCATATACAAGAGATAGCGGCCCACTAGTCCTTAATCTTGCTACTTGAGCCAGTCTTCTCTCTCCTACATCTTCTGAATCAATGTCATCCCAGTAGATTTCTCCAACATGTTCTGTAAGAGAATTCATAAGCAGCCAATACTGTATCTTCTCTTTGGCAGAACTATCGAATATAAGAGAAACCCTATGTGTATTAACAAGAGCTTTATATATTAATAAACCAGGAATAATTACAGAAGAATCATTAGGTTGTCTTAATATTCCTTCTACTACTATAGCTATATGATTACCCCATTGTTCTGCCATTTAATGCTCCATATTTAGTATTTCATTAAGAGTATTTACTATTCCATCACGCTTTGCGGCTTGCCATTGATAATTATAAAAATCTCCATAACCTTCTCCATTATCAGAAAAAGCTTTCTTTCTTCCTAAATGAATCTCATCATACATAGTTCTTATATATTGCATAAGTAATGTCATAGAAGATTGATAATTATGCCATTGTGGAGAATTCTTAGGAGTCATAGATAATTGCTGCATAAGATATCCGTGTCTAGTAACTAATTGTTCTGCTTGTCTAAGATTATCCTGAGACTTTTCTTCATATTCCTTAGGATACTCAGAAGGAATATCTCCAGGTGCTGGGGGTTTTATTGTCCACATATCTTCAGTAACGTTATATGCTGCATAGGGATGAATATTAACAATAGCATGCGGAGAATCTTCTATATTGTTATTGAGAAAGAAAGTTATTTCATATCTTTGAGAAGTATATTGTTCTTTATTATCAATATAAAAAGGCATTCCTGAAGTATATGGCCAAAGATTCTTTTTTAAATCATCATCAATAGCATCAGTTATCTCTTGTCTATCCATATATTGAAATTCAGGATTGTCAGTTACGAATTTGGAATAGTCGATTCCGAATAATACATCGAGATCACCGTTTCCGCGATCTGAAGCCCACTGATAACTGATTCCAGAACCAGCCAACCATACCATGACATAACTGCTAGCGTTATGGTACCTAGAATCAAGATACTCCATAAGCAGATTGTTAATAGTTTCGCGCACATGTGGCTTTAGGTGTTCCCCGTCAAATAGGTGTGGATCAAGTTCGTGGGAAGGTCGGGAGAAATAACTACTCGCGCCTATATTAAGTCTATTCATAGTTATATCTTATCCTAAAGAAAGTAAGAAGGGAACCTACCCAAGTCAGATAGGTTCCCTACTAATTTTATATTGATTACAGCACAGTAAAGTAATGCTTCTTGCCTAGAAGAGTAAGAGACCCTTTACCGGGAATACCCGTATGAGTTCCCTTGCCATCTGCACACTTCTTCTGCCACTTTGCATAAGCTTCTAAAGTCTTAGATCCAAAAGAACCATCACTGGCATACTTCTTCTCCAACAAACCCTCTACCCAAAGAGCGTTCTCTACAACACGCACTTCAGCGGCGTGTGTTGTATGTCCCTGCTTAGCGGTAGGATCCGTTGTGGCAGCGGCGATGATGTGACTCAGATGAATTGTAGTACCCGCAGCCTTAGGTGCGAATCCCTTAATCCAGTTTATCAAATCAGTCTTGGTTGCAAGACGACAATAGTCTCTGTCTACGCCAGAAGCTCCATACTGATGGAACAGCCAGTTGTACTGAATTCCCGGCTGTCCAGCGGGCTTGTTAGCTGTAGCAATCCATAGGAAGTCTCCCGCGTTACTGGCCTTGTCGATGCTTAACCAATAACTAGTATTACAGTAAAGTCCTACCGGATTATGTGGAAGCTTTGACTTCATAAAACGAAGATATTCTTCCTTATAAGACAACAGTTCGGAAGGCGACAGATTACGATTATTCGCGTCATAACCTTCCCAGTCCAATACAACCATCTCGCCTATCTTAGGAGTTACCTTAGATAGAAAGTAATTTACCTCAGCGTCTGGATTATTGTGCATGTGCGGATAATGATAAAAACCTATTGCTAATCCTGCTTTGATAGCTTCTGCGTATTGTGATTTCCATACAGGACTTTCATATGTAGTTCCCTCAGTTACCTTAAGGAATACGAAATCGATTCCCTTGGCAGAAGGTGTAGATCCTTGATAGCTTGCCCAATCTTGTCCATATATTCCCATATTATGCTCTCAATTTCTTAGGGTCAATAAGTGAGGCGACTCTATTAGCTTCCTGCTGCTGAGCAAGTTGCTGCTGCATCTGTGCTGCTCGCTGCTCCATCACAATCATAGTAGCCATACCTGTTTGCTGAATTTGGCAGCCTATCTTTATATTTTCACAGCCGCCTATCATATCATCAAATGTTGCTGCGTGACGCATATCCAGTTCTAGATCAGCAAAATCATGGTAAGCAGCCCACTGTCCATCCTTACTTTGAACAACAAGGAAAGCAGTTGTGACTTCTTCAGCAGAACTTTCTCGGGAAGCTGCTAGTTCTTCAAAAGCCTTCTTTTGTCTTAGCTCATCTAAATCAATTGTCATTCTTGGATTCTCCTAGTAGTATTTCTATGTTACTTTTGCAGGGCACTGCGGACACTTTGATGATAGGGGCAGTATTCGCACACAAAGGATCTTCTGATTTTTGTCTCATCATATGTAGGAAGACCGGCCTTCTTGCGCTCACGACTAGTATCAGGCTTAATTTCCTTGGAGTTATCCAGGTAATCCAAGCACTTGATGGCTGTAAAAGAAGGTCTATTGTGTTTGTTATAACAGGTCATAGCATCTTCTTTGAAAGTATTCTGTACAGCATAGAACTCACTGTCAAAACCTGTTGCGCCGTTTCCTGCAAGGATCTTCTTGGTGATGTCCTTGCGGTATTCTGGATCCTTCCAGTGACGCGTAGGTACAAAGCCTAAGGCTGCCCATTCAGTGGATAGACGATCTTCAAAAGAAGGATGGCGTCTTAGATGTGTCTCCAAGATGTAACCAATACGAGGATCATTATCCGCGTTGTCAGGATCATAATCCGGAATCTCATCTATAGATTTGCAGGGAAAACATACTAAAAGTCCAGTTTTGTGAACATTGCTATCCGTATGGGGATCAAATGTGTCAGCCATATAATGCCTTCCAAATAGATTTCTCGATTAACTTCTTCATCTTAACAGAAAAAGCCCCATCCTTCAAGAGAAGGACAGGGCTGATTCCTACTGGTGATTCGTAGAACTATAAGGAATACATACCAACTCGTGGGGGTATATGACGTTGGCGTCAGTAATTCGAGACTTGTTAGAAACGTCCTTATAGACTGCCTTCCAGGTGACGTCAAACTTACGACCAATGCTGGATAGAGTATCACCTGACTTTACAATATAGCCAAAACGATCCCAATCTCCACAACCAGTCATTACAGTAGTTCCAGGCGCACCGCTGTAGGTAAGGGTAGGCATCTTGAACGGATGCCCAGTGTTCTTCTTGTAGTTAGGCTTAGGAGCCCCTGTGGCGCCTGTAGAAGGACTAACAGAGGCAGTAGGCGCAGGAGTAGTCTCTACGTTGTTGTAGGAGCTTACAGAGCCATTGGAGCACTTTGACAAACCTTTTTCATAGTTAACGCTCCCATAAACTGACCAAGGGGCCCAATTATTGCCATTATTACTAATAGTAATAGCCGCCTTAGCACTTCCTATAGAAGAAAGAGTTGCCAAACTTGGGTGCGCATCCTTATTGATCTGCCACAAACCCCAATCATTTGTAGGACTAATTGCATTAGGATTTCCTCCAGATTCGGCATGGGCAACAGCCGCAGCGACACATGCTTTAGAAGGGTCACCCCCAGCACTAATCCACAATTGCTCCAATTGGGGAACACTGTAAGAGGAATCAGCATATGCGTTCTGTACAACGCCAGAAGCAATTCCTCCTGCAAGGCTGGCAGTGATTATTGCAATAGATATCTTATTCATGTGCTCTCCTTAGACTCTTCCGTAAAATACACTATTTGTCCATAGCTTTTCGATCCGAACCTTAGCACCTGTATGTGGCGCGTGCAAGATCTTGCCATTGCCCATGTAAATTCCCACATGATACACACCAGTAGCGATCTTAGTTTTATGGTGGGTAGACCAATGCCAGCCAGTTGCAAAAAAGATCAAATCTCCAACTTTACGATTAGTGGATTTGATCTTTGTTGCTTTATCATACTGTGCCTGCGCTGTACGAGACAGGGTCTTGCCGTTGCTTGCATGCTTGTAAGCGTAGTACACCAACCCCGAACAGTCAAATGCACTGGGACCAGTTGCACCCCAAACGTAAGGATCACCAATCTGGTATTTAGCCACACCCAGAGCACGTGCTTGAAGAGTAGGCGCAGCAGCATCAGCAGTTCCTACAAGAGGAACCATGATCAACGCCGACATACCTAGTACTGTAGCAGCACGTCTAATAGCGGTTTTGCTGGACATATCTGTCCAATCAGTAGACAATAAGGTCACTCATTACATCCGAAGAAATGTCCGGGCTCTGTAACGATGCTGTCTAGCATAGAGGGCCCCAGCCGATTTTGTCAACTGGAGCCCTGTACTACAAACTTGAAAACGTGTTACCAAGTCTTGCCGAAAGTTGGTCCCTCTTCTTCAATTTCAAACTTATTTCCTACAAAGAACGGCATATTCTTAAACCCTCGGCCGGGAACGTCTGCCATTCTAGCCTCACCGATACCGTAGTACGCTAGATGTAGTTGGCGACGAGAGTTCATCATAGCCTCCGTGTTCGCTGGTTGTCCAGCCGTATCACGACGGATCTGCTTGTATGTGCCGTCAATAGCACCTTGGTCAAGACTCTCGTTCATGCTTCTGGAAGCGTTAATTGCCATTATTTTGCCTTCTTCGGTCTTCCAGCAGTTTTCTTGATTACTGCTGCGGGTTTTATTGGTTTGTAAGCTGCCGCATTGGGAGCTGCAACCTTTTTGGGATTAGCAGCAGTTCCTACTGTACGCTTATCTGTGGATTTTCTAGCGGATGCTACTGATCTCTTTGCGGCTTTCTTAGCCACAGGCTTTGCTTCTGCCATTACTTGCTCCTTAGGATAGACTCGGGTTCTGGGGATAAGAAGTCCCCTGATAACCTGATTCGGTTCCGGAGAAATCTCCAAAATTGGCAGAGAAAGAATCGTCTACAACTAGAATATCTGATATTCCTGGTGGATCTACTGGGTAGCCAAAACGATTAGGTATAAGACCTATATTAGGTATAGGAGGTCTTCTGTTAATTGCATCTGCTGTAGCATTCATTACCAGTTGTGCAGATACTAGTTGTTCTGCCATAGACTGAACAGGTCTTGCCACATTATAAATGGTGTCATTACCTTGTTCGCGCTTATCGGGGTTGTAATTAGTATTTTGTTTTTCCATTACATATATCCAGGACTATTGATACTGCGATGAAATTTACGCAGTTCTGGTGATACAACCTTCATTTGAGGATCATGAGAGATATTAAGTTCCTGAGCTAATTTAACAGCTTCTTCATTACTGATGAACTTTCCTCCATGAGCCAGACGCTCTATAGGATTACCTTGCGCCGCAAAACGCTTCTTATCGCCTTCTAAGCGTCTTTCGAGAGTTGAATAAGGAGTAAGGTCATCTGGCCAGAAATAATCAGTGGGAGCGATTCTGGAGCCCTTATGAACTCCTCTGGTATAACTTCTCGCATTATTACGAACGGTCTGCATCAATTTATCTTGACGACGATCAATTACAGATCCCAGATATCCGTCAGGATATTGTGCTTCAGGAGTTTTACCTGTTGCTGCTGCAAGTCTTGCGTCAAGGATGCTTCTGAATCCTGTTAGTGCTTGTCCTCCACCGCCAGCATATTGAGTAACAGAACCCTGTTGCCCTACTGGAGGATTGTACATAATATTGTTCATACCAACATTAGGGTTCTGTGGCATATCTACTCCTCAATGCCTAAATGATCAACAATCTTGTTAAGTATATTCAACGCTTCCATATCAGCTGCCAAATCCTGTTCGAGTCTGGTGCTGTCTCTGGCTACTTGTCTATTCTGGGAAAGCAAAAGAATAGGACCAGTGAAACCCGCTTGGAATGAATATACGAGATTCAATAAAACAAAGGGATAACTGTCCCAAGCCAGACCCCAACCATGAACGCTGTTAAGTATAATCCAGCACATGGTAAATACTGCTTGCCCGATAATGAATTTCCAAGTTCCCATTCCTTGAGTTATGCCATCAGCAGTTCTTTCTCCGAAATTTCGGGCATCGGCCATTACATTGCTCTCCCGTACTTGGCCTTTGCACGGAATTGATCTGTCCAAGATGCACGGGAAGGCATCATGATAACGTGACGTTGTCCCTGAGTGGCCTCAGCAGCGTTCTGAGCGTACAGAGTAGCTGTAGGGTGGAGTGTTGCGCCCATCTTCTCAAAAGAGGCTCTACGATGTCCTGTAGGGCCTTCATGAGCAGAGCCACCCTTACCTGCTCCGCCCTTAGGACGTAGACGTCCACGCTCAGGCTTGCCCGTACGGCACAGGGTAGCAGCAGAGGTTCCCATTGTAGGGAAAGAACCAGTTCCCGCTTCAGTATTTGTCATAGTATCTCCTACGAACGATAGTAATCAAGAATTCGATTTTGCTGATATGTTGCTGGACTTTCTCCATTTATACTTCCTGTTACAGGAGATAGTACAGAAGAAGGAAGATAGCTTTTGGGTGCGGATTGTTGTGCGCTATGCACTGATCCTCCAGAGATGCCGGAAGAGAATTCCGCTGTTCTAGATATAGTTGGTTGCGATTCTGCTCCAGGCATGAATATACTCCTGTGATTAGTCTACTATTATTTTAAAAGTAAGAGCTGAAATTTCTCCGTCGGCCATAATTACGGTGGTGAAACCTGGTCGGCAGGACAATACTCTGCCCCGTGGGCCCACGTAAGATTGTGCAATAGCAATAGCCTTAATAGTCTGATTAACTGCTGCTGCACCAATAGCACGTAAAGTAATATCTTTATTATCATATACATTATTAGCAATAGCGGCAGCCAAATTAGCAGCAGAGGAAGATGACTTTACTCGTAGTAATACCTCATTGGGGTTCGTATTTTCAACCATGTTTTTCTCCAGATTATAGATGTCTATTTGATTATACATACAAAAGAAAAAGAGCCTACCACCCATTGTATCAACGGATGATAGGCTCTTATTTAGTTTGCGCAGTATATCATATAGGCCAAGCCATATGCATCAGCTACATTGTGGTTCGTAACCTCTGAGTCAAGTCTCTGTATGGCTATTATCATGTCCTCTTTAGAAGCGTTGCCTTTGCCAGTAATAGATTGTTTCAAAGTTGTAGGAGCGAATACTGTAGGAGATTTACCAAAGAGAAGGAAAGATATCATCTTTACTAATCCCCCTAATTCTCCTAGCTTCTCTCTGTTGAGTTGGGAACCGTAAGAATAACCCTCCATAGCAATATGTACTTCTATATTTAGTAAAGAGTATTCTCCTAGGTGTGCCCACAACTTATCATTTATCGTTGCTAACCGTTCTCCATCATCTTCTGTTTTAGGAAATTTCCATAAATGCTTCCCAAGACAATTTCCTGCATCATCCAATACTACAAGCCCAAAGCCGGTATAGGATTGGTCGATACCTATAAATACGGCTTTGGGCTGTAGTGGGTTACTCATCTTTACTCACTTATTAGGACTCCAATTATATTCACGAATACCATTCTTAGCACTACCGATCACATCAAGCAAATACTTATCAACTTCTGTAGGAAAAACAACACCACTAGGAAAAGAATATACATCAGGAGTGTGGTCAGGCATAGAATCCCAGTAGTCTTTTACATAGTCTATAGCATCTTCTTTTGTGAGATGAAGACTATAACCATCAGAACTATATCCCCAACCTCTCTCAGACTCACTCCAAGATCGAGCATATACAATATTCACTTCTTTGGTATCCCCTTATGGTAGAAATCGTAACAGAGTTTAGAGCAGAAAGGGTACCACTTAGGTACCGCAGGTGCGCCACAATTACATAGCACTAGTTCTATCCTTTTACCTCAATTATCTTGTGTTTGAGTCCTGCCTTAACAGCCATATCATAGGTCATCTGAGTTCCACGATTACCCGCGCCCTCTAGAAAGCACGCTACCACGTAATCAGGGTTTAGGTCAATCATTTCCTGATTACGTTTGGCGTATGCCCAACTGGTAGGCTTAATAGGCGGATGTGCAATAACCTCCCAGTCAGCACCAGCAGCCCAGGAAGCGCCTATAAGGTCCGCTCCACCGAACGGGCAGTCTCCATGATGGAGTTCCATAGGGGACCAGTGCCAATCGTTCTCATGTCTGTCCTGGAGCTTCCTGAGGGCATCCCAGATGAGTGAAGCTTTGCTGCTTGGCCAGTCTCTTGAACCCGTAATAACAACCTTGGTCATCCTTTAATACCTCTCCCTGATTTAAAAGGTGTACGGCATCTTAGACAATACCAGGAGGCTGTATTTGCCACCCGGCTTCTACTTTGAAATACTACTTTATCATTTTTATTACACGTGGGACAGTTAGGATGTTTACTCATTTATATACCACAAACCAATGCTGACAATATCCGCACCACCATTCTCTGAGAGAAGTTATTACACTATTATGCCGGGCTACATAATCATTTCTCTTGCAGCCCGGACAAATAGGTTTAGCCTTTCTAATTTTCACCGCTGCCACCAATGCTTTTTACGTTCGGCTCGTGCAGCTTCTTCTTCCCGAATAGCTTGAGGTCTTACTTTATAAGAACGTTCAACCTCATCAGCTTTACGAATGGTAGCTCTGGTCTTTTCATACTCAGCTAACTCTTCTTCAGTAAGAGCTTTCTTCTGTCTCTGTGTCAGAGGTTTACTCGATACAGGCTTTCTAGCATGTTTTCCCATGTTGTTTCCTTAATTAGGAAGGCCCCAGGTAAAACCAGTCTTACCGTTGGCACTCAAAACCATTACGCGTTGAACAACTGGCTTAGGCTTGCTTCCACTGACCTTCTTACGCTTCTTCAGAGGACCATTGTGGGTACCTCCGGAATAACGTCCGCGCTGCTTGGGGCAAGAGTACTTAGCCTTAAGCCAACTTACAGGCTCCATTTTACACAGCCTCCAAAGTATAGTTAGGAATAACCTGCTTGATCGCACGAACACTAATTTCATATACTATTGCATATTCACCATGCGCACAGTATGGTGCGTCAAGCAGAGCGGTTTCCTCTGCGTTGACCTGAGAGGATTCCCACTCACACTGATTAGGAATCTCATCTTCTAGGCAAGACACATAATAAATAGAAGACAATGCCATTAGTTAATTACCTTCTCTCGAATAGCCAACTTTACGTCAAGAATAAAATCCCAGATGTCCATAGCGGTCTCCTTGGGAAGTTCCAGCATCTTCTCTGTAAGAATCTGCTCTGCTGTAGTGAGACCGACATTAAATCCTGAATTAAAATCCATTACCAAACCTCCGCTGTCAATACCCAATGGTCATATTCATCCAAATCATCCTCATGAATGCCTTCCATACAGCGATGCTGGAGATCTACAACATAACACTTACCAACACCGTTCACCATACGAAGTTCGTTGCCTTCTTCGTCTGTGGAAAGAATCATAGGAATATCTGGAGGAAGTTCTTGTAGTGCTTCTATAAACTCTCGGACAGTTACCACCATAGTTTTACCACATACTTTCCCAGGGGAACCTTGTCCTGATCACAGAGCCACTGTAACATCTCCTCAATAGAGGGCATACCGCCTCCACCACCATAAGTGTCTTCCCCAAAATAAAGACCACCAGCAAGCCAGCGATCAAAGTCCTGATTATCATCCCAGTCAGGTTCCTGACCTGGAGCTACATCGGCCTCTTCATAACTACCATTATGGTAGCCATCTTGGTTTGTGTCAAGTGAACGCCACGTCTTGCCATAGCCTTCTAGGTGCATGTTTACGAATTTATCCAAATCATGACAGTCTACTACATAAGCATTCTCGTAAGATACCTGAGGTTCGTCAGACATATCTTCTCCTATTCAAATGGGCGATCTGGGAAGTCCTGGTATGTTGCTGGTGCGAGCAATTTTAGCTGCTTCAGTAGTTCTGTGGCAAGTTCGCAAATCTCTGCGTCTGCATGGACACTGTAGCGCTTGTGGAGCATATCCCGCCATGCTCTATGGTTTCCAGTGACTACGATCTTAGTCTCAGTTCCTCCTGGAAGATCATATCGCGCAGCTTCACGTGCTTCCTTCCTAGTCTTACCGAAACTCATCAGCCTGTCAACTACTGCGGTGTAGTTGATCAGAGTCTGAGGTGCCTGCGGCAGAAGTTTCGGGAGATTGAGCTGTTCCCTGTTAGCTGGAGCAACTATTACCTTTGAGTCTTCCATGTTAACGAAACGCTGAGACAACTCACTATAACTCAAGTGCCGATGACGAATCAATTCATGGGTCAGATTACGAGAAACACCTTCAATATAGAAAGTAGCAGAAGCATGTTCCATAATCGAATAATGTTGCTGCTTAAGAATATTAGCCATATAACCCATATTAGTAGCAGTCTTCTCACTTGGCATATCCCAAGATTGATAACAGGATCGTCCAGCAAAATGCGCTAGAGTGTCTGAGTCATTTATCAGAGCATCTTTATCAGAATAGAAAAATTCCCCAAATGACGTACCTTCAACGGATTCTGGAATATCAATAAATCCGGTCCGCGCAATAAGTGTTACTTTCAATTACTTCTCCTTATAATAAGAAAATAGCCCCTATATAGGGGCTATTTTAATTAAACTTCTTTGTAACGATCCTTTAATTCTGAGTATGTAACAACGATATTCTCACTACCATCATTGGACTTTAGCTCTATGAGCTTCTTTTCCGGAGACACCGCTTTAACTGTATAAGTAATATCTTCAATATTCTTGTTCTTGTACTTCTTTCCTTTAGACCTACCAAACATATTCTCCCCTAAGAGTTATATTTATCACTACGATCTTCATTACCACGTCTGGCCAACCTTCGGGAAAGTTCTCTTGATACTGTTTTTCCACAAGATTCCAGGTGGGTATACTGACTTCGTGTAATTTTCGTTACAGCATATGCTACATCAACTGCATCCTCGGCGTCAAGGTAGTCCGGCTCCTGCTGAACCATGGCTTTGGTAGCTGCTACCGTTTTTTCCTTCTTATGCTGAATGCTATATTTATCAAATACTCTTTGAAGAATACGATCTGCTTTACGTTCCTCAATTTCTGCAAGAGCTACAAGATAACCTGCGTACCCAGTCCAGTTGGTGAAAGATACGTATAATTCCATCAGGTCATGATCTGGAAGGTCTGACAATCCTTGAGGAAGATCCGGGGCGTCTTCTGATGGCTGTTCTGGGGCTTTCAGTCCTTTGGCCGTGTTCTGATTCCCCCACCCTCTTTGAATCGGATTTCTCTGTGCCACTATATTTCTCACAATCTTTACAAGTTGCGCCAGTAGGACATTTTACAGGATCAGTACACTCACAGATAAACGGATAATCCAAATTTTTGTGCTCGCAAATTGGACAATCTTCTCCGTTAGGATAACAGCCTTCTAAAGCATTAGTAATAATACTAGCCTGCTTAAGCATATTGTCACAGTAATTAGGATCATACTTTACTACGAATTCTTTTACACCCTGATTATATTTAGATTCATAGATAAATATAATCTGATCATATTCAAGGCCCATAAGACTACATAAAGTCAGATAAAGTTGTCCTTGATTAATATGCTCTGGGAAAGGCTTTTTAATATCTTTCCACAGGCCCTGTAGGTCTATCATAGCCCCTTCAGTATTAGCTGCGTAAATATCTGGTGCAGAAATTCTTACCGTACCTGTTCCTACTGATTTAATCTCTATAAGAGACTTCAAACGAGGAATAGCACCATCAGCATGTCCATGAATAAGATACTGTTCTGCGTGTAAAGGTACTTCTTGGTATATATCAATTCTGCCAGATCTCTCACAATATTCACAGAACTTATTCTCATCAAACAAGTGGCATTCAGTAATATAACCACAGAAGCCGCACGCCCAGTTTCCCCATAAATCTCCCATATTTCTTATACGGGTCTGCCATTTATGGTGAATATTATGTCCTTCATCAAAGATGTTCAGGAGCTGGACACCTATGTTCTCAGGAGGCTTCAGGAAGGGATCAGATGCCTCTCTACACGCCTTAATGCGGTAGTAGGTACTTCTAGGACACCAACCTTCTTTGGCCATCTCAGAGGGATGTATGATGTCTTGACGACGATCACTAGGCTTGGCATGCTCTTTCATCATGTACGCTTGAATATCCCCAAGGAGAACAGTTCCTTTGGAGGCATTGGCATAGTCAGCTAGTCGTCCTGTGAGTTTTGGTCCCCAGCCTTTTTCAATTGCCAAAGCTTTCGTTCCTTTCTTAGTTTTGCTCTTTCGTCTGATGTCATTCCGCCCCAGACTCCGTAACGCTCATTGTTATCCATAGCAAATTCTAAACATAAGTCTAATAAAGGACACGGCCTACCATCATAGGTTCCTCGGCATATAGCCTTGGCTTCATCAGTTTCCTCAGACGAGTCCAAATCCTCTGAATCACCGAACCAAGGATCGTAAGCTGCTGTGGCTTTAAATAGCACACACTTAGCTGTTTTAGTCGGATTATCATGGAACCATTGGGGGGCTACACTACGGAGTTTCATTACCAAGACTTGCTCTTTCTCTAAGAGTTATATAGTCATCCTTAGACATGATTACCCAAGAATTACTGGAGATTTTAAACTCTACCAGAAAGATCGGAATTCGTCCATCTATGAGTGCTTGATTGTAATTCTTTTCTAGTTCAGCGTCTTTAAGAGAATAAGATTTAGCTGAGGTTATCTTTAATTCAAAGAGCTCTTCCTCTGTTCTTACATCGCCTTTACGAATCCACCCATTACCTGAGCCAGAATTGACAGTGCCTCCAAACCGATTGGCAAGGAGGCGTTCCTGTCTCTGGCTATCTTTATGCGTCGCCATCTGTTTCATTTACTGAAAGTACTTCTATGTACCAGTCTCTTAGATCATCTCGGTCTTCCAGACCCATACTGAGCCAATTTTCTACATAGCGCTCACAATCTTCTACAGGAATATAATCTCCCTGAAAGTGGAGTGTTAACTTAAGTTCTACAACTTTTTTAGACAAGTGGATCACTTTCTGTATTCAGAATTGTTAGACAAAGCCACAACATAGCAGACACCATTGGACTACTCCAGTAATATCTATTACTATTAATAAGTTTGTCAAGTTCTTGGTAGGCCATTTCCTTACTTACCATTTGCGATCTCCCACTTGTGTTGGTCATCCTTGTCAAGAAGAATCTTATAACTTGCATCCAGTTCTCGCAGGTACAGTACCATACCTTCTGCCTTGAAACCAGGCATAGCTTCTGAGCCATTACGCAGGAGATCTTCTCTAAGACTTGTCAAATCCATGTCTATGAAAGAACCAGAATACAGCATAGGTACAGTGCACAGTTCCTTTACTTCAGTGGAATCGGGATAAATATCGATAGCTTCCTGCCAACGAGAAGCATTGAACAGGGAGAAACGACGCTCACCGTTTGTGAGACCATATCCACGCTGGATCTTAGAACCCCACCACTCGCCATAGTGATTACCGTTGCCCAGAATATCTACCAGGTTACTGGCGTTATTGTGTACCCATACAGCAAAACCGAAATTATCGCTGCTCTTGTCAGGCTTTAAGAATCTAGTGCGAGACTGTGCCCAAACAGAATATGGTTCATCCTTTACTACAACATGCAGAACAACATCATTGTCATTTACAATACCGTGATAAGGACGAATACGAATACAACTATTCGAGCCATCAATCTTCTCTGTTACAACAGCCTTCTCCTTAGAAAGCCGAGGAATACTGGGCCACTTCTCAAATTCCACCCTACTGCCTCCTTTTATTAGTTTAGATATATGGTGCTAGAACCTGTGTCAAATCAACCGTTGAACCATAAGTAGAAGGAATTAACACACCTTTAGTGATTCGATTAGCCATATTGGTAACCTTCTCAATAACAGTGTAAGTAAATCCTTCTGGATGCAATTCAGTGTTGTCTGTGCAAGGTAGATGAATACTAAAAGTACCTGGTCCGCTGCTGTTTGGGGTACCCCCCAGTGTCCCTGGTAGTACAGCAACAAGAGGAGGAATAGTTAAGAACTGATCATCCACAGCATCAGACAGACTTGGTAGAGAGGGTATGAATTGTACAGTACCGTTCTCTCCTGCGCCACTGATGAAGTTTACATACTTTCCAGTAACTATTATGGTTTTTCCACCAGTGATAGTCATACGTTAGTCCTTTATGGTAGCTATGTCAAGAGTCTTTATACGGATCTCTTCTTGTAGCTCCATATTACTGCGTATTTCTTCTTCCATGGCATCACGTCCCTGCCATTTGTATTCTTCGTAGTTGTACCAGGCACCGCCACGCTTTACTACCTTGAAAAGAACCGCCATAGTAATGATGTCTCTTACCATATCGAATTCCCCGGGATGAAATCCTTTAATGGAATCCAGGAAGTAGAAATCTCCCATAGCTACAGCCTTTGGTGCTGCCGCCTTGTTCTTCTCCATCAAATATTTATTGGTTTGTCCGACCTTTACCTTTCCAAGACCATCAACTTTTTCTTCAATCCAGTCATCTCTGGATACAAGAATTCGCTGATAAAAGGCATAGTTCTTTGCCTTTCCTCCGGGAGTTGTAGTCGGTGTTCCATATGGTGAGAACGAACCCACCGCATCACGTAACTGATTGATAAAGAAGCCAATATAAGGTCTCTCCTTGTCGAATGATCCTCCTACTTTACGGAAGAATTGTCCAGTACGTCGGGCTCCCAGTGTCATAGTATTTTGATCCATAGTCTTGTCCTCTTCTTCAGAGGCAGCAAGAGCAGGATAACTATCTAATACAATGCAATCGAATTCATGAGAATTTGCGGCATCCAGAATTGCCTGATAGGCCAATTCCATATTACTGGTAGAAAGAACTATAACTCTGGAGTTATCAATACCATTCTTCTCTGCCCATTCCATATCATAATGTTCAGAAGCAACCCAAAAGGTAGTAAAGTTGGGATCTAATGCTTGATTAGTGGCAATAGTATGGAGAACGATGGATGTCTTTCCATTGCTTTCTTTACCATATACCTCTACCCATTGATTACCTGGCCAGCCTCCCCCAAGAGCCACGTCTAAGGACAGAAGTCCTGATGTAAACTTCTTAGCCACAACCATATCTGAGGCGGAAATAAGAAGGGGCTTACCGTCTTTTGCCAGTTGCTTATTCATCTGTGCCATGAACACACTTACTGAGTCTTGCAATATCTCTCCTAAATAGCGTATGGCCTGGAGACTAGAGTCTACCAGGCCATACTGTCATCGTCAACTAAAGTAAGTTGTCAAAAAAGTCACTGAAAAATTCAGCGATACCTTCTATACCATCTACTATCACGAATAGCAATAGTAGTGCTAGAAGAAACAAAACTATAGGAATCCATATAGGTACTCCACCAAACCACAAAAGCCCTGCCCAAAGAAATAGAGCAGTATCAAGAACTATCATCAATGATCCAACTCTGCTTCAAGGATCATAGCAATCAAATTATCTAGATTTTTCTGAGTAGTTTCTTCCTTAGCACAGGATTTGATAACCATTAGAGAACTTAAAAGAGCATTACTATCCAAAAGTCGTAGACGCGTCTGTCTACCAAAACTCCCAGTAATGATAAGATCTCGTGCAGCTACTCTTATTTGCTTTGACATTATTCCCCCTCAGTAACATGGTCCTGAATCTTACGAACAAGTTTAGCTGATTCAAAACAACCCTGAACAAGCCAAAAAATAGAAACAATACCGGTAATAATACCTGTCTGTACTATAGCAAGAGCCAACATCATCAACCAAAAAACAATAAATACGATGCGAATACCGAGATCTACCTTATCAAAGATCATATATTCCTCCTAATTATTTATACTCCGCAAACCCCCGAAACACAAGCCATACCGTTTCCAAGTTCTTCATATTCGATTCCCTCAGAAGCGACTGCTTCAGCGTACGGTACCACAGTTAGCGGCTGACCGCCTCTGGCCCCATCAGGATACACAGTGACTCCACGTATGTCCTTCAGGTGTTCCAGGAGGATACCACCAAAATCTTCTGCTGTAAACATCTGACTGTCCCAAGCAGGGAGGTTCAGTGTACTACTGATTCCATGATCTACATAAATCTGTACCCATGCCTGGAAGGCAAGTCTGCGTCCTGGATCTAGTGACAGAGTGTAAGCAGTTTCTAAAGTATCAGGATCAATACCTTGGTCGGCCAATCTCTTTGCCATAGGCTCTACAACATATTGGAAATGCCACGTTGTTCCCTTAAGATAACGTCGCTTATACGCAGTCGCAAATAAAGGCTCAATGCCTGTGGTTGTCTCTGCGATGATGCCGATCGTACCAGTAGGAGCTATGGCACGTGTCTTGATAGGTCTAGAAACGCCTAGATGGTCTGCTGCGGAAGCTGCGTACACTCCGCTGAGGGAATACTGTGCCAACCACTCCCCAAGCTCTGTATCAGGCGCGTAGGGCTTTCCTCTAGTCACCAGCCATTCGTAGATTCCCATTAAACCAAGACCAAGACGACGATTCTTATCACGCGTGTCAGCTACTCCTTGATAAGGAACCTTTGAATAAAGAGTGCCGCACAGAAGGAAACGAGTAGCCAGATGGGTTAATTCCCCCATCTCTTCCACAGACTCAATACGCGCCATATTAAGAGAGCCCAGATTACAGATGTCGTCATCATCTCTGGATGTTACCTCAGTACAGGCATTTCTAAGATTCTCTCCCTCATTCTCTTCAATATCTACAGAAAATCCTGGTTCGCCAGTCTTAAGCATTTGCTCAATGGTAGTCCAGTAAATCTTTTGTGCCCACGAATACATTTCATTATTTTCATTATTAAATGCGACAAAGAAAGCATCATCTAGAATTACAGAAATATTAGTCATGTCAAGAGGAGCAGCAGCATTGAAATCCTTCTCTTTCATTGCTACTAAATCTTCATCCCAATTCTTAGCATTGATAAATGAGAATACATCAGGATGATTCCAGTGTAGCCCAGCCCAAATGGCTGAACGTCTGGAACCACCTTGCATAATGTTTCTGCCAATTTCATTGATGGCCTTCATAAAAGCAACAGGTCCGGTAGAAGTACCGCCCATTCCCTTTACGGCCGCGCCATCAGGACGAAGCTTAGACCACACAATACCTATGCCAGCGCCGGTCATCAAACCGGACGCTACTCGTTGCATAAGATCAGCGATAGATTCTCTTGAATCCTCAACAGTAAGAAGAAGACAATTCTGAGTCTGATGAAATGGCTTTCCTGTGGCATAAAGATACCGACCACCAGGAAGGAACTTACGATCTATGACAGCCTGCGTCAGGGTGTCTACATCTTCCGGAAAATATGGAGACATTACAGTACTGACTACGCGTCTCGCAGTGTCCTCCCACTCTTCCCCGATGTGTGCATATTTATTACGGTAAATAGTCTCTGCGAAAGAAGACATAGTTGTGCTCAAAATGTATCTCCGTTAGGGGTAGTGGTCGGTATCTAAACTATTAAATTATGCGCTGCCAATGTGATCTCCACCACCAGCGTTCAATGTAACAATGGATGAGGCCATGGTCTGTGAATCTGCTGACTGTCTTGCTGGTGTAGCTTCTCCTGGCTGTGTCTTAAGACTTCTTTCTCCATGTCCTGATTGTTCAAAACGAGGGTGATATCCGCATTCTCCACAAGCTATGGCATAACTGCCATGTGTCATGTATTTATCACTACCACAATCAGGGCATCTACCGCCTTGCTTCAACCGCACATTAGGTTGGTAGTCCTGTGGGTTTGGGATACTTTGTTGTGGCGAATTTGCTTGTGGGGTATATACCGGTTGGTGTAAACCAAATAATTCTCTAGAAGGAATAGCTGTGGGTACAGAATTTGTTCCATTTAATTTATCAGCCCAAAAACTCATTACTATCTCCGTATTTAATCAAACCTTTTTCTAACATATGGGAAACTACTGACTCGGCAATAGCTGTGCCAAGTTTAATATTACTAGTTCTGAAATTAGCTTTATCCACATCAGACAGATTTTTAAGATTAGCATCCGCTCCTAGTAACGCCTTAGAAGCTGATTCTGCTGCCACCCAACACAATAAAGGAAAATCCATACCAAAATGTGCAAGAGAGTTCTTACGAGCCCACATCTCTCTTGCTTCTGCCTCTAGTACGTCTTCACTGGCAGGTTGTTGCCCAAATAATGCAAAATCTTCCTGAATTGCTTTAGGACCCACCATATCCCATAGCATGGCACGGGATAACTGTGCGGTAAGTACTTGGAAGGGATCGATAGGAGGCACAGGTTCTACTTCTTCAAAAGGATTAATCATTTATTCCCCTTTGCTGCTTTACACCAGATACAAGAACCAGGATATTGATTCTTCTTGTGATGAAAATCATGCCATTGTTTATCAGTGTTCATACCAATACCTCACTTTGCTTCTGACCAACGCGAAACGATCTTTGCATCTGCTTCAAGAGGCACCTTGAGAATAGTTTGCATCTCGTCACCTACCATAGCATTTTCCAACATAATCCTAGCCTCTTCTACTCTGTGTTCTGGTGAAAGAAGCACCAACTCATCATGTACAGAAAGAACTAGAGAAATCTTCTCCGCCGGATTATTATGCTTGCTGTAATCTTCCTTCAATGCTTTATGCAAACGTACCATAGCCATCTTGATAAGTCCTGCTGCACCACCCTGGATGAGAGAGTTGAATAGTTGCCTCTCAGCACGTAGCCGCTTCCACTTCTCGTCACTGGACAGATCCCATACACGGCGCTCAAATCCGGTAATCGTACGAAGATGTGGAACTGTACGCTTACGGGCTTCCCGCCAAACAGCACGCTTAAGGGCATTTACTTCAGGCTGAGTAGCTTCATATTCTTCAATTCTTTCTTGTGCGTATTCCAAAGACTTACCCATAGTAGCCGCAATCTTCGCAGCCATAGCCCCAAAGAGAACACCGAATCCCAGTGCTTTGGAATCCTGACGCATTTCCTTAGTCACTTCTTCAATAAGAACCTTGTACATAGAAGAAGCAGTGGCCTTGTGAGCATCAAGTCCTGCGTGGAATCCATCATACAATACTCCCTTGCCAAGATAGTGGGCTAGTACACGGTACTCGATCTGAGCATAGTCCGCTACTACCAACTTGTATCCTTGAGGAGCACGGAATAGACCACGAACCGCAGTACCTAATTCAGTACCTGGGCGAGGAATATTCTGTAGGTTAGGTTCCCGACAAGAGAAACGAGAAGTAACCGTACCGTACTGTACAAGATCAGCGTGAATTCTTCCATCAAAGATACGGCAAGGCTTATCCTTGTTACCTTCCTCTCCCAGATAACCAATCACATAGGTATTGAGTAGCTTGGATACTTCCTGATATTCCAACAGGGTTTGGCATAGTTTGTTTCCTGGATAACTGTCCAACGTTTCTTTATCTGTGGAATAACAACGAATATCAAGTGATTCTCTATTATTTCTTTTCTTCTTACCACTATCAGTCAGTTTCCAAGGCTTTAGTCCTTGGCCGCCATCCTTCTTATAGCCATAGAGGATGTCCTGCTTTTGCATAGGAGAATTGATATTGAATCGCTTACCCGCAGCCTTATATACTCTTCCTTCAATTTCAGCAAGTTTATTTGTAAGAAGAATCTCTAGTTCCTGAATCGCCTGTACGTCCACAGGAGCGCCTTCCAGGTTCATAGCGAACAGAACCTCAGACAGCTCTCGCTCAAGGCTCCTATGGGCCTCCAGGTCCGCTACAGCTAGCTTTCTGCGGAGAAGGAGACGTAGCATCCACGTATACCGAGCGTCCAGGAGACCATAACGAGCCACCCGGGAAAAGGGGTGCGCTTCAATACACTTTCCCACCCCCTCTTTATCATAGTCCACGCCAAAGTACCACTTGATAAGAGTCTTCAACTTCTTATCCATAGGTCGCTTCGGTCCACCGACAGGCTGTCCGATATTCTCATCAAGCAACCATTGATCCACAATAGTATCTTCTACTGGACCTGGAGGAATTTCCCCAAAGTATTTAGCCACAGATACGAAGTCGGTGGGTGAGTTATGTGCAATCTTAACAAGGGGAGAGAAGAAAAGCGGACGAAGAATTGCAAAAGCAACACTAGGCATCAATTGCTTGGGCGGTTCATTGTAAATAGCAGGAAAGTCCTCAAACTTCCCAGTCTCTTTGTTCTTCTTCTTATGTGCACGCTGTAGCAAAACATCCCCATTAGGATGCCCCATGGGTACGATAATAGTCCGACCATATGTGGCCAAGGAAATCCACACTACCCTATTGTGTGCGGGAACTCCTCGGGTACCTGGATATGCTCCTTCCATAGACTCGATGTCGAAAGTAAAAGCATCTTGCTTAAGAAAGTAATCTACTTCTTCCTTAAGTTGTTCTTCGGTAAAAATAACTCCATCCATCAATACTCCTTTCTTTGTCCAATAAAACAGCCCCTGACGACAAGATATCATCAGGGGCTGTAGTTTGTCTAGTTACGCAGTGTTACTTCTTAGGCAGATCATTAGGTGTCAGATCCGCAGCAGCTTCCTCAATCTTACGAGCTCCCCAGATAAACAAGATCTCATCTGCATATAGTTCGTCAGACAGAGCGGCAATTTCATCTCCATTAAGAGGCTCAACACTATAATCTAGTTGAAGATCTCGCGCCTTAAGGGGAAGCACCTTAGTACCAGGAGCCTTACGGCCGTCTACCTTAATGTGATAGACCTGAAAATAAAGATTCTCTCGGTTAAGGGGAGAAGTAATTTCATCTTCAGCAAATGACTGTAGCTGCTGAGACACCTCATTACCGAATGTCCAAGTAGCTACCTCAGAAGGATCCTCCATGTCCACTACGTTGAACATAAAACGATAGCCTGCCTTGTGTCCTTCCTGACACAGAGCACACTCATCTCGTCCAGGACAAATATAACGCTTGCCGGAAGAGTTTACGTAGTGCTCGAAATAACGAAGGGAAGGAGCCTCAGTAAGAAGCTTGACAATACGCTTACCGTTGTCCTTTAGCTTAAGATAAGGTGCCTGAACACGCTCACGCTGCTCCTGCTTAGGCGCACCCCAGCCCGTACTTACTGCGGGACGAGAAGTACTAGCGGGACGACGACGCGGAACATCATCTTCGTCATGATCTGGTACACCGTTAGCATATACTTCACGCTCAACATCCTGGGGCATATCCGTGCCATAAGTGTCAGCATCAGCGACACGTGTACGAGAAATCCTAGCCATAAATATTTTCCTTTGTTAGTTGCGCTATAGGCGCTATCAACTATTTACAATTACTTAATGATACGAGTAATAAGAGAACCATTGTTATTCGTCATGGAACGAGCCCAACCCAGATCAGCTTCCTGGATTTCGTTCATCATATCAGAGCACTTCTCACCCACCGCAGTCAGATCACTATCTACAGGAACTCTAACCTTGAAACTGGTGAACAAAGCCTCCTTCTCGTACTGTACTACAGCCAGTTCCCAACTACGAGAGTAGGTAATCTCCAGACTGTCATCCAACAGTGTAACAGAGGTGACTGACACAGGCTCAGCCGCAGCGAGCACCGGTCCGGGCTTTGTCTCCTCTGATACAGCCTTACGTGTTGCCATTGCGCTCCTTTATTAATTGTTTGAATAAGGCTATTGCTCTTACTGAGAATTTGGTATCGGAGAGTCTAATGCCCTTATCTGGCCACAACACGCCTTCTTCTCGGGCTATGATTACTAACCCCTCCACCATGGCACGTGTGTACATCCTACGGCGACCATTCGGTGTGGCAGAAGGCTTGACATAAGGGGACTTGCCGATAATACCTTCTCTCTCCCACGCACGCAAGGTGTTGGAGCTCCGGTTTCCCAGAGCCTTTCCCAACTGACCTATAGAAAAGAATTCTACATCCTTTCCATTCATGCGAAAGATATTAGGCTTGGCATCCCAGTCCTCAATGGCCTTTTCTTGGGCTACACGAATCTCTTGGTGTATAAGAGGCGTTGTTGATCCAGGAAAGACCTTTGCCATCTGTTCATGCCAAGTTGTCACCAATTTACAATGTCCACATCTTCAATAGTGAATTCGCTCATAAAATGATCTTCTAGGTCACCGTAGAGCGTATCAATTAGGGGCTGCCAATCATCCTCTTCCTCTGCCCTATCATATGCTTCCTGCAAGGCAGGAGTCATCACCACATACATGGTAGGAAGATCTAGTTCAATACGCATTCTTTCCATCAGTACCCACAGTCGTATTCGAACTGAACAACACGTCCCGGAGTAACGACAATCTTTGTATCATTACCAAAGACTCCACGTAAAGCATCCTCAAAGGCAACAGAATCTACTGGCATTTCAATCTTAGAAATTTCTACCCCGTCTGGATGCTCAGACCAAGACGCATAGTGATACTCATCATAATCGGAAAAGTCTTCATCCGGATAAGCCAGTTCCATATCTGGGGACTCGTCATCCAACCAAGCCTCAGCGACCAGTGCGTTGGAAGTTACCTTAGCTTCCATAACAGAGAACTCACAAGGCTCACCATCATTAAAGCCAGGAGTATACTGCTCCCACATCACTGCGGTTACACCCTTATCAAAAGCCAGCTTGAAATAAGGATAAAGATCTTCAATAGGCTTCTGGATAGCGCGGGTCCAACCGCCGTAACTACCTTCTACCTTCATACCCAAGAACTGTGAACTATTAGACATTGCTCTCCTTGTTAAAGATTTGATTGAAATTACCGACTTCCTTACGAATAGCTCCACTCATCCAACGAGTCTCATCACTATCAAAAGGAATATTCTTAAGATAATGCTCTGGACTTGGAAGGAATCCCAAGTCCTCTACAATATGACGCTCTGCGATAAGACGTACAGGAACATCAATAATCTTTGTGTTCTTACTGATCTTAATAGTCTTCCCAAAAAGATCCTCACACAGGTATACACCTAGTGTGTGATGATACATAGCACGATGCCGGAAGTCACCAAAGGTCTTCTTGGAAGAATCGATAAACTCTTCAATAGGAAGATAATCTTCAGGCTTTCCGCCCCACTTGTGTGAAGCAGAAACAGCGTGGTACCAGGAATTAATTAATCTCACCTCTATCCATCAGAACTTACGATCATATTCTTGGACTTCACCAACAAAGGTTTCGTGTTCGGCCAAAGCCCATTCATAAATCTTCTCAGTAAATTCCCAGTCAGACATATGATCATCAATAGCCGCGATAAAATCTATCAATTCATCTGGATCAAGGTGCTGAGCAAGTCTACGAGCTATATCATCGGTGTCCAAAGTAGCAAGTGTACTGAAATTCATTAAGTGCCTTTCCTATGCGTCAGCAGTTACCCAACTGTCTACAACAATAGACTTCTTTACTACCTTAGTAGCTGTTACCAGATTTGTACTGTATTCTGCATTCCAACGATCCTGACCCTCTTGCATTTCAGTGTTGGGTTCCAGATAGTCAACTGAGTAATAGAAACCATCGTCAGCCCGAAATACTACTTCACAGACGGTATACCAACGGTGCTTATCTATACGCTCAAAAGAAAGATTGTCCTCCCAAGGAAGTCCGTACTCCTCTTCCAATTCATCCACGGTGAACTTACGAGTAATCACTTATTCTCCCAGCGTTCGAGTGCTTCCATTGCAGTAAGATCTGGAACTATTTGATTATCATATTCTCCCGTTGTAGCATGAGACATTACTCGTATGGCACACCAATAAACTAACGAACGTGGTAAGTGCCAAACAAAACGCGTTAACCATCGTTGTTTGAGTTTACTTAATTCATACTTCAATGCTTCTCCTTTAATAGTCCACTACTACTCTCAGTCACCTGAGAATAATAGAAGAATATTAGCGGCAACTCTTGTGCTTCTTCACAATCTTACAGACCAGCTTCTTCTTAGTAGAAGAAGTCTTAGTGGACTTCGGAGAAGAAACCTTAACAGTCGGACCACTGTAATAACTCTTGTGCTGCACGTAGTAGGTGTGGGTAACCACAACATACGTGTGGGTACGCGTGTCATAGACACGATCATACTCAGTGGGCTGAGAAGTACAAGCCGTCAACGCGGAACCCGCGATAACAACTCCAACTACCATACCTGCAAGAGTCTTGTTGAGCTGCATTTACTGCCTCCTGGATTGTTATTCTTTAACTGGTGAGAACGCCCATACTACTGTGGTATCGAACAGGCTGTCAAGTTCCTCTTGTGACATGAGATCCTGTACGAACACCTCCCATAGAGCTGATTGATCTATCTGCTCTACCTCTACGAATATGCTGCTGAGTAGATCTCTTTCTGCCTTCGTCAGAGTATCATCTTGTGCTCGTGTTGCCAACCAGTCGTAGACTCGGTCTTCGTTGAGAACCTTACTCTCCTTACGCATCTTCTGCAAGCTGGCGTAACGTTGTCCATTGACTTCCAGCGGAGTATCAAACGCTAGCACATGGGAACCTCTAGCGTTAGTCTCTGCCGCCAGAAGATAGGGCTCCAATTCCTTCTTCAACTGCTCTTGCTGAGCCTTCTTCTGC